ATTTTTTTTTTTATTTTAATTTTAAAAATTAGTGTATAGTCATGAGGGAGATATACACCAACCCCACCTCCCCCATCACTTAGCCAGTGGGGTCATACCCCCGTGGTTTAAACAATCATTCATTAACAATTTAACATTTAAGTATTATGGACAATCAGTTAAAATTCCGTGAGACATTGACAGTTGAACAGTTTAAAGCAGCTCAACATGTAGACAAGATTCAAGTGAAACAGAATCCTAAGACCAACAAGTTGTTCTTCACATTTGGTGCAAAGACAGGAGCAGTTGCAGTGAAGGGTATTCCTACACATCCAATGCTATCAGAGGTTGAAGCACCTGATGGTAGCACATTCTGGTTATTGCATGAAGAAGGCACAGGTGGTGCACCAGTGTTGGCAACATTCTAATGGAGGAGGGCATTTGCCCTCTTTCTTTCTATTCTTCTGAGCATTAATAGTATCTTTTAAGCATTAATAGTATTATGGACAAGATAATTTGGTTAGATGGTCATACATCAAGTATAGCTTCTGATGAAGCATATTCCAAGCAATATTCTGAGAATAATAAATGGTTCATGAATCATGCTGATTCTACATTTGTTTGGATGGCTAATTGCTGGATGGAAGTGTAAAATACTACATACTCTCCTACTATTATTCCTTATTCTCTTCTGGAGTATAGATAGTAGTGGGAGAGTTTCTATGTTTGAAGATGCTAAGTTCTTATGTTTGGGAGTAGTAAGTTTCATGCTTTGTTGAGTCAATCTTATTGCATTAGAGCTTGGATTAGAGTGCATAAAGAATAGTGTCTCAAATGTCCTTTCTTCACTCTTTCTTTCTATGTTTGTTGATAGTGTGAAAGTGTGGAAGAGTGAGTGTTGTTCTGTAAAACTTCTCCCACATTATGCCACATTCAAAGGCATACCAAAAAGAAAAAGAGGGGTAATAGAATAACTGTATTTACTGTTCTAATCCTTATGAACAGACTGTATTATTGTTTAATTAAGCACTAATCATGCTTATAATATACACATAGTGTACATACCAATGGGCTAATTTAGGCAATCAAATGTGAACAATAGTAGCATTTGACAGAACACATGCCATTAAAATGTGTTAAGAAATAACTAATATATAATAGGATAAATGATAAGAGTAAGATATTGATGGTGCTATATTGTAAGTGTTGACCACTTAGGGGACTAAACAAACATCCACCTGAAAGATGAAATAATATGTAGAGAATAGCATCCTGTAAGTCCTACTTGAGACAAAAGTCAGTAGTGTTAATACTTAGACATAATTATCAACAGAAGAGGTAATCCAGCAATCTAGAGGGACTTCATATCTATTAACCAAGTAAAGGAAACCTAAAAAGACAGTCAGCCTATTTAAGGAAGAGTACATGGGTGGGTATAACAGCATCAAAATCAAAGGCACATTAGCTCAGTGGTAGAGCATCACATAATGATTTTAAAGGTAGTTACTGTGAAGGTCACTGGTTCAAATCCAGTATGTGCTTCAATTATTAACAAATTAACTTATAAACACATGGCTAAGAAATTTAAAAGAGAAAACTGTGACTCTACATTGAGAGCTACAGTTACAGACCAATTGGGTAGAACAGTTTCACTGTTTGGAACACATGCTTTTGAATGGTCAATAGTAATTGAAGCAGACAATAGCATCACTATGCAGACCTTTAAGAAAGGTGATATTGCAAGAAGAGAGTTCAATAAATACAAAAGAAAAAGATAATGGAAGACATGATAAATACTGAGAATGTAGTGACTGTAATAATGGTCATTGCATTCTTTGCATGGTTATTCATGAAAGACCAGAAAGGAGCAGGAGAATGAAGACATTTAATATATTAACATTAACAATTGGGATAGTAATAGGCATCATACTTACTGTAATTATATTCCCAAGCAATCCAACAGTAGGGTTAACTAATGATGAATATAATCATATTGAGTCATTACAGTTTGATACTGCATCATTTCATCCTCAATATATCGAGGAAATGGGATCAGTAGTTATAACCAATGGTGAGTCATTGTACTATTTAATATATAATGATCCAGATGCAAACTTCTTTTCTACTGAGATTCTCATGGATAAATCCATCTATAATATTGTTTTACCTTTGTGGAGAAACATGCTTAAATGTGGAGAAGAAAACAAAGGGAAAATAGTATGGGGAGATAGAATATTCCATGAAGTTCATGGAGTGAAGAAGGAGATAACTATAATCAATGACACTGGAACAGCTTATCTAATAATGAAATGAAAACATTTAAACTAATTATCAAGGGTGTGTTACTATATGTAACCACTCTTGTCACCTTATTATATATGTGTGGTATTGATAGTATTTATGACAATGGATATTTCTTTCATGGTCTTATACTTGTATTAGTACTTATTGGAGTGTGTTATAAAACTATTAACAAAGAGGAGCTTGAAATACTTACATTAAATAAGTATTTCAATCACCTTGATGATAAATTCAATTAAATTATAATCAAATGGTACGGACAATTTATGTGGTTTATACAAACCAAAAGTTAAGTAATTCACAGCTTAAAGGTATGAAACAATACATGTTTCTGTGTCCTTATGACATAATCCAAGCTGGTGATATGATTGAAGACAACAGATATTCTACTTCTATGCAAGTAGTAAGTTGGAATAGAAATACAGCTCAGGTGCAGAATGGCATCACTCTCAAGGTCATTGAACCCTCAAGGTTGAATGGTATAAAAGTTAAGTGTACACTACCATTTAATGGAAGTGATTTTGACATTGATAAACAAAGAAATAACATGGAAGCAAGAAATATCTCAGTAACTCTTGAACAAGCAAGAGAATGGTACAATAGTGGTAACACAACTCTCCGCACATTAGCATTGAATGCCTATGCAGAGAATGAACTGGTTGGATATGACTATATGAAGTCATGTGTAGACAAGGACACAGTTAGTATGGCTATACCTCATGGTGATGGTGTTAAAGTACTGACCAATGGTAAATTGGCTATCATAGCTAAATATCTTAATGGTTCATGGGAGATGGGTGCAGGTAAGACTGGCTACTTCATTGGTAAATCATCTATGGGTGGTTCAGCAGTAATTGCTCAAGTTGACCTCACACATGGTATTGCAATCTATGAACACAAGACTGTACAATATGCAGGTATTGTGTATTTCAAGAATGCTGAGGATGCCAAGAAAGCAGCCAAAATGCTTGGTGCTGATATAAGGTATTTATTTTAGGTATGTGTTTTATATAAGGTTAATTAAAGAGTAGCTCATGTTGTGAAACACAGCTACTCAAACTGCCTTTGTAGTGTAATGGATGCACGCATCTCTCCTAAAGATGAAGTTAGAGTTCGACTCTCTACAGAGGTACTGAAATATAAAATTATGGAAGAACTAAAATTAATAAGAGATAATTATTGGGCTACAAAAGATGGAAGAATTTATAGTACCAAAAGAAATAGATACTTAAAACAAAGAGTAGGTCCAAGAGGATATATGATGGTTAATTTAAGTATAGATGGTAGATGTAAAACTTTTACTGTGCATAGGTTAATAGCATCTACTTTCATCCCCAATCCTAATGGATTTGACACAGTGAACCATAAAGATGGAAACAAAACAAATAACAATGTAAGTAATTTGGAGTGGACTACATCTTCTGGTAATACCATACATGCTTTTGAAACTGGGCTAAGAGTTCCAACATATAAGCATGGTCAATTTTCTAAGGAGGATATTAATGAAATTAAAAGACTTTATAATGCAGAGCATTTGTCTCAGTATAAAATAGCTGAGAGATATAATGTATCAAGAGGAAACATTCAACAGGTATTGAATGGCTCTATTTATAAAGATTAGAAGTTCGAGTCTTCTTGGGGGTACAATGGGCTAATAAATATAAGAGGTGCACATCTTATAACAGTTGATGATGCTACTTAGGAATAACTACTCCACAGGTAGGTGATTTGAGAAGTTCTTGAAGTCTTTGCAAGGGTGAATAGAAGTAATCTATTACTGGTTTGGGAAATTTAAACCTTTAGTGTCTGGAGAGCTAATTGATTCAACTGCAATGGTTCAATCCCTTGTTAGTCCACAATTGTAAATGGTTTTGAAAGGGTCTGCAATACAATAAATACAGAACCCAATTGCTAATAGGTAAGCTATAAAGGGTGTTATGGATGGGAGACATTTCTACCTTGTAAATCACATAGAAATGCTCAAGAGTAAACTTTAATAAACTAATAATATATGCAAGTGATTATTAATTCCTCTGTTATTGCAGATGGTGTAACAGATTTACAAATAGATTGCTACAAGAATGGAGTACTATTACGTACAGAGTCCTTACTAAAAGCTACTCTTCTTGAGCAGCAATTAGTCTCTCATCATATTTCCTATACCAGATTTGGAGATAATAATGGTAAGCAATTTGAAATTAATTGTAAATCTATTAGTGCATATGAGTCAAAATAGAATCAAAGATTCTACCCTAATCAGCTTAAGGAAGACCCTCAATATGCACGTATGGATGATCAAGAAATAAGAAATATGCTAACATAAGAAGAAGCACTTGAAGAAGGATTGAAAGAGACTTTAAACCTTATTTAATATGGGATACATTTCAGAAGCAAAAGATATTAAGCAGAAAAGATACGGTGCTTATATCAATCATTGTAAAACTCTTAGAATAAAACCAGTATCTTATAGTGGGTTTACTGAAACCATCTATTATGATACTTATGCTAAATTTATTGAACTTATAGACAAAGAGGGATAATATGAAAAACTTTGAATACTATGGCTTATTTCTCACAGAAGAGAGTAAGGTCAAACTAAAGAAATGGTTTGACCAGTATGATTTTGATAATAACATATTAAAGTCATGCCCTGAGAAATGGTATTTAGACCATTGTACATTATTACATAGGTCTCAAAGAACAAGCAACTTCCTATTGGAGGATACTCTTGGTACTACATTAGCATTATATGGTAACTTAAATCAGCCTGTAGAAATTAATGGTATTGGTGTATCAGATAAAGCTATGGCATTCAGATGTAATATACCAGAGAATCTATGTGCTAACAAGATTCCACACATAACTATTTGTACATTTAATGGTGGTAAACCAGTGGATAGTAATAATATTACTGAGTGGAAGAATATTAAACCTATTGTTGTTGAAACTAAACTTGAAAAAGAGATGAAACATTATGTATTAGTAGGATGGCCTGAAATCCAAGATTTCATGTTACATGATAGATGGAATGAATGTGTTTTCTGTATAGAAATAGAGAACCACCCAGTAGGAGATAGTACTTATGCAGTACCCCTCGATTTATATGAAGAAGTGTGTCAAATGCCAAGTACTAAACAAACTCTTGAAGATGCTGCTAATTTTATTAGCATGGTAACATTTGAATTAGGTGAAGATTCTAATGAAGATAACCTTGATGATAAGTTGCTCCAAATTGCTAATAGTCTATGACATTTGAAGAAGCAAATTGAAGATGGTGTAAAGTGTAGTCCATTTGAATTTTGGCAGTGGAGAACTGATAATTCATGGTTGACTAATTAGGAAATAGTAAAGTAATTATGGAAATATTAAAATAGAGGCTATTAAAATAAGTATTGAACTAAAAAAAAACAATGAAAAATGAAAAGAGTGGAGCTGAGAGTTTTGCAGAAAACATTAGAGAGGAACTAGGTATGAGCAAACCACTTCCTAAAGAATTAATGGATACTTTGAGGGAAGCAGCAATTGACATTGGTGGACAAATGGGTGATACTAATATAGAAGATGTGTTGGATAATTGCCTAATTGAATTGAGTAGATTAAAAGATGTCCAAAGCAAGGCTATTATAATTACTTATCTACTTGGTACTCTGCCTATGGACCTACAGAAATTTATTGCAGAACAACATAAAAAGGTTGTTATGGGTATTACAGTTAAGCATTTGGTAGGTGAATGTTTAGATACTATGTTAGATATGTTTAGTGATAAAGATTCAGATGAATAATGAAATCAAAGTGAGTCTTAGTGTCACATTACAAGGTAGTGTGATGCTGAGCCAAGAGCAGGCTAAAGCTCTTGAGGAAGAAAAAGTAGGCACAGGTTATGACACTTTCAATATGAGAGTAGAATGTCTTAAGGATGGTAAGAAAGATGCTGAAACCATTACTGTAGAGACCAGAAAGTGTAAGCCTGCTAATCAATCACTCAATCTCAGTATGGATGCTTATGACTACATGACAGGAAAAGAAGCTCCTTACTTTGTGAAAGCAAGAGATTGGAAAAGACTTACTAAGAAACAGAGGCTTGAAGCACATCTCAAAAGGATATGTGAAGAGCTTGGTGGAGTGAGTTTCACCTATGCTGTATTGGATAATTAAATCATTTATAGTGTAGGTAGTATGTTATTTGTATCAATTATAGTAGGATTGTTTGGTATTATCCTACTAATAGAGACTTTTGTTAGATACCATCCTTATTTTGATTTAGTCATAAGCTATAACAAGTATATACTATTGCTATGGTATGATAAGGATGGTGGAAGAACTTACATAAAACTATTGGAAATATGAGCTATGAATTTAAGATGGAGGGTCATGGTAATGGCAAGAGGTCCAGACTATATAAGAAGACTAAGAGAGCTTCTATGAATAGAATGGATGTAAGTCATTTACCTATGAGAGTACAGTCTGATAAGAATGGTTATTGGGGTCAAACCAGCAGAGGAAGGGGACAGTTCCCCTATAAGGAAGTAAAAGACTTCTTGATGGCAAGAGTTGGTAGACCAGTGAATGATGTCTTCTCAGAGTTTGTAGTAGAGATGAAGAAACATGAACAGAATGAATCCATTAAGGAAACCTTTGATTACTTCTTTGACTATGAAGAAGAGAGGATGAAGGGATACCAATGGGCATCAGGCTTTTATGTTACTAATGGTATCTTGAACTACAAGAAGTACTCCAAAAAGAAACAAACTTTTAGTCCTAAGCATATTAGATGGAATAAAACTCATATTGACAGGGAAATGTTAGAGAGATTCCAACCTTATGATTCATATCTCTTCCAGAGACACAAGAGTACAGGTCCACTTTATATTGGTAAGTTATGGGTATCAGTAAAAGGTAATTATATGCTATTGCCTGTATGGAGTGTACATAGAGGAAAATATGAAGCTAAGCTGAGTAATGACCCTCATATTATGGCTCTATGGAATAAATCTTCTATTGAACACATGAAACTTTTCACAAGAGTTATTGTGATTGGAGAAGGAGATTCTTACAGGGTCATTGAAAGGACTCCTTATAGCTGGAGAGATAATATTACTTATTATGACTATATAGTCAAGATAACAGATATAGAAGAATATACAAAACAAAAATTCAAAGAATCATGATTTATGCAAGAGTGTTACTTGCTGCATTTGTTGTTCTTGCTGTTATATACTATGTAATGGTGATAGGACAATTGTTTGGCAAGTGGAAAATAACAAACAGAGAAATCAAATTCTCACTTCTGTGTATTCCATTATACTATTGGATGGTATCTCAGGAGGAGAAGAAACAAGTAAAAAGAAAAACTAACATTAAAAAGAAAAAAGATGGGAAATCAAAAACCAATTAACAAAGGGAAAATCCTTGGGATTATTATTGCTATTGTTGCAGTGCTCATAATTGCAATGGCAGGGGCTTTATGGGAAGATGCAGACAAGTCAAAGAACTATGTATGTCAGATGCCTGTAACAGGTAATTATGTAGTCTGGACTGATGGTGGATTGCAATGGCAGGGGCTTGGTACTGTGAGAAGTTATTCAAAAACTTCACAGATAGAATTTACAGGTCTTGAGAAGAATGAAGATGGTTATGTGGCATCAGGAAGTAATCCAGCAGCAGCACTTACATTCAATGACAAAGGTAGAGGTTTCATTGTTGGTTCATTCAGGGTAGTGATGCCTAATGATGCCAAGAATATGGAGAAGATACAAACAGACTTTGGTTCTGAGGAGGCATTGATAGCTAACTTGGTTAAACCTACATTATATAAAGTTGTAACTTCTTGTGGTCCTCTTATGTCTTCATTGGAATCAGTATCAGAGACAAGGACTGACCTTATTGCCTATATTACAGACCAGTTAAATAATGGTGTATATAAGACCAGAGTATTGAAGACTAAGGTTATTAATGACATCACTGGTGAAGAGGAAGTAAGAGCACAGTCTGAGATTATAGCTGATGGTAATTCTCCAGGTGGTTATAAAAGACAAGAGAATTCTCCTTTCTCACAATATGGTGTAACTTGTGGTCTGGTTAGTATTATAGATATTAAATATGATGCTGCAACTCAGTCACAAATTGATGCACAGAAGCAAGCTAACTTAGCAATTATTACTTCTAAGACTAAATCACTTGAGGCAGTTCAAAGAACTATTCAGATTACAGAAGATGGTAAAGCAACTGCTGAGAAAGCTAAGTGGGAACAGGAGAAGGAGAAAGCTATAGCTGTAACCAAAGCACAACAGGAGTTTGAAGTAGCAGAGCTTGAAGCTAAGAAGGCTAAACAAGTTGCTCTTAAAGTTCAGGCAGAAGGTGAAGCTAAGGCAGCAGCCAATAGAGCATTGGTTGCAGCAGGTTTAACTCCCGAAGAAAAAGCTAAATGGGATTATAAGACTGCTGTAGGTGTTGCAGAAGCACTTGCTAATTCTAAGGTACAATGGGTCCCATCTGTAATGTTTGGAGGAAATGGTTCTGGAAATAATGCTATGGATGCTGTGGGTCTTAAGATGTTAATGGACATCACAAAGTCCTTTGATAAGAAGTAGTTATGATTTGGGTAATTATAGGAATAATCCTCACTATTATTATGGTGGGGATTATGAAAGATACTCATGTCATAGTGTATAATGGCATGAAGGTTTCAGAAGAACATGACATGGAAACCCCTCTGTGGATGCTTTGTGTTCTCTTGCTTGTTGAGCTAATTCCTCTTATCAACATTATAGCATTTATAGGCTTTGTTGTATGGTATGTTATACTGTATAATACTACTCCTGAACAATGGCTTGTTAAATACGCCTTTAAACTTCAAGGAAAGACCTATATGGGCAGAGCTGTTTTATCAGTTATAAACTTTTTAAACATTAAAGTATAATGTAAAAAAAAATATGAAACAAAGGGTATATAATATCCTTATGCTCTTACTGATTGGTGGTCTATATGGTTTATACTATATAGACTATCAAGAGGAGCATGAGGAACCTGTAAAGGTGGATGTGTTGAGATTGGAACAACCAGAGTTCTTACTATCAGAAGCTCCTGATGATCATCTCATGGAGGCTTTAGAGTATTATAATGTTAAGCATAAGAACATTGTGTATGCTCAGGCTATTCTTGAGACAGGTCATTTCAGGTCTAAGGTCTGTAAGGAGTACAATAACTTATTTGGACTCTATAATAGTTACAAGAAAGACTATTATAAGTTTGACCATTGGAGTGAGAGTGTGGTTGCCTATCTCAATTACATACAATATAGATACAAACCCCCGGATGATTACTATCAGTTTTTGATTAAAATAGGTTATGCGGAAGACCCGCAATATGTAGAAAAACTAAAGAATATAGTAAAGAGATATGGATAGAGAACAGGCTCAGGAAGAGATAATGAATATAAGGGTAATTCTATACTCTGTGAGTTACCTACCAGTTACTAAAATATTTATATTATTGTGTAGTTCATATCCTTATTGTATCTTTGTAGAAGTACAAAAGATATTAATATGGAAAAGAAAAACAATTGTAGAGTGTCAGGTATTTATTGTATAATCAATATTCTTAATAATAAGAAGTATATTGGTAGCAGTAGAAATATCTATAGTAGATGGTATAAACATAGGGCTAATCTTAGGGGTGGTTATCATCCTAACTCCTACTTACAGAGTGCATGGAATAAGTATGGTGAAGAAAACTTTCACTTTCTTATATTATGCAGATGTACAGAAGAATCCCTCTTGGAAACTGAACAGAATTACATAGACAGCTTAAAGCCTGAATACAATATTATGTTAGAGGCAAAAAGGACTATTGTAACTGAGGTTATTAGGGAGCATATAAGTGAAGGAGTTAGAAGGGCTATAAATGAAGGAAGGATGCCTTTGAATCCTATGGTTGGGAAAAAGATGTCTCCAGAACATTTAGCTAAACTGCCCCAAAATCAAAAGGGATATAAATGCCCAAAAAGGCAGAAAGGTGTGTATATTTATGACTTAGATATGAATTTTGTCAATAAGTATAATACACTAAAAGAGGCTGCTGAATTTATTGGGGTTGCCTTTCAAGTTATTAGCTATACTGTGTTAAAAAGTAAATCACACAAGTGTAAAAATTATTATGTATTCAGAGAAGAGCAAAATAGACAGGAAGGAAGTACAGAAGGAAATTCTTGAGATAAAATCTCAAAGTATCTTGCTTCAATTACCTACTTCCTTTGGTAAATCTAAGATAGGTATTGATTTGGCTTTAAGGGACAACCCCAGTAGCATACTTATAGTAATTCCAAGATTAGTCTTGATAAATAACTGGAAAGAGGAGTTTATCAAATGGGGACTTGAACCTTGGCTTGAAAGAGTACAATTCAGTACTTATGTGGGATTGAAGAAACATGTAGAGGAAGAATGGGATTGTGTAATCTTTGATGAAGTACAACACATGTCAGAAAGATGTAGGGAATTTGTATCTACAATGGAGATACATCATTCTATCATGCTTTCAGCTACAGTTACCAGAGATATGAAGTGGGAACTTAGTCAGTTGTTTCCTGATTTTCAGTGTTATACAGTGAAGATGAAGGAGGCTATAGACAATGAAATACTTCCTGACCCAAAAGTGTTCCTTATCCCTCTTGAACTTGATAATACACATGCTGTACATACTATGATTGAGCATCCTAAAGCTCCTATTGTCAGGGAATGTCTGTATAAAGATAGGTGGCAATATCTTAGGGATAAATCTATTCAAGTGCATATTAAGTGCACTGAATTACAGTATGTGATAGAGTTAGGAAGCAAGATAGAGTTCTGGAAGAAGCAATACATGAGAACAAGAAATGAAGGAGTAAAGACAAAATGGTTATTCCTTGCAGGTCAAAGACTCAAATTCCTTTCACAATTAAAGAACCCTATTATCTTATCTCTTCTGGAGAAGCTGAAATCAGAGAGGGTACTCACATTCTGTAGCTCTATTGAGCAGACAGAAATATTAGGGGAAAACTGTATTAACAGTAAGAACAAAGAATCCTCTATGGTACTTGATATGTTCAATCATAAGGAGTTGGACCACATTACAGCATGTAATATGTTGAATGAAGGTATGAACCTTGTAGATTGCAGAGTTGGTTTATATGCTAATCTGAACAGCAGTGATATTATCATCAAACAAAGATTGGGTAGAATACTCAGGCACAAAGACCCTATCATTATTATCCCATACTTTAGTGGTACAAGGGAAGAGGAGTTAGTTGAAAAGATGCTTGAGGACTATAATCCAGAGTTGGTTGTGAAAACAAATTTAAGTGAAATAAAGGTATGAAAAATAGAGTTGGAATTACTAGGGCAAACTATATTGTAAATCCTGAAAAGAAGGTGGTAGTTTGTGTTCTAGAGTGTAATATGCAGTTGTGTAAGCATCCTGTATATATGGACATATATCCATATATGTGGAATAATCTTCCATTTGTAGATGCCAATGGTACATTTAAAGTAAGAGCTATTGCAAGATGCAATGAAGAAGATGCCTTTAATGAAGAAACAGGTAAGAGGATTGCAGAATCCAGAGCAAAAGGTAAAGCATTTGCTACTGCTGCAAAGGTTTATAAAGAAATTGAGAAATATTTCTTGAAATGTGCTGCACTTGTAAATGAATCTGTGGAGGATTGTGAACAGACTGTGAAAGTTGAGGAAGCTCATGTTGAATTGCTGATTGGGTAGTAGTATGACAATCTCATTGAATGACAAGGTTATTAAAAAGAGTGGGGTTTCTCTTGGAGAGGTCTTACTTATGATAGCTATTCAAAACAATGTAGATTTCAATGCTGCTGAAAGTGAGTTGAAGAAAAAAGGACTTATTAGTACAAGTTATGATAGGGAAACACATCTTCCTGTAGGGTTATTTGTAACTTCTATAGGAAATAATGTGGTCAATAATATCATTCTTGACTCTGATAAGTCTGTGGGGACTGATGACTTCAATCAAAGAATCGAGGCATTAGTACCTCAACTTCAGTCCATTTATCCAGAAGGAAAGAACTTTAACAATCAGTATTGGAGAGGAAATAAAACTGATATTAAAAGAAAGTTACAGACTTTCTTTAAGAAGTATGGGAATGATTACACTGATGAGCAAATCATCAATGCAACTCAAGCCTATGTTTCTGGCTTCAATGGGGAGTATAAGTTCATGAGATTGCTTCAATATTTCATTTGGAAAGAAGAGGTAAAGGATGGTACTAAAGTACCTATCTCAGAACTGGCTAACTACATTGAGAATGCAGACCAAACCAATGAAATGAGTGTTGATTGGACATCTACATTAAACTAATAGTTATGAATTTTAAAGTTATTACAGGATACCCAGATTATCTTATTTCTGAGTCAGGAGAGATTTTCTCTTTAAAAAGCCATAGAAACCTCAAACCATACAAGACTACTAAAGGTTATTTACAGGTTAGACTGGATAGTGGAAAAGCATTTCATGTGCATAGATTAGTTGCAGAAGCCTTCATACCCAACCCAGATAATTTGTCTCAGATAAACCATAAAAATGAGGATAAAACAGATAATAGGGTTGAGAATCTTGAGTGGTGTAACCAATCTCAAAATATGCAACATGGAACTGGTAATGAAAGAAGGTCCTATGCCTTAAAAGGTAGAAAGACTACTTGGAACTCTAAACAGGTACTTCAACTATCTTTGGATGGAGAAGAAATTAAGAGATGGGAAAGTACAATGGAGGTTGAAAGAACTTTAGGGTATAAGAATACTAATATTGGAGCCTGTTGTAATGGAAAAATGAAAAGAGCTTATGGTTTTATATGGAGATACATTGAATAGTTATGGAAGAGAAGGATTCATTTGATAGAGCACTGGAGAAGTTAATACTCAGAAGACAAAGGATATTGGATGGTAAGATAAATTGTATTCCATTATCTTTCCCAAGATTAAGAGTATGGCTCCCTGGAATAGAGAAAAGACGGTACAATATTATTACTGCAAACCAAAAGGTTGGTAAATCAAAACTGGCTGACTATATACTTGTTTATGAACCCTTCTTCTATGCAATTGAGCACCCTGACCAACTAAGGTTGAAGATACTCTATTTTACCCTTGAAATGGGTAAGGAAGAAAAGTTCTATGAATTCTTATGTCACCTATTATTCAGGCTTGATAAAATAAGAATAAGTCCAACTGACTTAAAGAGTACTTCTGCTGATAGACCAGTTCCTCAAGAGATATTAGACTTACTTGCATCTGAAAGATATGTAACATACATTCAGAAATTCAAGGAGACTATAATCTATATTGACTCTGAGAGAAATCCTACAGGAATCAATAAGTATTGTAGGAATTTTGCTTTGAGTAGAGGAAAGTTCCACTTCAAGAAGGTTATCATAAAGAATGAAGCTGGTATTGATGAGGAAAGGGATGTCATAGACTATTATGAACCATTTGATAAGGATGAATATGTAGAAGTAATCTTAGACAACTATTCAAATCTGATGCCAGAAAGTGGTATGAATAAAATGCAGACTATTGAGAAGATGAGTAAATATTTCATCACTCAAAGAGACCAGTTTGATTTCAACATTACTGCAATCCAGCATCAAGCCCAGGCTCAGGAAGGAATTGAGAATCAGAAGTTGAATAAGATGATGCCTTCATCAGATGGTCTTGCAGATTGTAAGACTACCACCAGAGATGCAAATCTGGTACTTGGTTTGTATAGTCCATTTAAGTATGGTCTAAAGGAATATGAAAAGTATGATATAACCAAATTCAAAAACAACATAAGGTTTATGCAGGTTGTTGAAGATAGAGATAATGGAGCAGGAGGTCAAATATGTCCATTGTTCTTTGATGGAGCAGTGAGTACTTTTACTGAGCTTCCATTACCTGATAATAAGCCTGAACTGGAAAGGTGTCTTGAGTATATTGAGACAGTTGTAAGAAGGAGGACTAACTATACTTTCATGAATGTCTCTATAAGAAAAGCCAGAATAAGAAAGTGGGAGATGAATTTGAATAGGTTAGTTAAATTGATTACCTTTGCAGACTAAATTTTAAATAAGAAGAATGAAAGCATTAATTTTAGCTAAGTCAGGTTTTGGTAAATCAACCTCTATTGGAGAGATACCAGAGCTTGGATTGAAAGGGTTGGACCCTAAAGTAACTTATTTGATAAGTTGTGTGAATAAACCTTTACCTTTCAGGGGTGGTGGAAGTAAGTACCAAGTTACTACTCTTAAGGAGATTGGTAAAGGTAACAGAATTATAACCAATGATGCAAAAGAAGTTGCTCAAATCATTGAGATGTTAGCCAGCCCACAATCTCCTTTCACCAATATAGTACTGGATGATATGAATTATATCAGTCAGGATTTCTATATGAAGAATGCAATGAAAGGTGGTTGGGACACTCCTAAACAGATTGGTTATGGAATGGGGTTAATCTTTGATGCAATCAATCTTGTACCAGAAAACAAGAACATGATTTGTCTTGCTCATTATGAAGAGTATAAAGACAAGAATGGTGATAGTATCTCTTACAAATATAAGAGTACTGGTAACATGGTTGATTCATATATTACTCCTGAGGGTAAGTTTGAAGTAGTTCTTTATGGTAAATCTTCCTTTGATTCCAAAGAGAAGAAATCCATCAGAGAATTTGTTACCAATGATGATGGAGTATATCCTGCAAAGAGTCCTGTTGGCATGTTTCCTCTATATATTCCCAATGACTTGGGTCTTGTAGTTGAGAAAGCACAGGAATACTATGGATAGGGATGAAGTAGTCAGGATTAGTAGGCTTGTAGCCTTTGATGGACTGACTGAAATAGACATAAATATTCTATTAATGAATTACTGTTTGGAGCATGGCAAACCTTATTATGAAACTACAGTATTCATTACTATTCTCTTGAAACAGGGGATATTTGAGCCTTTCTTTATAGAGGCATTAGGATATTATGAAAGAAAATACACCATAAATAAACTACAAAGTAAGCCCAATGAAATAGGGCAAAGACAAATAATTTTTATAAATTAAACATTATGAAAGAGTTAAGCAGATTTGAACTGGCAATTGTTAAAAGAACAGCCCAGAACACTAAAAGTTTGAGAACCAAAAGGGACAAACTGGTAGAGAAGATTGAGAAAGCACAGGCAGAACTGGATGTAATCAATGAAGCCATTGAAGGCTTTGAAGCACCCATCAAAACTATGACTGGTGGTTTCACTTCTGAGGAAGTTCTTGCTGGTATCATGGCAGTAGCAGAAGCAACAGAAGCAGCTCCAGAAGGAGAAGTCTCAGAAGAGGTTGTAGGAGAGGTAGAAGTACCTGCAACTGAGGCAGTTACATTAGGAGAGGAAGTATCAGAGTCTGAAAATCCATTTGGAGAAGTGGGAGATGAAGTTCCCTTTTCTGAATGAATTTAGTAGTTGGAAAGCTGAGAAAGATATGTTCCTTTTAAAAAGTAGAAGGGACATGTCATTATTACATTTAAAATCAATAAGTTTATAAAATGAAGAATTTAAACAAAAGTTTCATGGCTGTTAAAGTAGGTAAAGAATCAGTTGAAGGTTCTTTCAAGATGTACAAAGGTATGGCTGCATTCAATATTGTAGCTGTAAATCCTACTAAATCAGAATTAGAAGCTCTTACAGGCAGGGATATTGAGAATGAACCTGAGTATGTTGGTAAAACTGATGAAGGTAAGGAACAGGTAAGGGTAGTATTCTATGCAGAGACTGCTCCTGAGGCTAAGTTGAACAATGGCATTAAGTTGCTTATTCCTATCAGCTTTATGCTGACTAAAGACTTTAAGATTGGTCAGACAAGTGGTAAATGCCAAATTATTGATAAATTTGGTAGAACTGCATGGGCTACAAAGGAAGAGCTACAATCCAAATCTATTCCACAATACTCTTCTGGACCAGCCAATATCAGTACTGATTATAGACCTGCATGGCAAGGTGAGGAATTCTTGATTGATTTCCTTATTCAGTGGTTGAATATTCCCAGTCCTGCTGTATATAAGGATAAGGTTTGGGTGATGAAAGAGAATACTGAGGATAGTGAAGTTTCTCTTGATATGGAAGCTCTATTCAAAGGTAATGTAAAAGAGCTTAAAGAGCTTGTTACCCTTGCTGCTGCTTATACAGTTAAAGGTGCAGTAGGTATCAGAACTGTGGATAATGAAAATGGTACAAGACAGTATCAGGCAGTATTCACAAGGAAGTTTGCAAAGAATGCTGTAACAGATTACAGTAGGATTGATGCTGCAATCACTGAGTTTCAGAATGCAGGTGGTGCACCAGGCACTGAGTTTTCTACTCAACCTTTGCATGAAAATGTAGTGGAAGCTACTTCATTTGCTGCACCCACTGCTGACAATGACCCATTAGGAGCAGCAACAGCTCCTACAATAACTCCTTGGAGTTAATAATATTGTAAAAAAAAAGTTTATTACTATGGCTATTAGTATTGGTAAACCTAATATCAGATTAGAAGAGATTTTATCAAAAGTATCAGAATTAGATATTCTGAACCATTATTTTGGGGTAAGTAATATTCCTTGTATAATCAGTTCCCCTTTAAGGACTGATAACCATCCATCCTTTGGTTTTTATAGCATAGATGGTCAGAAGATACATTGGACAGACTTAGCTACAAAAGATAGAGGAGGGATATTTGATTTATTAGGTAAGTATTGGGGGGAGAGTTACAATGATGTGCTTGCACATGTTTGGGAGGACTTATCCAAGATTACTAAGACTAATGGCTATAGTACATTAGGTAAACCTAAGATTGTCACTACTAAGGAGTATAGTTCTAACCTTGATTTACAATGTAAGACAAGGGAATGGAGAGAGTATGACCTTAAGTATTGGGCTTCATTTGGTATCACTTTGGAGTGGTTGAAATATGCTGACATTTATCCTATATCCTATAAAATAATCATAAAAGGAGAGTCCAGAATGGTCTTTCCAGCAGATAAATATGCTTATGTTTATGTAGAATATAAGGAAGGGAAAGTCACTTTAAAGATATATCAACCATTTAATCAGAAGGGATACAAATGGTCCAATAGACATGATAGGTCAGTAATTAGCTTATGGACTAAAGTACCTGAATTTGGGGATAGAATATGTATCTGTTCCTCAATGAAAGATGCTTTGTGTCTATGGGCAAATACTGGAATACCATCTATAGCCATCCAAGGAGAGGGTTATGGTATCAGTGATACTGCTGTTAATGAACTCAAAAGAAGATACAAGGAAGTATTTATCTTATTGGATAATGATAAAGCTGGTCTCATAGATGGGGCAAAGCTCTCAGCATCCACTGGGTTCACTAATATAGTATTGCCACATTTTGAAGGAGGAAAAGATGTCTCAGACCTCTATAAAACAATAGGAGACAAAGAACAATTCAGAGAAATAATTTTAAGCCTATTTAATAGGTAATGTTTTATCACTAAAAAAAAAAATCATGGAATCTAGAAAAGTAACCATTATTAACAACAAAACTCAGTCTCAAAAAGTTATTCAAGTATCTACTGCAACTACATTGGGTGAGTTGAAAGCAGAAATGAGAGAAGCAGGTATTGAATTTGAAGGAATGACATTCTTTGAAGGTCATTTGAGAGCAGAATTGAAAGATGATGCTGCTGCCCTTCCTACCAACATTCCTTACAAAGGACAGGTAGTAAATGATTTGACATTCTTACTAACTACACCTAATAAGAAAATCAAGTCTGGTGCAATGTCAAGAAGTGAACTCATATCCAAGGCAAAAAAACTTGGATTTCCTTCAAATCCTACTCAGGCTAAAAGTTCTGTGCTCCTTAACTTCATTGAAAGTAAGTCAATGAAAGCCACTCCTGTTGTAAAAGAGGAGAAAAAAGAAGTTGTGAAAGAAAAACCTGTAAAGAAAGAAGTAGTAAAAGAAGCTGTAAAGGAAGAAAAACCTACAGTGACTGCAACTTCTGAGGGCAATGTCGCAGGTGCATTGGAAATTCTGTTGAAAGACCTCTGTGAAGATTATGTCATTAATGAATGGACTTATGATAGAGCTATGGCTGTATTAAAAGGTACAACATGTGAAGCAACAGAGGAAATGTCAAAAGCAGAAATAGACAAAATGTTTGATTTTGTTGGTTAAGTAGAAACCAGTGAGGGAGGGGGCTGAATAAGCCTTCCCCCTCATTTTTTTTATCATGCAATGACCGAAGAAATAAAGAAACAAGTCCATGAACTATATAATAGTATCATGGAGAAACCAAATCAAATCTTACAATTCTTTCAAGACTTTTTTGGTGAAGTGAGGGTAGAAATGCAGGGTTTTCCTACTGAGGATGAATTATATACACGCCTTAATGTAAACACCTTGGAAGTATTTGTAGACTGGCAGGGTATAGTAAGGTCTTCTGCTTACCAAAACATGAATGGAGAAGACCGAGACCTAGTAAATCTCTTCTGGACAGTAGAAGGTGCTAATAATGAAACTGTTGTAAGTGATTCCACATTAGCTAAATACTTTTTACCAATAATAAAGAGGGAGATTGCTAGTACTATGTTCAATGACTTATTCATTCTTATCTATTTTCCTATAGTAAGGATTACAAATGAATATGATAAGTATGTAGATATTAAGGAGTTATGGCTTAAAGTTCCATTTGATTGGGAAGGGAGTGGTAAGGGATATTTTGAAGTGAATAGGTCTAATTATCCTCTAAACCAATTCAAGAGTGGGTATATGCACAGTCATGTATCTTCTATTCCAAAGAGTAATTTTGAAAAATTCCAAGTACCTTGTACTGGTGATGGACCTATTAATTCTTCCCTTACTACATTATCTATAGGGTATGATGAAGCCATTTGGCAGTTATTATGTTTGGAGCTTGATAGATATGTTAGAGTAGAATCTATTGAGGGAGTTCCATATCACAGACTTGAGGATATTACTGCATCAGAGACAGAAAATGTTATAGATAAATTCTCTATGGAATCTCTTAAAGGTGATGTTCCTTGGAATAGTGTCCTTGGAATAGAGCAATTCAAGATATTCATTAAACACCTTCTGGAGACTAAGAAGATTAGGTTTAACTATAGTAATGGAAGTTATGGGATAGGAATGTCCTTTACTGATATAGTGGTTCTTATTAGTAATGAATTTATTAGTTGGTATAATACTGAGTATAACAAACATAATTTTAATATAAATTATGCTGAACTTGTTAATAAAGGAATTATTAAGGAATGTACTATAGCTAATGGTAAAGTTTATATACCAAAACCAGTCAGAAGGGGTAGTAGTACTGATTATCAGAGTTATGTAGGAAAGAAAATTTGTACATTCAAAGGTAGGGAAATTACCTTGACTATTGAAGGAGTAGTATCCTATGAGGAGGCATCTCTTAATAGAGTAAGAATACTGAATTTACAATATATTGAAGCTATTGTATGTAGCATATTGAGAATATTAAATTATGGATATGGAAGAGAAAGAAGAAGTGAAACCAATACTGAGGTTAGTCCACAGACAAGACATATTTAAAATTGTCATTCCAGTAGAGGTTGAGAAAAAGATAAGATTTTTGTGTAAAAATATCTGGGATGTAGAATGGTCAGGTGTTTTATTTTATAAAATTGAGGGAGCCTTTGAAGATAAGTCTCTTACTATTAGGTGTGTAGATTTGTTCCAAATGGATATTGGTGTAAGTACATACACTGAGTTTAATATATCTCCTGATATAGCTACATATATGGTAGACCATCCTGAATTGTTAGAGGAAGGAGTATATCAAGGATTAATCCATAGCCATAATAACATGGACACATTCTTTAGTGGTACTGACACTGCTACTTTAAGTGCAGAAGGTAGTGATATGGCTCATTTTGTGTCTTTAATTGTAAATAATGCAGGTAAATATACCGCAGGTATTACAAGAAAGTATAGATGTGTACAGACTGTATCTGAAAAGTATACTTATCCTACTTGGAATAGTGAAATAATGGAGGGAGTAGGGACCTTTGATATTGAAGAGGAGATACTTGAGTGGTTCAATTTGGATATAGTATTTGAGAATGCAACTGATGACTTTGAGACTGAAATTATGGAAAGAATCAAGGAAATCAAAGAGTCTAAGAAGAAGGTTATAACTCCTGTGTATAAGGGTTATCCCCAATATGGTAACTATGGAAAGAATATTACCCCAACTAAGGAGGTGGGTAGTACATTTCCTATGGATAAGGATGAATACTATGGGGAAGAAGGAAGAGGCTGGTACAAAGCTAAGGAAGTTAAAGGATTGCCTACTAAACAAGATGGGCTACCTTTTGAACAACCTGAGGAAGAAAATCTTGATATTCCTTATAGCATTGTAACAATTGATGAAGGAATAGTTCAATCCATTGTAAGACAACTTGTTACATCAAGTATTATCATTTCAAATGAAAGTGCAATTAATATCAAGAAATGGGCTAATTCTATGGACAGTCTCTATAAAAAGAGATTTAGGACTATTAAAGAGTTTGAGTATTTTGCATCAAGTTATGTAGATTATCTTATTAATTGTACATATGATGAAGATGTTATGGCAGTGATTGGTAATGATGATGCTATTATGGCAGCTTTATTGGCATATGATGTAAAAGTAGAACTTGAAAAGTTACCAAAGAATCCTTGGTTAAGTGTTTATATCAAATTAATGGATGATTATATTATTTGATTATGGAAAATGAAGTATTAGAAAGGGCTATAAGTCAAATGACTATAGATGCAGAAACAGCAGGTCTGGGACATCCTGATGGCATCATCAATCAAACTACAATTGTAGGAGGGAGTACCTATACTCTAGAAGAGAGTTTAATGTATAGTCCTGCTTCTGAGTTAAATTCAGCAATTGCCCTATTGCAAAGTGGTGAATGGGAAATTATTCATGAAGAGCACCATGCAAGTGGTGCTTATTTAGTGACCATTGGTGCAGTGAATGTAGAAACTCCTATGCCTTCTGTAACTCTTGTAGTAACACTAGAGGGGTCTAATCTGTTACATGATGCTCAGAATACTGAGGATGCTCTTGTAGAGATTGATGAACAAGGAGAAGCATTACTTGAAGCTGCATTAGCTGCTGAGGAAGTAGTGATTCCACCTAATTCAGGTAGTTTGCTTGTAGATGAAGCTACAAGTAGATTCAGTGGAGCTATCTGGTATAGTGCCATTCAGTCTAAGACTATTACATTAGCTGGTGTAGGTGGTATAGGAAGTTATGTTGGTTTCCTACTTGCAAGACTAAAACCTGCTGGATTACATTTATATGACCCAGATATAGTTGAACAGGCTAATATGTCTGGTCAATTATATGGTAGCCTCGATTTAGGGAAACATAAGGTTAGTGCCCTAAGTACTATGTTACAACAGTATGCAAATTACTTTAGTACTATTGCATATCAAGAAAGGTTTACTGCTGAAAGTGAAGCTACAGATATTATGATTTGTGGTTTTGATAACATGGAAGCAAGGAAACTGTTCTTTGATAAATGGTTTGAGCATGTAGGTAATAAACCTGAGGGAGAGAGGTCTAAATGTTTATTCATTGATGGTAGATTGGCAGCAGAAGAATTTCAAGTCTTTGCTATTCAAGGCAATGATGAAAGAGCTATAGTTGAATATAAGAATAGATGGTTGTTTAGTGATGCAGTGGCAGATGAAACTATCTGTAGCTATAAACAGACAACCTTTATGGCAAATATGATTGCATCAGTAATGGTTAATCTATTTGTAAACTTCGTGGCTAATGAATGTAACCCTATTATAGATAGGGATGTGCCTTTTATGACTCAATATTCTGCTGATACAATGTACTTTAAAGTAGAAATGTAATGGCGATAAATGCACAATTAAACAGGCAACTTCATGATATATTCATGAATAGGGGTGATATTTCATTCCCACACTATATTGAATCACATCTTGCATTTAAAAATAATAATGTATTCAATCTATTTTTAAGAGTAGATATTAGTGGACCAGAAATTGATGTACCATTAATGTGTAAGTATAAGGTTGAGGAGGCATTATTTGATAACTTACATTATCCTAACTATTTTAAGGAAGTGGCTGTTGTTTTATTTGAAAACAATCCTATTCAATCAAGAAGAACTGCAAATGCAATCTTTAAGACATTCCAAAGGAGTGATATAAGTAATAGGATGATTAAGATTACAACTAACACTGGTGAGGTATATTATGGTGGTAATGGCTATATTCTTGACAAAGATTATAACATACTAATACTATACACACTTCATGGGGTTATGAATGGTTACACTTTACACTACAAAACTGGTAGAATCTATGTGAATCCAAAGGTCTTTGTAAGTAATGGTCTGGTTGAGAAAGGCATCATTAAGACAATCATTCCTTCTTTTGTACAGGAGGGTATCACAATAAATACAGGCAGTATAGGGATTACTACTCAGGAGATTACTACATATATAGTGGATGAACATGGTTTACTGCATTGTAATTCCAAACCATTACCTGAGATAATTGTAGCTGATGTGACTGATAGGTTTATAGTAAGACCTAAAAAGCCAACTCCCTCTACATTCAATAATGATGCTATGAATGATTACCTTCTGGAACATCTTGATGAGGTTGCAAAAATGACTTATATAACATGACATTTGAGGAATATTTTGGTGGATGGGTAAGGGTTATAGATACAAAGGAATTAAATAAGGTAGTGGAACAGGTAAGTTTAATTAAAAGATACTTACTTTGTCCTGCATACTCTGATATATTTAAGGCTTTTAATCTATGCCCTTACAACAACCTTAAAGTTGTAATGATAGGGCAAGACCCATATCCTCAAAAGGATGTGGCTACTGGCATCTTGTTTGGAAACAAGGATGAGACTGTAAAGTCTCCTTCACTTGAAATAATTAAAGAGGCTTGTATTAATTTTGAAATTCCACATAATGGTATTATCTTTGACCCCACTTTAAAGAGTTGGGCTAAGCAGGGAGTATTAATGATTAATTCCGCATTGACTTGTGAAGTTAATAAAGTAGGTAGCCATACAATGATATGGAGACCTTTTATGACCAAGTTATTAAAGAATCTATCAGAGTGGCAGACTGGTATTATATATGTTCTCTTTGGTGAACAGGCTAAGACCCTTAAGCCTTATATCAATAATAGTACCAATATAATACTGGAAGAGAGGCATCCTGCATACTATGCAAGACAAGGAGAAAGGATGCCATCTACTGTATTTCAAGAAGTAAGCAAATTAACTAAAGAAAAATATGGAGAGCCAATTGTATGGTTCTCAGAGTATTAATAAAAAAAAAAGTATGAAGAAACTTATTTTTGTAAAGACTGGTGAGGAAGTGGAAATAGGCAAAACACTTGCCTTTGGAATGGACAGTTCTTATGGTTTCATGCCATTTTATACAGTAACTGTTTGTGAAAAAAGTATTCCATTCCTAATTGAAGAAGGTGTAATCAAGGAAGTAGAAGATGAAGAACCTCAGGTAGACTCTAACTTCTATTTGGAACACCTTGCAAAAAGGATTCATTGGAATGTAGATAATCTAAGGAAGTATCTTGGTAATCTATATACAATCTACCCTTCTGCTGTACTCTCAATTCTGTTGAGAGAGGTAGCCATTGTGCTTGATGAGAAATATGATAACCACATTGAGAACAGTAAGGAGATTTATATCATTAGCTTCCTAAGTGGAGAAATATCAAAGGTCAAGGATTTGAATGAAATCAAGAACTTCAAGAATTTTGCTGCATTTAGGACATTAAAGGATGCTCTTATAGCTAAACATATCTTGAGAGACTCTATGAAACAATTATTTAAAAGAGGTGGAAAACAGAAGGATTAGGAATGCTACTCCAGAAGAGTATGGTGATATAAAGTTTAGGTCCAAGATTGAGGCAATGGTCTATAAGACCTTGCTTCAACATGGGTTTGAGCCTGAATATGAGACCCATACTTATACAATCTGGGAAGGATTTAGACCTACTGTACCTTTTTACACACGTAATAAAGCTAAGGCTACAATACTAAACCTTAAGAAGCTAATTAATATTACTTATACCCCAGATTTCTACATGGAGTATCAAGGCTTAAAGATAATTATTGAAGTAAAGGGACAGGTCAATGATGTGTTCCCTTATAAGTTCAAGTTATTTAGATGGCATATTGAAAATTTGCCAGATAAAGAAAATTATCTTATCTTTGAGGTCTTTACTAAGAAACAACTCTTAGAATTTATTCAAATTATTAAAGATGAAGCCAATAGAAAGAATGAGGAAATTGCTCAACAGTTTACCAAAGAGTGACCAAACACTGGGTGAACAGTTTATTCAGAGCAGAGATTTTGAGTCACTCAAGGACTTAGTAGATTCAGCAATTTACAAGGTTAGGAAACACAAAGCCAGAAAAGATGAAGAAGGTGGAGTGCCACCAAAACAGGAGTATCTTGATGTGGACTTGACAGAGTTAAGTAATTTAAAGGCTGAGGTGGATGTATATTTAACCCAGCTTGAAGTTCCCAGTAATGAATGGGAAGAAGACATAGAGGAGGAGTACTATGATGAAGAGTATTAAAGAGCTGTCTTGGAATGTAACAGAGGAAGAATACAGGAAAGACCCTGCAATCAGTTACTCTACATTATCAAGATTTGAAAGGGAAGGATGGAGGAATCTCAGTTCTCTCTTTGATAAGGTAGATAGTCCAGCATTACTATTTGGTAGTGCAGTGGATTGTATGCTTACTGATGGGGAACAAGCCTTTTCTGAAAGATTCATTGTATGTGAATTTCCTAATCTGTCAGATAACCTGATAAGTATCACCAAAGTATTATTCTCTAAGTATGGAGATACACACAGAAGGGTAGATACTATTGATGATGAAGTGATTAGTAGTGTGGCTGTAGCCAATGGATATTATGCAGGAGACTCTTACAGAGCTACCAGAATAAAGAAGGTAAAAGAGAGTTGCAATGAGTATTATTCACTACTTGCACTGGCAGGAGACAAGACTATATTATCCCAAAAGGATTATAATGATGTGTCTCTGTGTGTTGATGAATTAAGAACCAACTCAATAACCAAGGACTTCTTTTATATAGACCCTTGGAGAGATGATATTGAGAAGGTGTTTCAATTGAAATTCAAAGCTGAATGGAATGGAATACCAGTGAGGTGTATGTTTGATGAACTTATTGTGGACCACCATCATAAGATTATCTATCCAATAGATTTAAAGACTACTGGGTATCCTGAGGAGAATTTTCAAGACTCCTTTGCTCACTGGAGATATGATATTCAAGCTAAGCTATATACATATATTCTTCAAGAGTGTATCAAGAGAGACCCCTATTTCAGTGAGTTCAAGATTCAACATTATCAATTCATTGTTATCAACAGAAGGACAATTGCTCCTATTGTGTGGGAATTTTATGGGAACTTTGGTATGGTAGATTTAAAGGATGAAACAGGTAAGATATATAGGGATTGGAGGAAGATTCTAACAGACCTAAATTATTATCTTACTAATCCTAACTTGAAATATAGTAAGGAAGTGATGGCAAATGATTGTATTATGGAAATAAAGAATTTAGTACCAGCATGACAGAGTTAGAATATTTTAAAGGGGATGAACTAGCAGCCTCAACTTGGAGAAATAAATATGCAGCAGATGGAGAACAAACTCCTGATGATACACACAGAAGATTAGCCAAGGAATTTGCAAGAATTGAGAGTGAATATGATTGGGAATCCTCTAAGGGAGTAAATGGTCTTAAGTTATCAAACTATGGTTATCAAAGACCTAATCTTGATGAAGAAGCTATCTATGAGTTATTTAAGGACTTCAAGTATATAATTCCAGGGGGTTCAGTTATGTCTGGTTGTGGAACTGGAGCATTAGTAAGTCTTAGTAATTGCTTTGTAATAGGCAGTCCAAAGGACAGTTATGCAGAGATAATGAAGACAAGAAGCCAACAGGCTCAACTTATGAAGAGAAGAGGTGGAGTTGGTTATGACTTATCTCAGCTTAGACCAAGAGGAGCTAAGGTTAATAATGCAGCAAGGTCTTCAACTGGTGCAGCATCTTTCATGGATGTATGTTCAGATATAACTAATGAAGTGGCTCAGAATGGAAGAAGAGGTGCTCTTATGTTAAGTATGAGTATTAATCATCCTGATATTGAGGAGTTTATAACCAAGAAACAAGACTTAGCTAAGGTAACTGGAGCTAATATATCAGTGAAGGTTACTGATGAGTTTATGCAGGCAGTAATGGAAGATAAGGATTATATTCTTAGATACCCAGTTAATTTTACTATACCTTCTGATGTAACCTTCGATATTCCTTATAATCAAGTTATTGATTTTGAGGGAATGGAACAAGAAGTAAGATACCATTCAGATGGAAGTAAAACAAGAAAACCTACTTATTTAAAGAAGGTAAGAGCAAGAGAGTTATGGAATACTCTTATGCACTGTGCTTGGAATACTGCTGAACCGGGGATTATGTTTGAAGGAGCAATGCACAACTATTCTCCTGATGGTGTATATCCTGACTTCAAGATGGTTGGAACTAATCCTTGTGGTGAGATACCAATGGGTCCATTTGATAGCTGTAGGTTGATTCATATTAACTTAAGTAGTTATGTTGTAGACCCATTTACAGATAAGGCTCACATTGATGAAGAGTTACTCTACATGCACTCTTATGAGGCTATGAGATTGGCTGATGATTTGGTTGATTTAGAGATTGAAGCTGTTAATAAGATTATTAATACAGTGAAGAATGATACTGATGATACTGAGTTTAAGTTATGGAGTAGAATCAAAGAGACTGCAATTCAAGGAAGAAGAGCTGGTCTTGGATTCACTGGACTTTCTGATGCAATAGCTATGTTAGGCTTGAAGTATGACTCTGATGAAGGAATTAATCAGGTTGGACAATTAATGAAAGTTATGTTCAAAGGTCAGCTTGATAGTAATATTGATATGGCTATTGAGAGAGGTGCATTTCCTGCTTGGGATGGTTATAGAGAATGGCATGTGAGAGTAAATGATACTGCTGTGGAGGAGAATAACCCTTGGTTTAAGTTCTTGAAACTTAACTTCCCTAATGAAGCTGATAAGATGTCCCATTTAGGTAGAAGAAACATAAGTTGGTCTACTGTAGCTCCTACTGGAACTGTAAGTATCATGGCTGGTACAAGTAGTGGTATTGAGCCTGTATTCATGCCTTTCTATCAAAGAAAGAGGAAATGTATGTCTGAAAGTGACAGGGTAGATTATGTAGATAAAGTAGGTGAGAAATACACTTTGTTTACAGTAGTTCATCCTAACTTGAAGAGATGGGCAATAGAAACTATGAACTATAGTGAGTCAGAAGTCAATGAATGGAGCTTAGGAGTATGGAAGGAAGTCTGGAAAGAAAGTCCTTATTATGGTTCTACTGCACCAGAGATTGATTGGAGACAGAGAGTTAAATTACAAGGAGTAGTTCAGAAGTATATCACTCATAGTATCAGTAGTACAGTTAATCTGGCTAAAGAAACTACAGAAGAAGAGATTGCTGATATCTATATTGAAGCATGGAAACAGGGATTGAAAGGTATCACTATATACAGAGATGGATGTAGGGAAGGTGTATTGACTCAGGTTGAGAAACCTAAAACTATTGAGGGAAGACAAGCCCCTAAGAGACCTAAAGAACTTGAAGCTGATGCTTATTTGATTAAAGCAAAAGGTGAACAGTTCATTATCTTGGTGGGTATGTTAGAGTCTAAACCTTATGAAGTCTTTGCATTCAGACCAAGGAATCCTATCAGCTTTAAACCTCATAAAGGTGTTATAACTAAAGTAAGTAAAATGCACTATAGCTTTACATCAGATGTCTTTCATATAGACAATCTTGAGTTAGCTAATGAAAATGTTGAAGAGAATGCAGCTACTTTATATTCATCTATGTTGTTAAGACATGGAGTAGATATTAAGTATATTGTCAAGACTGCAAAAAAGGTCAATGACAATATTACTTCATTTAGTTCAGCTATGTGTAGAGTACTCAGTAAGTATATCCCTAATGAAGAAGTAGTAGGGGAAAAATGCCCTCAATGTGGTGGTAAAATAATTAGGGAAGCAGGGTGTAAACATTGTGAATCATGTGATTACTCAGCTTGTCAATAAAAACTAAAGTATAAGAAATAAAATATGAAAATTAAAGTAAAAGAAATCACCTCTGGTTGTTTTCCTGTAAGGAGTGGAGAGGGTATGTCAGATTGCTATGATTTATTCTTGGCAGAAGATGTAGTCTTGAAGAAAGGAGAGTTAGGTATATTCAAATTGGGAGTAGCAATGAAACTCCCTAAAGGAATGAGGGCTACTGTTTGGAGTAGAAGTAGTACTCCACCTAAATGGAGTGTGCAAATAGCAAACAGTGCAGCTATTATGGATAATACCTATAGTGGTGATGAAGATGAATGGAGAGTAGAATTACTTGCATTTAAAGCTATTACCATTCCTAAAGGAACAAGGGTGTGTCAATTTGAGGTTGTGCCTTCTCAATTTGCTACTGTATGGCAGAAATTAAAATGGCTATTATCATCAACTCTACTTCTGGAGCCTGTAGAGACTCTTGGAGCAAATAGTAGAGGTGGTATTGGGCAGACAGGAAAGTAATCACTAAAAAAAACATGAAACATGGAGTTTATATGGAAAATTGTAGCAATGATAGTGGTACTGGCTTGTGTAGCCATTATTGCAGGAGTTGCTAATCTAATAATGAATAGAAGGAAAATAGACCCTAAAGTAGGAAAAATTTCATTTAGAGAGTCTATGGATTTGGTTGAACTGCCAATTGTCACATTTATGAATAATGGCAAGAAACTGAACTTCCTTCTTGACACTGGTGCATCTTATTCTTCAATTAATGAAGCTGCTCTAGAAGGATTATCTTATGTAGAGACTGGAGAGAGTGGAGGTCATTTTGGAATAGAAGGTACTATCCAAGAATCTAAGTATGTAAGAATGAATGTAGATTATAGAAGTCAAAACTATGAGGATGATTTCCAAGTAGTAGACTTAAGTCAGGCATTTGGTAATATTAAACAAGAGTTTGGTATTAACTTACATGGTATTATTGGAAATACTTTCTTTCAGAAGTATAGATATGTACTGAATTTTGATGAATTAGTAGCATATTCAATGGTATGAAAGACTTAATAGAGTTAAAATCAAGAGGAGAGGAACACAATTATCTTAGGAAATTAGTTAAACCAGATGGCAGTGAGTCACACACTTATATGTTAAAGACTTCCACATATACTATGAGGAGTGGTCTTACAAATAAAGGAAAAAAGTTCATAGACCCATCAGGAGGTCCAATGATAGTTGAGGGAGAATATCTTGAAGAAGCTGAGGCAGTAGTTAAATCTATAGACCATGTAATGGGACAGGGTTATGCTATTACCTTTGAAGTCACACCAGAAGAAGAGCAAGAGTTGATTGATGCAATAGTGAATATATGATTTATGTATGTACACAACAAATACTACCTGGATCTGACAAGTATGAGATAATATCTCCACAAGCTGCATTATATATGCTCAAGCCTTTAAGGAAGGTTGGCTTAGATACTGAAACCAAAGGGTTTGACCCTTATACAAAAGAACTCATAATGCTCCAGTTGGGGTGTTATGAGTTTCAAGTAGTAATTGATATAACTACTGTAAGTATAGGATTCTTTAAAGAGTTCTTGGAATCTAACAGACTATTTATTGGTTGGAATATTAAGTTTGACTTAAAGTTCTTGTTACACCAAAAGATAGTTGTAAAAGAATGCTTTGATGGCTTCTTGGCAGAGAAACTTATGTGGTTGGGTTATCCCTCTGGTATTCATGGAATGAGTCTTAAAGCAGCAGGAGAAAGATATCTTGGTGTTGAAATGGATAAGACTGTTCGTGGAAAAGTGATGTGGGCTGGTCTTTCAGGAGATGTTATTGAGTATGGTGCAAATGATGTGAAGTATCTGGAAAGAATCATGGATGCACAGATGAAGGAACTTGAAAAGAGGAACCTTCAAACTGCCATCATCTATGAAAATAAATCTGTTAATTGGGTAGCCTATACTGAATATTGTGGTGTTAAGTTGGACATTGAGAAATGGAAATACAAGATGATTCTTGACAATTTTAATGCCAAAGTATTTGAGGATGCTCTTAGTGATTGGGTAATTGCTGCTGCAAAAGGTGAGCCTTATTCCTATCACTATTTACAAATAGAAGGATGGGCAGACCCAAAGGATTTACAGAGAGCCAGAGAAAAGATGCAAGGTGAAAGATGTCCAGAGGCAGATATTAAAGGACCTGTAAGAGGGTACTTTGAAGCATGGAAAGTGCCTGTGGATGCAAGGTTGAATGCTAAGTATATAAAGGAAGACCTTCAAGGTGACTTATGGAGTGGTTTCAATAATAAGCCTAGCTGTTTAATTAATTGGGATAGTCCTAAACAGGTTATCCCATTATTCAAGCATCTTGGTTTTGATTTGTTAGCTAAAGATAAGGAGACAGGTGAATGGAAAGATAGTGTTGGTGCAGAAGTAATTGAGCCTCAACAAGATAAGTCTACTATTGCCTATCTTTATTTACAATATAAGGCAGCTAAGAAGGTCACTTCTACCTATGGTCAGAATGTAATTGACCAGATAAATGAAAAGAGTGGTAGAGTACACACCAACTTTAATCAGCTTGGAACAGATACAGGAAGGCTCAGTTCAGGTGGTAAGGATAAGGCAAATAAGATTGAATATCTTAATTTTCAGAACTTTCCAGCAGACCCAGAGACAAGGGCTTGTTTTGTAGCAAGTAAGGGAATGAAGTGGATTTCTTGTGACTATAGTGGGCAGGAATCAAGGATTATTGCAGATGTAACTAATGACCCTGCCATGATTGATTTGTTCAATAATGGTTGTGGTGATGTACATTCACTGGTTGCAAAGATGGCTTTTCCTGATATTATAGGTGATTGTCCTATTGAACAGATAAAGAAGAAGTTTCATGGACTTAGGAATGATGTTAAATCCCAAGTAGAGTTTCCTATCAATTATGGTGGAGACTGGAACACAATTAAATCTCACTCTGGTAAAAGTGAGCAGGAGTCAAAGACAATATATAATAACTATATGAAAGGTTTCATTGGTATTAAGACCTATCAGGATAGACAGAGAAAGTTTGTCATGGATAATGGTTTTATCATACTCAATCCATTAACCCAACATAAGGCTCTTATATATGACTATGATATGCTCATGGCTATGAAGAGAAGGTTTACTCAACAGTTCTGGGCTGAATACAAACCCTACAAAGGTAAAGAGAATAAGACACTTCCTAAGGCTGTTAAACAACAGATTTATAAGAGATTTGCTGATGGAGAAAGTTTCAAGGGAATGGTAGGTGTCTATACCTATACTACTAAGAAAGCAGGGAAGGAAGTTCCCAGAGAAGTCTATGTAAGTATAGCAGATGTCTATGTATTACCAGTGAAACATTTCTTCAAAAGGAAGTCTGCATCTGAGAAACAGGCAATTAACTATCCTTGTCAAGGTACTGGAGCACTAATGTTTAAGGTAGCTTCTGTATTTCTATGGCAATATATTCTTGAACATAATCTTGTTTTCAAGGTTAAATTCTGTATTCCAGCACATGATGAATGGAATATAGAGGTTCCAGAAGAGATAGCTAATGAAATGACAGAGGTTTTGAAAGATTGCATGAAAAAGGCTGGAGCATTCTTCTGTAGGAAAGTAGAACTTCCTGCTGAGGGTGATGCAGCAGATTTTTGGATTCATTAATATGGATGAAATTAAAATTACATTAATCTTTGTAGTGGTTTTTGCTATTTTAGTATGGCTACTACATAAGATTAATGAAATAGAAAAGAAGAACATTTATGTTCACCCTAAGACTAAAAATAAATATCTTGTTAAAGGTATAGTTAAAATGAAAGATACCTTATCACTTGAATGGGTGGATGCTGTGTTATATACCAGCCTTAAGACTGGAAATTATTATGTCAGGAATAAAAAGCAATTCTATGACAAGTTTATAATATTAAAAGAATGGGAAGAGAATGGAGGAAATGATAAAAGCAGCAGAGGAAAATAACGAATTACCTGAATCAGTTATTCAATTCAGGGAAATAGCCAAAGGAATGATTGAAACCTATGTTAGGAAGAATCATGACTATGGTAATTCCTTTGATAAGTCCCTTGATAAGTTTGGTCTTGTAGCATCAGTAGTAAGGATTGGAGATAAGATGAACAGAATTGAGTCTCTGGTTCAAAAGAAAGCTATGGTACAGGATGAATCTATCAGAGATACTTTACTGGATATGGCTAATTATGCCATTATGACAGTAATGTGGATGGATAATCAAGACAAAGTTTGTAAGGTATGATTATAGCAGTGGACTTTGATGGAACTTGTGTTACACATGAGTTCCCAAGAGTAGGAGCAGAGATAGGAGCAGCAGAAGTCTTGAAAGAATTGACTGATAAAGGTCATAAGATTATACTGTTCACTATGAGAAGCCATCAGTTAGATGGAGCAGAAGAAACAGAGGAATTTGGTTATGGTAAGACTAAGTCAGCTAAATTACCCAGTGATGGGTTGCAGGATGCAATAGACTGGTTTAAGAAGCATGATATTCCTTTGTTTGGTGTAAATGAAAACCCAACTCAGAAAGATTGGACTTCATCACCTAAACCTTATGCTCATATTTATATTGATGATGCAGCTTTGGGTGTTCCCTTGAAACAGGATTTTCTTTCTGGGAGACCTTATGTGGATTGGGATATGGTTAGATATTATCTTCATGCAAAGGGTATATTATGACAGAAAAACAGAAGAGATGGCAGAAAAGAAATAGGGTACTTTGGAGATTGAAAGGCATGTTCATTCCTTATTATTCTGGAACTGGAATACTAACTCCAGTTGAAGTAGAGAAGCTCACACAAGCCTTCTCTTTAATTAGAGAAGTAGTAAATGATTCTACTCAATCTAGCAGAGAACTTGGATTCAATGCAGTAGAGAGATGTAGATATTGTGGTAAACCTTCAACACATGAAGGTGGTATATGTGATAATTGTTATGATAAGAGATACTAATATGGCAGGACAACAAGGAATTTATTGTGCCCCAGACAATATAGTCCCTAATAGAGATAGGGTAGATATAAGTTGTGCTCCTGATGGAGCAATGCAACTCTGGGTTATGGAGTATGAAGTTACTGGTATAGGTAAGGGATGTGCAATGTGTAAGGCTATTAATCCTCAACAAGCAGAAATGCTCTTGAAGAGTAATGGTATATACAATGGGAGTTCATACCTATATAAAGTAACAAGAATTGAACAAGTGATTGTACCACCTTGCAATGGTCTTATGGCTGAACAAGTGGTAACTTATAAAGATGTAACATTATGAGTAAGAAACTTAGGTTATTAGTAACAACCAAATGTCCTAATAAGTGTCCCATGTGTTGTAATAACTCATGGGATTTTTCATCTTTACCTATAGTGGATAGATGGAACTATGAAGAGATAATGATTACTGGAGGAGAGCCTTTGATTCACACTAATAAAGTGGCTGAATTAATAAGGTCTATTCGAGTTATTAGTGAAGTTTATACAGACATTCCAAAGGTATATGTGTACACTTCAATAGCTGCTTGGGATAGAGTAAGAACTATATTAGCTTATGCAGATGGTATAGTCTTGACTCCTCATAGTCTAATGGATGTTGAGAGGTTTGTAGAACTGAACAATATGATGCAAGATGTTAAGGAAACTGATTTTGACTTTGTTAAAGGGAAATCTCTTAGACTTAATCTCTTTGCTGATATGAAACTTCTCCTTCCTGAGCATATTGACTTGTCATTATGGAATGTCAAGGAAATGGAGTGGGTAAAGGATTGTCCAGTACCTCAAGGTGAGGACTTTAGAAGAATTAAAGAGCTTTGGTGATGAAGCAATTTACACATAGAGAGTTTGTTAGGGTGGTAGTGGCTAATGGTTTCTATTATGATAGACATAATGGAGACCATGCTATCTACCTTAATGAAAAAGGCAGACATATTAGCATCCCATTAAAACTTGAAAGTGTTATTGCAAGAAGATTAATCAAAGAGAATAATTTAGAGATAAATATTAAGAAACTTAAAAAGGAAAAGAGAATGAACAATGCACCATTAGGGGCTGATGAAGACCCCAGAGCACCTTGGAATCAACCTCTTGATGTAAAACATAAGAGGTTTGTGAGTGTAACCATATCATATTATGATGAGGTTGAATTACCTCCAGATGCAGAGGAGGAACAGATTAAGGAAGCCCTTGAAGAGAAGGTGAGAAGACAGGACTTTCCTAAGAAAGTTGATTTTGATGAAATTGTAATATTGGAAGAATGAGAATAATTAAACCAAGTTTTGAAATTTGGGACCAACAAGAAGGTCTTGAAGGAATTTACAAACAGATTGAAAGAGCAGGGAGAGTATGTTATAAATCTGAGGATAAGATAACTGAAACTTCTGCTAAAGAATTTGTAGGTAGAATGATTAAGTCAGGTCATGGTGCTATGTTAGAACATGGTACTGTGTATCTTAAAGCTAAAACTACAATATATTGTGGAATGGGGAGTGAGACTGTAGAATGTCCACTATATAAATACTCTGAGAATCCTTACTCTGTAGTTAAAAAGGACAATGAGTGTTTCCCTGACTACTTGTATGTCACTACTAACTATAGAGTGTTAGTAGAAAATGGTTGGATTGATGACTTGAAGTATCTATGTGAACCTACTGAATATCATAAAAAGAGAGTTACAGTACACTTTACCACTCAAATAGCTATTACCAGAGAATATAATAGACATAGAGTTAATTCTATGGCTGAACAATCCACAAGGTATTGTAACTATGGTAAGGATAAGTTTGGTGGTGTAAGTATTAATCTCCCAAGTTGGGTGGATTCTGAGATTCAAAGATTAGAAGACATTACTGAAAATGTACTTCCCACTTTTGAGCAATTAAAAGAGGAGTATTTCTCAGTATCAGACCAAGGCATTACTAAAGATGATTGGGGAGATATTGAATGGTGGTTGTGGTCTAATCTTGTTGCAGAAGAATCTTACTTGAGACTTATTGAGAAAGGTAAAAAACCTCAAGAAGCAAGAGTAGTATTACCTCTTGACACTAATACAGAGTTAATTCATACTGCATTTGTAAGTGACTGGAATCACTTCTTTGGGTTAAGAGATGATTCTCATGCACATCCTGATGCAAGATTATTAGCACATCCATTACACATGGAGTTTTTGAGAAGAAATTATTTGGTGGATTTATATGATGAAGCCAATCCTGATTAATAACTAAAAAAAAAACAATGGCATTTGGAATTAAGAAACAAACAGTTATTGCGAAGCCTTCATTTAAGGAAAGGCTGACTGGAGTAAAATCAATGTTTAAGAAAGCACATGAAGATGCTTCAAAGTTGAGTGCAGAAATGCAGGCAGACATTGACAGTAAGAAACAAAAGGTAAAACTCCTTGAGGATGAAATAGGTTTCATCTCTGAAACTCAGAAGGAGACTCAAGAGTTTATGTCAAATCTTGAAAAGTTCATTTAATGAGAACAAATTTAATTAAGACAAAAGAGCTACTTAAAGTAGTAGAGCCATCTACTACTGATGGTATGCTTGACATGGTGATTGCATTTGATACAACTGGCTCTATGTTAGAGTATATTAATGCAGTAAAGACCCATGTGAAGGAGTTAGTTCCCAAACTATTCAGTTCTAATCCTAATTTGAGAATTGGTATAGTAGCATTTGGTGACTATTGTGATATGAAGAGCAAGAGTGACTTTGGTAATGCTTATCAAGTGTTAGACCTAACTAATGATGAATATAAAATTGTTAGGTTTATACATGAAGCTAAAGACACTTTTGGTGGGGATGGTGATGAGTTCTATGAACTGGTCATTAAGAAAATCACTGAGGAAACTGCATGGAGAGAAGGTTCTACTAAGGCAGTATTATTGATTGCTGATGCAGCACCTCATAGAGTAGGTTACAGCTACAAGGGTATTGTAGATAATGCCCAGATTGATTGGAGGGAAGAAGCTAAGAAGGCAAGTGAGTTAGGTATCAAATTTGATACTATGACTATTTCCTCTATGCATGGTGAGTGGTATAAAGAGCTTTCTGCCATGACAAATGGTATAAGTGTTCCATTTAATAACAGTAATAAAACTTCTCAAGTAATTGAAGCTGCTGCATTAAGTAGAGGTGGAACAATGACAAAAGATATGTATATGACTACTATGGATTCTGTAAAGGATGATGTAGAATTAAGTGCAGTATATGCTGCTTATTCAAAAGAAGTAATAGGTTAAAATTAAAAACAATGAAAATCAATATTAAAGAGATAGCAGTAGGTGATGTATTCTCAGAAGAATCACATTACATTGTTGAAGAGATTGGTAAAGATACAATCAAATTCAAACATACAGAGAGTGGAAAGTCAGTAACATTAGGTTATGGTTATGTTCAGGACCTGCTTAATACTTCTGACCAGTATGACAAAGAAGTAAAAGTGACTAAGGAGGATAAGAAAGATGGTACTCCAGGTATAAGGACAATATTTGAGGGTATCAAATCTTCTGAGGTATTTACTGTTGTGTTCCAAAAGCAGGATAAAGCTAAAACCAAGAAGCAATATGAAGCTGAAAGGGAAGCTCAAAGACAAGAGGCTGTAGCTTTGATTGACAAGGCTAAGAAAGCTAAGAAGTCAATGGCTGTAGCTTATAAAGAAGCTCTGGAACACATTCAGAATAACCCTATTAAGGACTTCATTGAAGGAGAAGATAGGGTACTGAGAGGCTACAAGATGCAATTTGTATCAAGGGATGGTAAGTACAAATGTATGGATATGGATGTTGTAAGAGGTCCAAAAGAAACTGGTGAAAGACTGGTTAATATCAATACAATTAAACAGCTTATCTTCAATGGTGTTAAGTATGTAGTTGAGTAACAGTTAGGGGAGCTAAGTCTCCCCTTTCTTATTTTTAAAGAGTTTGGTTTACCTCTCAAAAAGAAAACACTTAATAACTTGCATATTAAGAAAACAACCTTTATATTTGCACATAAATTTAATTATAAATCTATAACAAGATGAGTAAAAGATGTATCACAACTAATTCTACAATAGAAGAATTGGCTGCTAAATTACAGGGTGAAACTATAGAATCAGTCAAGGGGCTTGTTGAGCTATGGCAAGACAAGAATAATAAGGACTGGGATACTTATCCTACTGCTTCTGAACTAAATAACTTTAGGGCAGAATTAAGGAAAGGTAAGGATGAAATGATAGAGGCTTTAGATAAAGCACTTTCACCTTCATTTGAGGCTCCAAAGATTTCCACTGTGGAAGAACAAGCTAAAGTAGATTTGGACTTTGACCCAAGAACAAGAAGAGATAGGGTTAGTCTGATTGCAAGATTCTTTAGCAATGAAATAGATACAGCACTGCAAGAGCATAATGATACTCTCAATAAGAGGATTGCTGATGCTGAAAAAGAAGGTGATGTACTTGCTGTCAATGAACTAAAAGAAGAGTTAGGAACTCTTGATAGATTTAAGATAATCAAGTTATATACACCTGCTGGCTTATTTAGTAGAGTAAAGGATTACTTTAATAACTATATACTTGACTCTGAGGAGAATAGGATACAATCAGAACTGAATACAATCAATAGTATGAAGGGTTCTGAAAGATATAGTGATGAGCAGAAGTATGAGGCTGCAAAGAAGAAAGCATTATATAAAACCAATGCTTATCAGAAGGTAGTAGATAACTTCAAACCTTTGGTTGAGGAAGCAAGTACTACACTAATAGCTACTGAGGGGATTAGGATTGACCCTAATTATATTGCCCCTAAAGATGCCAACCTTAATGATGATACTCCAGATGGAGAAAGTGAATTAGATACACAGGCTGATGACTTTTCAAAGGATGAGTCTTTTAAGGATGGATGGATGACTAATTATAGAGAAGTAAGCTCTCATGAGTCTTTAAGTCAAGAAGTTAGAAAGGTAATCAGAGAGATTCCCCAACTTGACTACAGAGGAAAGTATGATAAGGATGATTTAGGAAATCTTAGATTTCTTGATGCAGACTATGTTCATGCAACCCTTATAGATAAGCTCAGAGACATGATTACATCTGATGATATGTTACCACTTCTGGAGACTCTGGGTAATACCAAACCTTGGACTAAGCAAATAGTCAAGAAACTACAGGCTGAGCCTAAACTATTCAGTCAGTTCTATCAGGATTTCAGAAAGGACTTTATGCCTTACTGGATTCAGAAGAAGAAGCTACAGGCTGATGGTACTTTCAAGATGGAAACTATTGCTATCAATAAACCTGAGGGGGTCTATTATCTGCTTGATGAATGGAGGGATAACTATGAGAATGGTAATCTGCTTGATGATGATAGTATCTATGATAAGAATGGAGACTTGAATCTTGAGAATGCAGAGAATGGTCTCAAATGGACTGAGGCTCTCAATAACAGATTTACCAATCTTAGTACAGAGCAAAGGTTGGAACTTCTACAAGATGAAAAGGTATGGAAGACATTGAATAAGCTCCTTAATATGATTGGTATCAATGCTAATCAAGGTGTATTATTAGATGCTCTGACCAATATAAAGCAATATGAAGGTGGTACTGCAACAGACCCAATTATGTTGCTTCTTCCTCAATTAAACATTATATTCAGTGGTGTAAAAAAAGGTGAGGTTAAATCTGAGACTCTTGAAGATGGAACTGAAAAGAGAGGAGATTTGATAAATACCTTTGGTTCTGCTTATAACAGCATAGCTATGATGCTTGCAGAAGTAACAGAAGATGCCATTGAAAGTAGTGTGAGGGAAAATGATAAGTCATACTATAGTCATGTTACTCCTAACTATCTTGGTAAGTTGATTAAACAGCTTAAGAATGTTATGGGTAATGAAGCAAGGTTCAAAGAGTTTGTTGAAAATGAATTTGGACAATATGAATGGTTCTATAAGGATGGTAGATGGAGAAATGACTGGATTGAGCAACTGGTAAATAACCCTGAAATGAGAAGAGGATTGAGCCATAAGGTTCTACTTAACTCAGATAAGGTTGCATATCAGAACTGGGATGATTTAGATTATACATTAGTATTACTGACAGAATACTTTGGAGACCCAGATAACAGTAAATCTGATGTTCAATGGGCTAATTACCATGTGCCAATTCTTTCAGATAGTCCTTCTGCTGAGTTCATTAGATTCAGGAAGTATGACAATCATAGCATCATTGGAGAAGATGGTGAGTATATGAAGTATGATGATATTATCCTTGATAGGATGGTTGATTTAGTTAATCAAGAGGTAGATAGAATAGCTCTTGTAAATCAAAGAGATGTTGAATACCAAAAGGGTAATCCAAATATTGCTCCCATTGCAAATTATGATATAGTAAGAAAGAAAGATGGTACTATCAAGAGTATTGGTGGTGCTGAATTTAAGTTCCTTACAGCTCTTAATGATGTAAGATATGACAATGGTGAGACTTTCCTTGACAGATTCCAGAGAATTCAGAATGAAGGAACTGGTGCTGAATTAAGAGAGTTCATCAGAGAGTCAGTAAGAGAAGCTCTTGATAATGAGTTTGAACAGACTTATAGAGAATGGACTAAAGCTGGTTTACTTGAAGAACTGCCTAATGGTAAGTACAAATATCTTGGAGTAATTGGTGTAAATGCTGGTCAAAGTTCTTATAATAGAAATACAGCAACTTCTTTGAATAACGCAAAGAAGGCTCTTGAAGGAATGTGGACTACAGAAATGGATATTCTTTTAAGGGATTACAACAATAATAATCCAGTGGATGATAGAAGGGCAACTACTCTTTTTGAAAGTATTAAGGACTTGTTGAGAGAGAAGATGGTGAGAGGTGGGATTACTGCTAAGGAAGTAGATAGTATCAACAGAAACTTGGTTATTAGAAATAATGCCAAAGCTAAGTTGAGAGAGTATTTCTGGAATAGTAAGTTTGCTACATCACAAATCATTGAACTCACTACAACTGACCTTGCTTTCTATAAGAATATAGAGGACTTCCAAAAGAGATATAAGGAAGTTCATGCTCCTGCCCTCAGACTTAATACTAACTCTAAGTATGGTAGAAAGGAAGAGAGGACTATCTATCTAAAGGATGATGAGATTGTATCTTCTGCACTTGATGATATTGCAACTGTACTTGATGAAAGAGTCAAGAAAGGTGAGATGGCAAAGAGAGACAGGGATTTAATCTTGAATAAGTTCAGAGGGGTAAATGTGGCAGATGCTCAGGCTTATAGGTCATTAAGTTCTTACAGAGCTATACTTGATATGTCTGGTCAGTGGACAGATGATATGCAGAGAGCCTTTGATAACTTCCAAAATGGTAAGTGGGATATGGTTGATTTTAATATTATCTGGCAGACTAAGAAACCTTATGTGTATACTCAGGTGAATAATATGAGTGGAGTTCAAGGTCATACAGGTATTAAGACACCAGTTCAGCATAAGAACTCAGAGTTCCTTCTTATGGCTATGCACCAGTTAGTTTCAGGTCCACTTGGTAAATCAGGTAAACTTGTAGCTATCAATGAGTTCATGGAAGAGAATGGAATTGATGTAGTTCAATTTGAATCAACTACTAAGGTTGGGAAACAAGGTGTAATTGATTTGAATAGTGTCAATACTAAGGAAGATGTCAAGTCTGTTCTTAAGAATGCCACTACTCAGAATGGTGTTGAGAATCCTAATGTGGTTCATAAAGTAAGCTATGAAGACTATGGTATTCAGACTGCAACCCCAGAACATGCTATTGATGCAGTTCAGTTAGTTGGTACTCAGATTAGAAAGCTGATTACAGCAGATATTAGTCCAGATATTAAGATTGATGTAAATGGTAGAGAGATGTCTAAGCAGGAATGGTTAGATATGTATAATGCTGTTAACACTGAGAATATCATTCAGGCTTTTGCTGATGTAAATGAAATCTTTAAAGACCCTAAACAGGTTGAGAAGATTCTTCTTGAGGAATTAAGAGGTAATCAAAGGTATGGAATTGACATGATTAGAGCCTGTACTCTTAATGAGAAAGGACAATTCAATATTCCATTATTTGACCCTGTACAATCCCAAAGAGTACAGACATTGCTGAATAGTATTATCAAGAGTAGAATTACTAAACAGAAGATTAGAGGAGGAGCACTTATTCAAGTATCTGACTATGGTCTTACTGATGAATTGAAGATTGTTTTTGAAGGTGAAGGGGAGAACAAGAGAATTAAATATCTCGAAGTTTACATGCCAGCATATAGTAGGAAGTTCTATGAACCTCTTATGAAGGCAGGTACTCATGAACTGGATATAAATAAGTTACCAGATAGCTTGAGAAAGTTGATTGGTTATAGAGTTCCAACTGAGGACAAATATTCAATGGCTCCTCTTTATATTAAAGGTTTCTTACCTCAGCAGAATGGTTCTGCAATTATGCTCCCAGCAGAGATTACTACTTTGAGTGGTTCTGACTTTGATGTGGATAAATTGTATATCATGCTACCTGAGTTCAAGATAACTCCTAAGTATAATAGAAGGCAGTTTGTTGATGATTTGGTTGCTCAATTGACACAAGGAAAAGCTGTATCTCCTGAAATGTTGAAGGAATATAGACAGAGTGTAAACAGAGCCATAGATGATGGTAGGAAAGCTCCTAAGGATAGTCAGGAATACAATCTCTGGAAGACATATAAAGCTAATAGGGAGAAGTATAGAGTAGCTTCTGAGGATAAGATTGAGAAGATTGAATATGACTTTAGCAAGTCTCCACAAGAGAATAGTCTTGAAGCCAGAAACAATTTATTGATTGATATGATGTGGGGAGTTCTGACTAATGCTGACACTGCTTCAAAGATGCTTAACCCTGGTGGTTTTGATTATCAGAAGAAGTCTGCAAGAATGATTAATATCCTTCAATCAAGTAGAGAATCTGAACTAAGGAAGGAACTAAATATCCCTGAGAATCAAAGTACTCTTAACAAGTTGAGTAGTATGGATTTAGAACAACTTGACAAATTGGCAGAGAAGTTCAAGAAGAAACTTGACCCTCTTAACCCAAGAACTCAGGTTCAACTTCATCAGCATAATATGACTGGTGCAGCATTGATTGGTATTTATGCCAACCATAATGCAAACCATGCTTTGATGCAACATACTGAATTAGGTCTTGATACTGAGAATGGTTCTTTCTTACTTAATGGTAAGAGATTGACTTCTCTTCATGGTATGATGAATGACAATAAAGAGTATATCTCAAGGAATAATGCAGGTTTCCTTGCTGCATCTGTGGATAATGTGAAGGACCCTGTGCTTGCTTCATTAAATCAGAACACATTCACTGCTGATGCTTCAATGCTTCTAAGTAGGCTTGGTTATAATCCTATTGAGATTGGTTTGATTATGTCACAACCAATTGTAATAGATATTACTAATACCTATTTTAGGGAGAGTAGAGAAGGTAAAGGAAAGGACACAATCATTGATGAAGTCATTGAGAACTATAAGAAAAGGGCTGCAATGATGGAAGATGTAACCTATGACAATTATAAATCTAATAAATTCATGGCAGATGAATTGGCAGACAATATCATTCTCCAAAAGGAAGTAGAGGAATTAAGTGATAGGAATAACACATCTGACTATAGAAAGATTGAATTCTATAAGAAACAAGTGGCTGCTGGTTATTTATTCAAGAGAATAATGAGCACAGCAGATTCCTTAGGACAGTTGGTTCAAGCTACAAGAGCAGATACTCAAGGTGGTGCAGCAGGTCCTACTATTGCAGATACACAGATTAAGATACAGAAAGTTGATGACTTCCTGACTAATGTAGTGTTAAATGAAAATTCTCCTTTAACTGGTGCAGATGTTATCATGCCTTTCAGTATGAAAGGTATGGATATTGACCAGATAAGAGAGAAGTTGTTAAGCTCTCCATTACCTTATTTACAGGCATTCTTTAGTCTTGGTATTGACCAGACACAAGAAATGTTCAGTAGATATTTCCCTCAATTCACTGACTCTTTCAGAGAAGTAATTGATGGTAAAGAGGGATTGAGAGGCTTAAGACAGTACACTAAGACAGGCAAGTTAAATGCAAAAACACTCAATAATATCTATAATGATTTGTTAGCTTATATTATGTCCAAGACATCATTCTTTGGGCAAGAAGCTAACCTCAGAGCAGATGATAAGGTTACAACAGCCAGTGATAAGAGAAGGGATTTCATTAATAATTTCCCTGATTACTTCAACAGAACATTGAGTGAACATCCTGAAATAGCTGAACTTGAGTTTGTTAAGAGATTAAGAGTAATAAGGGCTAATCAAAACAATCCTGTGGATACAGTAGTATTTAAGAATGTTGGTCAGTTAAGTCCTACTTTGAGAGAAAGATATATGAGAGACTGGCAATCATTATTATATATGGGACCAGAAGCTCAGTCTTTAGCTCTTAATCTATTCAGATACAGTTATTACAGAAATGGGTTTGCATTTGGACCTTCTACTTTCATTCATTTAGCACCAACTGCTATTAGACAATCTATTCCAGAGTATATTGATACTTTGAGAGGGTTATTGAGAAGTGGAGATGATTACAGTCAATTTATTGACCAGTACATCTACAATCATTTGGATAATAGACAGTTAGTTCCTGAGGTTCCTACAGAGGCTTCTACTTCTTTCACTAATGAACAAGGTGATGCTTTGGATATGGTTAAAATAACCATTGATACTGAATCTAACAGTAGTGATAAGAAGATAATAAGGAAGAGAGAGGGAATAGGAGAGGAAACAACCTATGACTTCTTTAATTATATAGCAAGAAGGTACAAGGGAGGTACAATATATTATAGGCTTACACAAGCTGATAATGTACAACCTAATGTAGCTGTGTATGAAAGAATAGACCCACTTGGATTCAAGAACAGTTTCATTGAGTATGAATATGGTAAGGATGTCACTGAAATGAAGTCAGTAATTGATAAGAATGATAGGGATTACACTCCTAATGTAAATCAGGATATAACAGCCTATCAGGAAGAGAATATAGATTATGACTCCATGCCAGAATATCTTAACTATGACTTCTCAAGTCTGACTCAAGATATTGCAAGTGAGGCTTTCAGTCAGGTGTATGGTGCTCCACTTGAAGTAAATGAAGGAAAAGCAGATGATATTAACTCTATCAATCCAAATACTGAGTATGAGGATGCAAACAATGATAAAATCTGTGGTGCAAATACATTATATGAATTATAGATATGTCTAAGAAATGTGCAATAATTCCTCAAGTGAGGAACAGTAAAAATGAGGTAGTAAGCAGCAGGTTATTTAAAGACCTGCTGGCTTATGCCCCTAATAGACAGGAGGCAACAAGAATATATCTCATTACAAAGAGTAGTGACTTTGTTACTAATTGGTTGCCAAAGCTCCAGATGGATGAAAATGGTGAACCTACTCTAAGTAGTCTCTTGAAGAAAACTAATCTAAGAAGTGTTATTGATGAGCAGAAGATTCTAAAAAGCCTTAATGAAGAGATTGGTCATTACCATAAGACAGGTAGAGCTAAGTTATATCTGAATAATGATGAAAACTATAGAATGTTAGTCCAAAAGGCTATTCAATTCAACACTCAATCAGAGTTTAGAGAGGACTATGTTGCATCTGTTGAGAAGGTATGGGACAATGAAAGTAATAGGGTTTATATCAGTCCTTTTGTCAGAGTAAGAAACAAGATGAACAGTCTTGAAGCTAACAATATGCAGTATAATTATACTCTTAATAATAGATTGAGAGAGATTCTTGCTGCTAATGGTATAGCAATAGGTGCTCTTACAGACTTGGAACAGAGAAGAGGAGTGGCAGGAGTAACAGACTTTAGTCAAGCCAAAGATGCTGCAACAGGTATAATTGAATTGATTAGACTTGCTGATGGTATTAAAGGTGAGAGAGCATTGCCAGAAGAGTTTGCTCACTTTGCTATTGAAGCAATGGGTGATAATCCTCTTATAAATAGACTGGTTAATCATTTGGCTAATAATAGCTTAGTAGGTGAGATATTAGGTGATGATTACAATACCTATGATAGTCTGTATAAAGGAGATGAATCAAAGTTAGCCAGAGAAGCTGCTGGTAAATTACTTGCTAAACATTTATTACAGTCTGAACCTATTCCTTCCTCATCCTATAAATCCCTTCTGGAGAGGTTTATTAATGCTGTAAAAAATTTCTTTAGAGGATTAGGGGCTTCACAGTTTCAAAAAGCAATACTTGAAGCAGAGAGTAGCTTTAGTAAACTGGCTGGTGATATTCTCACTGGACAAATGGATGAAGCCATTAGTGTTGAGAATATAGCTACTTCTGAGGCTTTCTATTCCACTACTGAAAGAGTAGATAGGGATAAAACTCTCTTGAAGAAGATTATAGATAATGAGTTGAAGAGACTTAAGATTTATGAAAAAAGAAATCCTAACAGTCAGTTTAGTGCCAATCAGAGGTTACTAATAGACAGGTTAGAACTTGAATTAGCTGATAATAGTGAGATTGAAGGTATCTACATGTTCCTTGATAATGCACTTGAAGAACTAAGGAAAGTGAGTAGTAGGCTTGAGGTATTGAGAAATACTCCTGCAACTAATCTTAATGAAAGGGCTGGAGTACTAAGGGATATCAGGAACTATATGTACAGTTATAAAAGGATAGCTGATTCAGTAAGAGAGGCTCTTAGAGAGGAAGAGAAGTCCACAGATAACAGATATGGTCACAGGGTAAGGGTTGCATTAGATAATGTTACTACAATGCTTAATGACCTTGCAGTGGACTACAACACAATCTCTATGCCTCTATTTGTTGATTTCATCAAACCTTTTGTGGGAGATAATCTTGTGGTTCCATTTGGAAAGTATAAAGGAAAGACCCTTAATGCAGAAGAGTTGATTAAAGTAGCTGATGAGGATATTTCTTTCTTTGATAGATGGCTGGATAGTATGGCAGACAGCTCTGATTATATGTTGAAGATTATGGACCAAGCTGTTAAAAAGAGCAAGGAACAAGCTAGATTGAAGACTATTGATATTCAGAAGGAACTACAAGCTGCCACTATTAAACTTGAACAGGCTGGTGTAAAAGACACTGAGTGGATGTTTGAGAGAGATAGTAAAGGTAATCTGAGTGGTAATTATATCAGTGAGATAAATCATGCTCTATTCAGAGAGAGAATGAGGACTATGTTTCAAAGTCTCAATGAAAAGTATGGCAGAAATCCTGTAGGGGAGAATGCTGATAAATATAATGAAGAGAGACAGAACTGGTTCAATGCCAATATGGAGACTGTAGATGGAGTTAAACAACCTAAGAAATCTATTTATGAAAGTATGGAGTTCAGAAGGCTGAATAAAGCCCAAAGGGACTATTATACTACTGTGATGGATATTAAGGCTAAACTTGATGCTCTTCTTCCTGATAAATATACAAAGCTGAATAGTGCTGTAAAGATTAGGAAAGACTTGGTTGAGAGGGTTAAAAGCTCTGAAAGTGTAAAATCTGGTGCTCAACAAGTTTGGGAAAGTATCAAAGATAATTTCATTAGGAGAACTGATGATACAGACTTTGGAGACAAGGCAACTGTAAAAGACTTTGAGGATAGAGAGGTACAAATGTTACCTATCTACTTTACAAAGCTCAAAAAGGGAGAAAGTGCTAATGACCTATCTACTGATATAGTAGGCACTATGACTGCTTATGCAGCAATGGCTAATGACTTTGATGAAATGAATAAGGTCATTGATGTTCTTGAAGTTGGTAGAGATATGCTGAGAGAAAGACAGGTTACTCAAACAGTGGGTGGTAAACCTATGGTTGAGAAATTTAAGGCAGTAGGTAGAAAGGTTGAGAGTAAATTAACCAAGACAGGAGACAAGTCAAGGTTTATGGAGAGACTGAATGACTTCTTTGAAATGCAGGTATATGGAAAATACATGGCAGATGAAGGAACATTTGGTAAGACTAATATTGACAAGGGAAAGGTAGCCAACTTTATTAATAGAATGACTTCTATGAATAATTTGGCATTGAATGTCCTTTCAGGTATATCCAATGTAGCTACTGGTAAAGTGATGATGAGAATTGAGTCTTTCTCAGGTGAATTTTTCAGTGAGAAAAATACACTAAAAGCTGATAGAAACTATGGTAAGGAATTACCAGCATTCTTAGCTCAGTTAGGTGATAGGGTAAAGACCAATAAGTTAGCTTTATGGGATGAACTATTCAATGTGATGCAGGAATATGAACAGGATACAAGAGAAGTCAACTTTGATAGGAAGACTTGGTTCAGTAGAATGTTTGGTACATCTGCTCTATTCTTTATGAATAATGCAGGTGAACACTGGATGCAGAATAGGACTAGCTTAGCTTTGGCTGATGCTTATAAAATGAAGGCTCCTAATGGTAAGTTAGTAAGTCTGTGGGATGCTTTTGAGGTTGTACCATTAGATAGTAGTAACAAGAAGTTAGGTGCTAAATTACAGCTAAAACAGGGTTATACTAAGGCTGATGGTTCAGCTTTCACTCAAGAAGACATAATCAAGTTCAGTAGGAAGAGTGCAGCTATTAATCAAAGAATGCATGGTATTTACAATAAAGCTGATAGAAGTGCAGTACAAAGGTTAGCTATTGGTAGATTGGGTATGATGTTTAGGAAATGGATTAAACCATCATTGAACAGAAGATTCAAATCAGCCACATATAACTATGACCTTGAAGCATGGACAGAGGGTTATTACCTTACTACTGGCAGGTTTATGAATGCTCTATTCCAAGACCTTAGGAAAGCTCAGTTTGATATTGCAAGCAAGTGGAATGAGATGACTCCCACAGAACAGGCAAATGTCAAGAGAGCATTAACTGAGGTGGCACATTTCCTTTCAGTAGCAGCAGCTATTGGATTGATAGAATGGAGTGATGATAGGGACAGACCTTGGTTAGTCAAGATGATTGAGTATCAGTTGAGAAGGTTATACACTGAATTAGGTGCTCTTACTCCTACTCCAGAGATGGTTGGTGAAGGATTGAGGATATTAAAGTCTCCTGCTGCTGGTGTAAATACAGTAGAAAAGACTCTTAATCTAATCAATCTGATGAACCCAATGAACTATGAAACATTCAATGGAGAAGATGCAATACTTAAGTCTGGACCTTATAAAGATAAGTCTAAAGCTCAACAGAGCTTACTTAAATCTCCTCTTGCTCCTATGTATAATACAGTTCTAAGAGGTATCTTTATTGAAGACCAAATACCATTCTTTAAGCAATAGGCTTAAAACACAAAAAGGAAGTAATTTTCATTACTTCCTTTTTTTTTATTCAAATTTTAATAGAACTCCCTTAGTTCTGTACCCATGTAATGTATTGTACCTTATGGACACTGGGGTTACTTTTAAAACTCTTGCTGCTTGTTTGACAGATTCAAACCTTACAAATGAATTTTCCTCATTAAGATAGTATCCTAATAGTGATTTCTTCTTATTCCCTGAAACCTTTGATATATTCTCTAATTCCAAGGCTTCTAAGATAGCTTCCTTCTCCAACAGTTCTTTATTTTTAACTGTGTTCCTATCATAGGGAACATTAAATAATTTGGAGAGTTCTTTTATTACATTACTATTATAGAGGAACCACTCTACTTTATTTTCAACACTTAATCCTAACTTATTCAGATATAGGTGATATTCTAATTCATCAGCCCTATTTCCTTCTTTTATACCTATAACTTCAAAGTTAGGATTATGAGTTTCATATTGGGATATTCTACTATCTAAATCTTCTGTAAATCCAATCTTGATATAATTTCCACTTCTTATTAAATATAGCATATTTCCCCCTTTTTATTTACTCCCTAATAAAAAATTTCAGCCTAATGCTTAAGAGTTACATCTTAATGCTTGCTCTCTTTCTTCTTGGGATACTTCATTCCATTTTTCTTCACTCCACTTCTCTTTCATACTATCTGAAAGACTGCTATAATCAAGTTCTCTTCTCTTACTTCCTAAAGGTTCAACTCTATATTCAGCATTACTATATCTTCCATTATTAATGTCATGATATAATGCTGTCAGAGATGGACTGTAGTAGTTCCAGAATCTAACTTTATATATTAATGATTTGAAGAAATCAATGATATGATTAAGTAATGACTTATCATTTGAATGTTTACTCCTGTATTCATCCAGAGCCTTTTGAGACTCTATATCATCACCAAACATATATTCAGCAGCAAGTTCCATACTATCCTTGATTCTTGTTACAACAGAAGGACTATTCACATTACTTGCCATGACAAATCTTCTAAATCCTTCTGCCATATTTTCCTCAAGGTCTCTCTCACTAATATTACCATACAAGGCTTTAGCTTCTTCAAATAGTCTTGCTCTATTTTCCTCAGAGGTCATTAGTTGGAATACAACATGGAATGCTTCATGGTAGGTAGTACCTTCTGCTGCAATATCAGAAAGAGTTACTACTCCTTCTTTAAATTGACCCCATGCTATAGCTCCTTTACCAGCAACTTCAATAAGACCATTACTTATTTGGATTCTTCCATCCTCACTCAATTGAGGTAGAATCTTATTAAGCCAAGATAGTTCTTTCTCTTTATTCCATACAGGTCTATCAAGTTTATCTACTTGTCTTAATTCAAACTCTACATCAAACTCTTCATCAGTCTGATTAATAGCTTGCTCTTTAGCTACTGTAGCCTGAGCACCACTTGCATCTGACTGATTAATAGTGGCAGGAATAATAGGCTTCTCAATCTTAACTGGTTCAGTAGAAGGAGTATAAAGTATAGTACTTTCCTGAGACATATCTATAACTCTTTGAGGATTACCTTCCAGTATCTTCTTTATATTATTCTTAGCCTCAGTCTCACTATATGACAGTACAGTATTATTTACTAAAGCAATAGTATTACCATTAGGAAATACTGCATAGAAATCATTAGATGCAACATGTGCAGGTTGGTCTCCAAAGCCTTTAGTAATATTAGGAACCTTAGTCATATATACCTCAACTCCATTCACCTTTCCAATAGGACTTAGATAACCTGTATGTAACTTTCCATCTCTCAAGAAGTAACCTACTTTACTATCTGACATACTATAGTCTGGTAGAACATTGTTTATAGGCTCTCTTGTTTCAAATGTACTGTTGAATATAGGTAAGCTACTATTAGTATTATTCACTTCTGGAGTGGCTACACTACCAACTAAAGGAACATTCACAGATGAATCATAGTTAAGAAGAATACCCTTCTCCTTATTTACCCTACTGACATTATCCTTGTTGTATTCAAGTACAAAGGGTAATATAGCTAAAGTAGTAATAGGAGTATGATATTGAGACTCAAATAAGTTCTTATAAGCACTTAATTGTTTGGTATAATACTGCTCTTGACTCATTGTTTGGGTATTAGATTTATTTTTGAAGTAATTAACCTTTCTACCATTCCTATCAACAAAGTCATAGAAACTGTACCTACTTGTCTTAACATCATATATTTTGAAGTTTCCATTAGCATCTACAGAGAGAATATCAACCTCACCAGCTATCCTGTTTCCATTCTCATACTTATTGAAGAGTACTATATTATTAGTAAGGAATGTCTCACCTCTTGCTTCAATATTACTCTTGATTTCAGTAAGAGAAGTAACCAAGTCATTAAATGCTTGTTCAGACATATTACCTGGTTTAACTGGCATCTCACTTGATGTAAAGAAGTTCCTGATTATACTATCTACAGAAGTACCTGCTTCTAATGCTCTTTGTGAATTAGTTCCAAACATCTTATCTCTTACTACATTCACAATAGTATCTCTACTTCTTGCATCTATCTTACCCTCAAATGCTGTAAGGTCTACTCCATAGTGGTTACTTAAGTTCTTAAGATAATTATTGAACTGTACTACATTATCTGCATTCTTTGAGAGATTAACTCTTAAATCCTGTAGAGCTTTAGTCTGCTTAGGAGATTCAATCCAATTACTTCCTAATACTGAATGTACCCTCTTATATTCATGGTATTCACCATCATCCTCAAGGATATAATAGAACTCACCATCAGTTCTTGTCTTATCAACCTTAGCTTGGTTCTCTGCAATCTGGTCTATAACTTTCTTAGAGTCAGCTATAGTATTCCTTCTGTCAGCTAACTTCTGTTTGAAATTATCTGATGCAGCACCAGTTACATACTGACCTGTATTTCTGTTCAGAACCTTACCATTAGGAAGAAGGGTGATACCCCCCATCATCATAGAACCATTCTGAGCATCCCCATAGTTTTCTTGTATATAAGCTATATCAAGAATAGACTCTGGGAAGGAGTTAAGAGTTCTACCATTATCATCTCTCACAGTATTTGAAGTCAAATCTACATGATATGTAGTGTTATCAAAGGAAACTGTAGTTCCTGCAATAGCTCCCTCTGTACCTCCTACAGGAGTTTGTATCTTTCTACCTTCCTCAGCTTTAACTGATGCAGGGTTTAGAGCTTGTTGTAAGTTACCTTGTATATCAAAGTAATCTGTTGTAAACCAGTTACTTTTTACACTGGCATCTATTATATTAGATGTCATTACTCCAGAAGAGAGTAACATATTATTGTAGCCCTCCTTATTAAGCATACCTAAATTCACCTGTAATGGAAGGTTGAATGCCATTAAAATGTTTTGTATTTCATTAGCTACTTCCTGTGAATCCCTTGTATCAGGTTGGGTTTTAACATCATCTCCACCTAATTCATAGAGAACATTAGGGTCCCATCTTTCAGTTAAGAATACAGTTCTTGCATCTTCTCTTCTGACTCTCTTACCATCTACTTCATCATAGATTTCATTCTTATTAGCATCTCTCTGAACCTTAGTAAACCTGATACCATTACCATTCTTACCTTGAATATAGTCAATATGAACATCACCAATATACAGACTTCTTGCCAAGTCTTTTACTGCATTATTAACATCTTCCTCTGTAAAAGCATTAGCTAAAGCATCAATACTCTTCTTTATATTATTGTATAAAGGAGTTGAGTTAATAGTAACATCCTCTGGATTATACTCACTTTCATTGAAGTGTTTAACCCTTACAGCAGCAGGACTATATTTACCAGCAGCATTAGGAATAAGGATATACATCCTACCTTCTTTTTGGCTCATGTCCATTGGCTTGGTAATTAAATCATCACTGATTCTACCATTAGTAGACAGGACACCATTCTTTACAATACCAAAGATAGAACTTGAAGTTACATTAGGTATTTCTCCCATGTTTCTTTCTTCTGTACCATAAGGTATTCTACCAACCATTATCTGAGATACTCTTGTAGTAGGAGTAGCTATAAACTTCTTATCCTTTCCAGTCTGATTGAACTCTTCTTTTACTCTTTCAATAAGACCTGATAACCCTTCATACCTATCTACTACATACTGACTTTCATCTAATGAACCTACTATTTGGTTATTCCTCTTATCTACAATAAAGATTGTATGGTCATTAAATTCAGGGTCAATCATAAAGCCAAGTTCATCCCCTGCCTTTAGATTACCTTCATTTACATAACTGAAAGCTCTATTATCTCTTAGATAGTTATAAAGTTCATCAAAGTTCAAATTCTCTTTCTCTGCAACTACTACATTGAAAGGTCTGAAATCTCCATCCTTACTTGCATTAATATGCAATTCAGGTATAGTAGGTCTATAATACTGCCTTTTACCCTTTGCATCCTTATCCAATGATTGAGGAGTAGGAGCATTTTCATTAGCTTTCTTATTTTCCTCAGCTACCATCTGGGGAGTAATATTACCTACAGGAGGTTCATAAGTATCAACTGGTCCAGCATTAACTGGTGGAACTGTTGGTGTACCACTATCTCCAGTTGTATCTTTTGATGTGGTTCCTTTTGTACCATCTGTTCTCTCAACTGGCTTTAGATATTCAGAAGGGAATCTTGCTTTGAACCTTTGGTCATTATTTACTGAACTCATTGCAGATAGAAGTCCATATTGAGCCTCAGCAAAATTCATCATATTCAAATCATCTGGTAGATTTTCATCATACAGACTCTCTGGATTATTAATGAATACTGAGTTAGGATTAGCCATTTCCTCAAGATTATTGGCATTTTCATGTTGAATTCTAAGTAGCTCTTGTGCATTAGCTTTAGCCTCAGGAGAGATAGATTGGTTACTATCTATTGCCCTGCTTACTTCACTATTATACATTTGAACTTCCTTATAGTCCTTAGCCATCTTATTACCTTCATCCTCAAGTTCATCAAGAATCTGCTGTCTTTTAGATGAATCAGGCTCATTATTCAATGCTTCTCTAAACTCATTAAGGTTAGTAGCAGCTAATGCTGCATTCTTAGTCTTAGCTGTCTCTTGTCTTTCATTCTCCTTTATAATATTCTCTCTTTGTCTCTCTTGTTTTTGTGCAAGAGCTTGAGGATTTCTAAGATAAGTATCATACTTGTCAATGAAATCAAGCCTCCTTTCAGCTATCTTGTGTAGGTCATTAACCTCATCAATTATATCCTGCTTATTAGGGTCAGTCTGTAATGCCTTGTCTAATAAAGAAACATATGATTGAGCTTCTTTTGAATCAGCAAGTTCATTAATTAGTCTTACAGGGGAGAAGTTTAAGAAATCTGATAGCCTATTAATCTTATTCTCATCACTGTCACTAATAAACTCCCTATCCATTGAAGCATCCAGCACTCCTTGAAGTCTGTCCTTTATATCCTCATGTACTGACTTAAACCTATTTTCAAGATTATCAATATTTGAGAAGTAATAAGTCATTTCTTCAAGACCATCCTCATCAAAGTAATCACCAATCTTAACTTGTAAGTCCTGACTAATCTTTCTGTAGTTATCTACAGCTTCCTTAGTCTCTTGAGTCTGTTTTTGAATCTGTTCAATTACTTCTGCATCAGTCATACTATCATACACTGATGTACCAGTTTCCTGATTAGTAGTGAGTTGTCTTATTTGTTCAACATCTTCTTCTCTTATATTACCAGCTTCCTCAATTATATCATATAGGTCATTGATTCTTCCTGCCTTATCAAACATGATAACATCACTAATAAGCTGATTGTGTTCAGCATTCTTAAACTCAAAGTTATCATTGTTATCAGCAGCTTCATCCATCTGTTTTTGATATGTATTATGCCTGATAGCTGATTGATAGTAGTTAAGGAACTCAGGTGATTGTACTCTATTATTCAGTTGAGTTACAATAGCATCATCCTTTTCACTTCTTTCTCTTATCTCTTGAATATCTTCCTTAATACCTCCTTGCAGATACACTGGAGATTGGAAACCACCTTCATTATTTTTTGCACTCCTAAAACCTGGGATGCCAACTAAACCAGTTAGACCTCCAATGAAACCTTCTTCCCATCCTTCAACAGTACCATAAGTTTGCTGAATAGCTTTGGCAGTGGCTTGTAACCAGTCAATAGTTTCACTCTCTGCATCTGGGTCTATCTTAGCTCCATAGAAATCATTAAGTTCAGAAGCATATTTATATCCTGCAACTTTACCTGCAACAGCCTGTCCCATTTCCTCATAAGGACCCTCTGCAACACCCTTACCTGCAATCTTCAAAGCATTTCTAAGTACAGAAGGTTTAGCTGCACTATAACTTACAGTACCATCCTCTGCAACTGTTCTTAGTATCTGACTACCTTTCTTAGCTGTATTATATCCACCTGCATAGAACTTACCAAACTGCCAAGCATCTGATACAGTAAGTAATGGAATATTCAGAGCAAAGTCTATATTACCCATCTTAGCCCTATCTTCTGATAGTTTCTGTAGCCCACCTTTGTAATTAAACTTAGCATCTACTCTTTCCTGTAACATAGCTTGTCCTTCTGGAGTGAGAACTTGCTCAAAAGAATTTCCATCAGGAGAAATTTGATACTGTGCAAATTGAGGAAACTCTTTAAGCATAGCTTCCTGTTCTTGTGATGCTACTTTAGCCTGTGCATCATCAAGTTGTTGTTTATGAAGTTCAAACCAATCTTTACTATTTTGGATAGCCTCAATCCTTGCTTCACCTAATGCACCTGAGAAAGCACCAGTAAGTTTAAGAGTAGGTTCAGCCATCTTAAGTTTTTTAGCATCTCTTGCTAATTCCTCAGTAAGTCTTACACCATCAAGGAATAAATCCCCTTCCCTGTAAGCCTGTAAAGCTGCATTAGGGTTAAGAGCCTCACCTGATGCTGTAACTGCACCTTTAAATGCTTGTCTTGCTTTATTAAGACCAAGTAATCTTGATGTTGCTCCAGCACTAATCTTACCAGAGTAGGCAGCACCAACAGCAAAACCTAAGTTTTTAAGGAACTTATCTCCAATGAAGTTAGCTGAGAATATATTCTCATACCAAGGGTCATTCTGTTCTGCATCAGTATAATAATTAGGTAGAGCTGATTCTGACCATTCATTTACTTGCTGCATTGCATTTGAGAAAGGATTATCCCAGAATCCTGAGAATGTTCCTGTAGCTGCTGCATTACCTAAACCTACTATAGTACCAATAATACCATCAGCAAAAGTAGTACCTGCAAGAACAGCACCCTTAGCTAAGCCAGAGCCTATTTGAGCATACCAAGGTTGCATCTCACCCCTTGTATTAGATAAGTTATCAAGTTGGGTTATAGATGTGATATCTCTATCATACATACTATCATTTATCCCAACAAAACCTACCTCTTGAGGCACAGCCTTTTCTAATGCCCTATTAGAAACTTGCTTATAATCCTCTATACTATTGATAAGAGGAACATCTCTAAGAAGTCCTTCCTGCTTTAGTGCATCTATACTTTTGATTCCTTTTAACCCACCTACTCCTTGTGTAGATGGGTCCTGGATTTGTTGATTATTTGCCATATTCTTCTACTCTAATTTAGAATCTGTATTACTTTGTCTCTTAGCAAGTGTATTGAACTTACCATAGATATAATTCATCATACTTTCAATGTACTTTTGGGCTTCTAAATCATAGCCATTTTCAAGAAGCACATTAATATCCTGCATATGTCCTGCTACAGTTCTACTTGCATCATCAATTAACTCAGGGTCAATAACTGCTGCTTTAGTCTTACCATCCTTAGTGGCATTGATTATAAGTCCAACCTCTGGGTCATAACTTATATCATTGTCACCAGTGAAGTAATCTGAGATATTCTTTAACTTAATAGGGTCTCCCTTCCTATTATCATCAAGTTCATAAAGACCAGTTGATTCTGTAGCTGCTCCTAAGGTTCTTACATTCTCCTTGATAACCTGTGATATTAAATCACTCTGAGTTATATCAGGTTTATATATAAAGTTCCTTACAGCACTACTTCTAATGTCAGCTTGTAGCTTTTGTTCAAGTTGGTCCATATCACCATCCTTCATACCATACTTATCAATTATCTGCTTGAGTCTTTCTGCATTAGGTTTAACTTTATATCTTGATCCACCAATTGAAGCTCCATATTGTGTTGCATGACCAGCTTGGTACTTTTCAACTTCTTCATTTAATAATGCAGGATTAGCTCTTAACTGCTGTATAAACTCAAGTTCATTATTAAGTTCAGTAGTTTTTTTGTCTCCATCTACTTTAGTCTTAGGTACTGCCCTAAAAACTTTGGATTGAGTTCCATCTGTGTTACCTTTCTTAATTGCAGCTAACCTTTCCTGCATTGCATAGTCATAAGCCTTATTAGATAGCTGTTGATATTGGGTTTCCCCTACTGCACTCCACAAACCTTGTCTTGCATAATCATAAGCTCTATTGAGTATATTCTCATCATTCCAATTCTTGATACCAGAACTTCCTACTGCATCTTCTACAATACCTTGAAGTATAGGAGAAGCCTCAGGATTATTCTGTACAGCCTGCATAATTTCCTCAGGTCTGAATCCCTTTTGCATGATGGTTTCATAGTATTGATTACCTAAGATTGTTCTCCACTTTCTTGGGTTCTCTCTTACTTCCTTAGCTAAATTCTGTGCAGCAGTACCCACTTGTTTGGATAATAGTGCTCCAGAATAGGATTGTGGTGATAAGGCTGGGTTAGATATAAGTTCATCTAAGGAAAGTGTAGAAGCAGGTCTATCAAATAATAATGTGCTATCTTGAGCCTGTAATTTCCTTTGTTCATCTATTAACTCTTGTCTTCTCTTATAAGCCTGTTCTATAGGAACAATATCAGAAGAGTACCTTCTTTTCATATCAATCAATCCTTGCCTACTTGCAGGAGTAAGTCCTTGTTTAGCTAATGACTCAGCCTGTTGAGCCAAGTCATTAGAGTATTGTTTGTACATTGCATAAGCCTGTGGGTCTGTTTGTTCATTAGCCATTTTATCAAAAACATCTGCCTTAGTACCCAATTCACCCATACCCTCTTGAATAGTATTATATTCTTGAGTGTATGCTTGAAGTGGTTGAAGCATTTCCTGATAAGAGAATGGTCTGAACTTAGCATTGGAAATAAATGAATAATTCGCCATATTTATTCCTCCTTATATTTCCAAATATATCCTATGCTTGTTTTATACTTTCCTAAACAGCATTTGGTTATATTTACTTTGTTAATATTATAGAATGAGGCTGCATCCGTAGCAGACTCCCATTCTCTTATAAGTTCTCCCTCAATACTATATTGTATTATAGGTTTTTTACATTTATTAGCTCTCATCCTAATATCTTCCTCTGTTAAAGAACTCAGGTGTTCTTTAAGCCTTTTCTTCCTATATGATTCAACTTCTTGACTTCTATTCTTAAAGGCTATTTTCATTTTATTAATAGACTCCTTAGAATGTTTAAACCCTTTATGGGATAAAGAAAGTTTTTTCCTTGTTTCCTTAGAAACTTTATGCCCTCTCAACTTATTACTGACTAACTCTCTTATCTCATCAGAAGGAGAATATCCCAAACTTCCAGAACCTCCCTTAGTATCATTATACCCATTATTAAATGAATCATACTTATCTATAGAATATCTCTCAAGTTCATTAAGAATCGTGTTTAATTCCTCTATAGTTTCAGCCTCTCTAACATAGAGAATCTCAAAAGTAAAGCAAGTGATTCCATATAGATTTAAAGCCTTTTGAAAGGAAGAGGTATTGCCTCTTCCAGTCAAATGATTATTTAATCTACTTCCAATATGGAAAGTTTTTCCTATATAACACTTAATAGGGTCTATTGTAGAAGTAAACTTATAAATATACCCCTTGAAATTAGGCATAAGTACCTCTCTTTCTTTTTAATTTACCACCATTAGCTTTCTTAGTTCCTCCAGTGTATTCTCCTTTGGTATTCATCTTAAGAACACCTGATTTAGCCAATGTATCAAGCCAATTAGCTTGCTCATTTTCCCATCCCATGTCACCTAATCCTTGTAAGAAATTAGTTATATTAGCACTTCTCCTTGCAGCATCTTGGTCTTTAATACCCTGTCTCATTTGAGCAGCAGTGGTAGCTTGTCCTAATTTAGCTCTCTTAGCTGCATTTTTTGATTCTGCATTAAATGTAGAAGCTTTAAGTCCAGTCTCAGTATTAAACATGTTAGTACCTCTATTGAATGCCTCAACTCTTTCTCTCAACTGTTGGTTATATTCTTCTGCTTGTCTTGCTAAATTACCTATGTTCTGACCATAATTATAATCAGCAGCAAGTATTCCAGCTTGTGCTGTAGCCCTGTTACCCCCAGAAGTATTTATTAAACCTCTTCTTGTAGCAGCAGCCTGCTGATTCATCTTATTGATATAGAAATCTCTGTCCAAGGGTTTATAAGATAAATAGTTTCCAATAGGATTATAACCTACAGTTTCAGCCCCCAAATCTACTCCACTGATCATATCAGCACCTTCATATTCAGGTTCACTAAATATATCTGTTAAACTAGCTATTCCTGAACCTATAATTGGTGCATATCTTGTGAAAGTTTGTCTCTTATCACCTCCAAAGGCAAACATACTTGGATATTCATTACCCTCTCTATAAGCCTCCTTCTTCTCCTTTACCTCTTCTTGAGCTTGAGCTATCCTACTCATGGATGCCTGTAAACCTCTCTTACTCAAAGGATCATTAGGTCTTTCTTCACTTTCTCTTTGTGCAGATTTAGCAGCTTTAGCAAAAGTTTTACCTCTTAACTTGTATTCCTTTCTTATATCATCAGGTATTTCTATCCTATCAGAGAATACATAATCATCATAAACTACTTCACCCTGTTCAACTAAATTAGGAGTACCTTCTGGGTCAACTCCCATTTGTATTCCTTGATAAGGATTTTCTTCATGAGAACCACCCTCATCAATAAATGTAACTCCATTAGTAAAGTCTCCACCTTGTGTATTCAACCATCCTCCAAAGGCATTCCAATTTCTTGCATTATCTGCAAAAGTAGCTCTTTTTCTTGTAGTAGGATTAGAACTATTCTTTCCCTTTCTAATACAAGCCTCTGTTACTTTACCTCCACAATATTTAGTAAACTTGCCTTTGTTCTTCTCCTTAATATGGATATCCCCACCATCTTTAGCTATATTAGCTTCTTCATAAAATAAACTCCCACCAAAAGCCTTTAGTGATGGGTATTTAGCAAGAACCTTTCTTCTAACACTTTCTTTACCATGCAATCCAGCTAATCTGAGTGCATCTCTTGCATCAGCTTTAGTTGGTATTGGATAACTTCTATGAGGTCCTGCAAAGTCTCCAGAAGGAACAGATGGATAAGGCTTTTTCTTAGAACCATAGTTTTTCTCTCTGGATAAGCCACCACCTTCTGCAAAAGCATTATATGTATTAATTTCAGGTAATGCTTGAAATGAGTTAGGAAGAGAGGTTAATTTTTGTTTAGCAATTGCACTCATCTCTTGATTATTTAAGTATCTATTATCAAACTCATAGCCAATTGCCCCACTTCCAAAGTCTAAGGGTCCTCCATAAGCAGAATAATTTGCTAACATATTAAAATCATTTTGTGTATCTATATTCTCAGCTCTAACCTCAAAGGCATTTAATGCCCTTTCATTAGCTTCTTTAGCTTGTTGATTAAGTTTTCTAGCTTTCTTCTCAGCCTTCCTATTACCAGTAAGCCAACCTGTAAGGGCAGAACCTAAACCTACAGCACCTCCTACAACAGCCCCAATTGGACCACCTATAGAAGCTCCTGTAGTTATACCAGAAGCAGTAGAACTAAGAGTGTTTATACCTCTCTGACCATTACTACCTCCTCTTATATCCTTCCATGAGTAGTCATCTTTAATTCTATTTAAAGAATTCCATTCACTAATAAGGTCTGTATTTGAAGAGGCTCCTACAATTGTAGAATCCTGATCTTTAATACCCTCTTCTATATTGAATGTGTCCCCAAGTCTAGCATTATCAACCCCTATATTAGCTATAGTTCCAACTGAGGAACCTATAGCCCCAATACCACCTATGTCAAAGCCTTTAGGTCTTACTATAGGTTGCATACCTATAGAGCCAGAGATTCCCCCTTTACCTAATTCCTTTATTTGAGATAAATCAGGAGTATCTACTAGTGAAGTTATATTACCCACTGGTCCACCCCATTCAAAGATATTTGAAGGACTCTTTCTTCTTCTTATAACTTTCTTATTAACCATAGTATAATTTAATTTGTTGCAAACATAATCAAAGTTATTGACTTATACAAGCTTATAATTAAAAAAGAAAGAGCAAGTAACTAATTTAATTACTTGCTCTTACTATTATTATACAAAATAATGCACTGTCATATCATGAAATACAGTTCTTAGAGTATTAGGAGTTTCAGTTGATAACTTAATATAAGCCCATGTGTTTCTAATTCTGTCTCTATTATTTGGTAGAATACCATTAATAGCAGTATTAGCCCTTGGAATAGTAGCTCTCCATATTCTGAATTTCCTCTTTAAAGGAGATGGTTTACCATTCAAATTAGTTAATTCTACTTTGCCATGTTGATATTCATTATATACATCTAAGGTATCATATGTTTTAGTTGGAACTAAATTATTTCCATCATAAGCATCTGCCCTAAATTCAACAGTATTAAATATCTTATCAGCAGGTTCATCAGCATTAGATACTATAGTAATACTATAAGGTTGATATTGACCAAAGAACATATTATAGTCTCCACTGAATTGTTCCCATAACTTATTACCATTAAAGGCATAGAACTCACTACTTACATTGAACATAGCAGGAACTTTCTCATAACTCATAAAGGATGTAAATTGTCCTAATAACTCTGAATAACATAGACACCAGTCCTTATTTACAAAATAAACATCATTATTATTCTTATCATAAAATCCCCTAAAGTTTTCATAAGTAACTGGATTCCAATCTATATGAGTATTATTATCACTAACCCATTGTCTCATACCTAAAGTATCAGATATAGACTTTATTTCCCCATTAAATAGATACATTGAATTAGTTTCATTATCTATAAAATAGAGTCCAGAAGGAGATTCAACAATAGCCCATTTATTGCTACATCCTATAGTATTACTCATATACCTCTTTCCTCCTACCTTAAGCCCATTAGTAATTTCAATAGGTAATCCATCAGAAGTTGGAATCTGAACTCTTGAGTTGAATAATATATTGCTTAATCCTCTTCTTTGGAAACAGAATATTTCATTATTAAAAGTGTTTAAAGATACAACTTCTCCTTTATCTCCATCTAAGTCAAGGGTTGATATCATATTAATATTAGTCCACTTATCAATTAAATCTCCCATTGACTTCTCTTGGGACCAAGTGACCATATTAGGAAACTTGTTAAGAGAAAATCTTGTTCTATCAATAGTTCTATAATTAAAGAAGTTATCCCTTTGAGAATATACTCTATTAAATAGATTAAAGTTAGTAGGAGTCATTACAAGATTATTCTTTTGACCTCTATTCTTATCATATCTACCATCAATGTTTACTCTTGTCTCACACATGAAGGATACTATCTCTGTGATACTATTTACATCTTCAAGAGTGTAAGGGTATGTTTTTAAATTGTCATACCTTTGATAATAAGTGTCACCTCCTCTGTATACTACTTTATCACTACTAAGTGGAATTTCTTCCCCACATGCCTCCCAGGAATTATTTAATATAGCTTCCTCAGTGCTTCCTCCAAACCTATTAGGAACATCTGACCTATAAAGTTCTCCTAACCACAAATACCCATAAGTAGGAGTAATAGGAATTATATCTGTTTGTGTAAATTGATGTAGAACTAATACATATTTATTTGCAGATTCACTAAAAGTAGCATCATATAAATAAGTTAAATCAGCATTACTATAGACATATAATGCTCCTTCTGTAACAGCTATACCCACCCAACTGTTTGACACATACTGATACATCTGATTAATGGATGGTTTATACCACAATTGATTAGCCAATGGACTTGTAGGAGTATCCTCACCATAGTAATTTAGAGTAACTCTACCCTCAATAGTGTAATCATTTTGACCTTTCTTAAGCCAGAAAGGTGGTACATTAGGAGAAGCAGAAGTAGTACCTTTCCACAATATATTATGTACAGGTAAACTTACATACTCTTTTGTTTTAGTATTATTAAAAGCAAACACAGCATGTTTAGTTGACTTGTATTTCATTGGAACAGGTTTTGTACCATACTTATAATTATTATTCAAATTTGGTAAACTACTTGCATATATAAACTTATCCCTCCTAAAAGTATCATAATATGGATTATCAGAAGGTTGACCCTCAAGGTTTACTAAAGCTATTTCATATCCCTCAATATTAATGCCTCTAACAGTTCCTTTAGCAGCAGTTAATATTTTGTCTATATTACCATAGTAAGTCATTTCTCCATAATCAGAATTCTCAGCAGCAGCTATTTTGATTAGTTGTTGTTCACTTGAGTCAAATATAGATATAGGAGTAATCCCAGTTTTGTAATCATCCCCTTCTTTATATGACTCCCAAGGAGTGTCCAAATAAGTATTCTTTGCAGAGTATCTTAAGTTAGACATCTTCTTCTTGGATAAATTTGCTGGAAGCCATGTTTGTCCATCTGTAGTATTATCTATATTAATCAAGCTTCCTGCTCTATGCCAAGGATATACCATAAACCCAGAGATACCTGTAGCTGGAGTATTATCCCCATTTAAACCAGTAGCCATCCAAAAAGGCTCTGTTAGAAGCCCTCTTGTAGCATCTATACTTAAATTGGTAGTACCAATGTCTATATTATATAAACCTAAATCAGAACTAACATAATTTCCTGTAGATGTTTGTATATCTATAGAAGATGTGGTAGCAGTAAACTCAGTATATCCAACTATCCTAAACTGATACTTCCCATCTTTTAGGGCAGTAAGTGTCTCATCATCAAACTCAATATCAGGGGAATGTAATGTTAATACATTATTATCTACAAAGAAAGTTGATCTATTCAAGTTAGAAACAGAGGCAACATCTTCTACATCAGGATTAATGTATAAATCATCAAATACAGGAACTTCCATAGATTGAATTTCTGCTCCTCTACTTCCTTTCCTTAAGTAAGTATTATGCCTAAATTCAGCTACTTCTCCTTTCTCAAGCCCCATAGCAGTCCAAGGATAAGTAGGTGGCATGACCCTTGCAAACCAAGATGATTGTACATAAGGAGACTTGCTGTATCTATCAGAGTAATTAGCTACTGTAGGGCACACCACACCCTGACATATAATAGTCCTATCATTAATAGATGGATATACTATAACAGGTTTAACACTGGTGAAGCCCTCCTGAATCATTAAATTTTTAACATTCTCAGTCAGTATAAAATAAGGTCTTGGTATTCTGATTCTGAAAGAGTCATTAGTTGAAGAGTCCTCTATACCTTCTTCCATAACATAGTCTTGTAAAAATACTACTTCTGAGTATTTTCCCGTGATATGCTTTAATATAACTCCTAACCTGTAAGTTTCACCTTTCATGAAATGGGTTATATCATTCTTGGAATTATTTAATTGTCCATTATAATAATAGTTACTTCCATTAATCTCTTCCTTATCTATATTGTAGATACTAATGTCTTCAAACTCTATGTTAATACCAGCAAATTTTAGTGCACCATAAAGTGTGTCACTAATCAAGTGCCTCTGGAGTTCACAGTTACCTAAGAATAATGTATTATCTTTTTGAGTAAATGTTCCAGCTACTAAACTTTCACCACCTACATATAGAAGTAAAGTAGGATCAATAGTCTCTCCAGTTGTGCCTGTATCCACATAAGAAGCCTCAGTCATATTACTTACTATCACTTCACTTTTGGTTACTTGAGATACATTTTCTATCCTACATGACCTATCTCCCTGAGGGGTAACTATCTCTACAGTACCTATAAGAGAGTACTCACCATCTCTATCAAAGAAGTTATCACCATTATATATGTAGGTAGTGTCTCTTACATAAACTGATCTGTAGTAGTATGTATTACCATCACTATCAGTCCATGTTCTACTTACACTATGAGAACTCAAAGGAGTCTTTACATTAGTTGTAGTATCAAATATATAGACATCATCTATCCCTGTATTGCTTAGTATAGGGTTAGTAAACTTCCCTAAAGAAGCTCCTTTACTATAAAGTTGATTTATACCTACAGCTAAATCTGCTACTATCCTTACAGTAGGAGTAGCATCTATAGATGTTCTCTGTATAGCATACAACCTCAAATAATCAAAATCTGGATTTAGATTAGTAAAGTTTATATTAAAACTACAATTAACTCTCTCTTCTGGAGAAGCTCCTAACTTACCTGATAAGTAGTATAAGGGAGATATATAGAAAATATTACTCTCTTGTCTATACCTATTATAGTAGGTAGTACAATACTGTATTACACCTGAGGGGAAATTACCACCAGTGTCATTCTTTGTAACTTCACAAATACTTTTATCATTTATAGCTGGAACAAAATCAAAAGATGTATCACTATAGTCTTCATTTGATACTATATTAATAACTCTTGGCTGATTTATTCCATCCAACCAATATACCTTTTGAATATCATCATTCTCATATACACTGAGAGTTTCAATAGGATTATTAGTATTAAAATTAAGATTACCTTCATAAAGCAGTTTACCCTCAAAGTAAGTTTGCTTATTTTCTAGTCTGTATATCCTATCTTTATCTCCTGTAGTAAATAAGGTGACATAGTTATTTAGTATGTTATATCCTATAAGAACTCCTAGCACTTGAAGAGAAGGTGTTTTAATAGGTTGGATATCAGAGTAATAGTAATAAGTGTCATCATACTCAAGTCCATCCACTGTAGTCCCAGTTACACCTATTATAGTATCTTGTATATTATCTTTCCATGTAGAATCCTCACTACTTCCCACTTCTAAAGTGGTATGCCAACTCTTGTTACCCTCAGCCCTAATAGCTACATTTATTTTTGAAGCAACAGGATACTGAGAAGTAACTATACCATTACTACTAACTGATAGCTTATTGGATTTTACATCTATATATATGGGTATCTCTTTGTTACCCCTTTCATTAGTAACTGTTAATAGAGTAGTATTATCTCTTGCAGTTATTCTAATATTCTTACAATCATAGGCAAACTCAGGATTAAATTTTGAAACTGTTAAATCCCTTGTCATACCTCTAATTATATGATGTTCTTGTTTAAGCATAATTTCTAGTAAGTTTTTATTGTACTCTCAAATATTCTTTGTCTCCTAAATTCTTAAACCCTCTTTTGAATTCAGTAACTCTTGGAATAAGTTGATTCCACATATTAGTAATAGCTTCCATCTCTGATACAGAAGGAATTACAAACTCATTATTACATTGACCTGCTTTAAAAGCATACTCCTGTTGGGTATTATTTAATACAGCAGGACTTATTTTACTCATATCAAATAGAATAGTGAACCACTCTTTCTTTATATATAGTTCCAGGGTTTTAAGAAAGGTAGAGTTATCAGGAATTAAAGGAAGTCCTTCATCATCCAACATAATAGCTTTATAACTAATATCTATCTTTCCATGTCTTATTGAAGTAAATATTACTCTTCCTTGTGTCTTAAAAGAGGGTTCTCCTCTTTCACACCAATCCCTTTCTTCATGGTCATGAGTAGGATAGGCATTGAAGTTATCAGTCATTGCTCTAAGTGCTATTCCATTCTTATGTAACCTGACCTGATTAATAGAGATTAAATCACAAGGGAGTTCGCCTCTATACTCCTTAATATCTATAGTCTCTATCTTGTCAATATAGACATTTGGCAATCCCATTATACCTATAAAATCCAAAGTATATTGAATAGCTGTTTCCAGATTTAAATCTGTAAGAAGAGGATGTCTTAACAGCCTATCTAAGATTACTCTGATATTTGTATATGTTACATTATTAACCATTTCTTATTTTCCTTTCTAAGTAAGGAGCATCTTTAATTACTCCTTTCTTTATATTTTGTTTGAGTCTTATCTTTAAATCTTTGTTGAATAAAAATTCATAGTAAGAGTTATTATTGTAGGTGGCTGACTCTCTATTATAATATATTTTAAAGATTTCACCTTCCTCTACTCTAACTAATATTTTATCTCTGAAAGCTTCCTCATCTTCATACCAAAGTTCAAGTGTTCTATCCCAGTCTATTGGAAGATTAGTATGAATCTTTCCATCTTTTCCTAATCTAACTCTCCTATCATATTTTCTTATCTCAATAGTACCCATTGATTTAGGAAGTCTGACATCATTACCTATTAATAATTCATCAACCAAAAGTAAGTTTATTTTTCTTATGATAGAAAAATACTGTGATTCAGTAAGAACATATTCCTTACTATCAGGTTTGTTCTTTCTGTAATATTTATAAGCATCATATACACCCAATGAATTCCTTACTTTATACTCTCTTGGTTGATTGACCTTCTTTATCCTCTTCTTAAATTCTCCCAGTGTCTCCATTATTTATATTCTATTGTAAATCCCTTATATATCCTATGATTGTTTGCATATCTTGAGACTGTAGAATCACTACAGTTTAAAAATTTAGCAGTCTCTAATATAGAAACAAAATTCATAACAAGATTATTACCTTCAATCCTTATAGGTTTAGAGTGAGCCTCACTTAGCTTTTCTTTATGGGAATTACTAAGATGTTTGCCTTTAAGTTTATTAGATTGCTCATAAGATAGTTTCTTTTTGTAATTCCAAGGAATTATGCCAGTAGTACCTTCACCCCCTTCTGTAACATTTAAACTTACTCCTAATAATCTATAATGCCTAATTAATTCAATCTCAAGATTCTTAGCCTTTTCCTTTGTAAGATTAGAGAATAGAATTTCATGTTTAATATTCTCCCAACCATACTTGATTATAGAACTTTTAAGAGGAGTTTTGACAGCATTGAAATAACCTCTTCCATTGTTCCACCTATTCTCAGGCTTCTGACAAGTAATACCTATATAAATCTTCCCAGAAGGTGTAGTATGCCTATATAAATAGAATCTCTTATCTTGCATCTGGTAAGTCATCTTTTGCATTATTATCCTCATCTTTAGGACTATACTCAGGACCTCTTAATTCTTTGACAACAAGTTCTACTAATGGAGGGACAAGTGCACTCTCTATTGGAAAATCTTTATCTTCCATCTTACATACTACACCACCTTCTTCTGGACAAGCCATTTCTGATGCTTCCTTTGCATCTTCAAATATTGCACTAAATCTCACATTTTCAAGGTATAAGAATTGAGGATTCCAAGACTTGAAATATAAGTAACCATCAGGGGCTTTTGAACAATATATTATATTCCTCAAGAATTTATTATAACCTATATATCTCATTCTATCTCTACTAATATAAGATATTTCTCCTTGATAAAAATCTATGGGATACACTCTTGGATTACCTATCATCATAGTAGTAGGAACTTTATTTTTACTTCTTAAGTAGAAGCCACCTTCACATGGTTCCCCTGATATAGCTGGAACTTTTATGAGTCCTAAGCATACATTTTGATAGTTACTGTCAGGGATTTGTTTTTTTATGTCAGAGTATCTTTGTTTTAGTAAAAATGCTCTGTATTTATTTAATAGAAATATCAAGTGATCAGATGTATAAAAACTATCATCAGATGATAATTTTAATTCATCTAAACACATATAAATGATTTCATTCCAAGTCATATTTATTCCTCCTTCTTTTAACTCTCTTGAAGAGAGAGTATGATATAATACAAAAAGCACTGCAAACATAAGTAATAAAACTCATATATGCAATGCTTTTACAATATTAGTTATTAAATAATAACTATTTCATTATGCAACAGTAATTGGAATAGTTGAACCATTAGAAGTTACAGTTATAGCTTTACCTGCTGTTTCACTTTCAGACCAACTTAATGAAGTTGGAGTCACTGTAAGTGTTGGAGTAGCACCAGCTTGAGTGTATGTAATACTGTCTAAATCAATATAAACATCACTGCTTACAGGATAAGATTTAGGATTAGCTGATGCTTTGATTTTTATAGTTGCAGTATATTCTGATGTTAATCCTAAATTATTAGGTAGGGTTATATTACTTACTTCTCCAGTCAACTGAAACCACTGCTCAATAGTTGCAGAAGTTCCAGATTCAGAAATCCAAATATTCCCAATCTTAATAGAACATGCTACAGGTGCAAGATTACCGTCTACATAAAGAGCAATAGATGATCTATTGGATTTAAGAGTTACTTCAATGGTAGTAGAAGCAGCAGGGATATCAAAGTCTCTCCAGTCTGGAATATTAGTACTTCCAACCATTACCTTAGTAATACTATCAGTTAATGGATAATCTTTTGACAGAGATACTGTTTTTGTAGTAGCCCCATTCTTAATAGTTACTGTACCTGTTGCCTTTCTACCTGTAAAGACTGTTGCTGATGCAGGGGTTACTGTTACAGACCCCCTCCCCCCAGCAAGTTGGGCTGTGCTTAATGTAAAATTTGCCATATTTTTTTTTAGGTTAATGACATAAACATGTTATATCACCATGTATTGCATGTGATTGTATATCTATTTTTTTTTGTCCGAAATCATCCTCACTCCACTCAAGGTGAGTACAAGATGTTTTCAGACAGTTTACTCCATCACACTCAGAAAATCTGACATCATCTGTAGACACTCTTGGTTCAAGAGTTTCTGTATATCTAAGATTTGAGTCTTGTGTAATTCTCGGAATATAATTTCTAAGAGTGTCATGGATTAATGAGTCATTATTTATAAACTCAGGATAAGGAATTAAGCATGTACTGCCAGTTAAGCAGTAAAGAGCATTCATTATAATCCTATAATCTTTCTCTGATACAAAGCCAGAAAAAGATGAATCAGTCAATAGTTCCTCTATATGTAATAAAGCAAGTAGTTTATAAACACTTGTGTAATCCTTATAACCAAACAGTGCAAGTACATTAAAGTATCTATCAACAGCTATTTTAGAAATCTCTGTTACTTCTTTCATGTAATGCAACAATTATTAGGTTGTGAATTTATGTTCATAAAAAACTTCTTCCAGTATTTAATTGCTTCTGTATAATTACCTGTCTTAACACATAATTCCAATGCCTTAAATCTGAGTATAAAATCTATAAAACATTTGGGAATTTCACAGTTGCAACTAACTCCTTTCAGATAGTATATTGATTTTTGATAAAATGGATATAGATTAACTACAGTACCCATAATCATTGGATCAGTAGTTCCTACAGGAGCATCAGAACTTGGAGTTCCAGTAGCTATTACATACACAAAGAACATTGTATTATTTAACTGTACTCCTAAAGTTGTTGCATCCAAACTTAATCTAACTCTTCTACTTTCCAGCCCATCTTCAACAAGAATAGGTTCTAAATCAGAAGTCAGTACCTGACTGTTATCTGGACTTGAATACACTTGTTGATATTTTTCTCCTACCTTATAAGTATATATTGGTGTAGAACTTGGACCATTTGATACATAAGTATCCTGAGTATCAATGACTACACTATCAAGTGATACAGTATCAAAGTATGATGATTCATCTATTGAAACATCAATAATAAGATATTTACCATCTTGAGTTATTTTTAATTCATTAAAATGTAGCATAGTCTTCTCCCTTATTTTTTTTTAAAGGAGAGAATATGTTTCTCTCCTTTTTTTTTGTTAAGCTAATGTAGGAATTGCTAAGCCAGATGCAGTATTGATAGCTCCAATCAGAGCATTCATTGCAGTGTGACTACCATCATCTACAGCAACCAGTGTAATAGTCTTTTCAGACTTTTGAACTGATTCATTACTTCCTGTGTAGAAATAGTGAATATCCAATACATCATAAACTGCACTTGGGTCTACCAAGTAAGTAGTCTTAATAATATTAGGATAACCCATTCCTCTGTAGATATCACCTCTTGCACCCATACAGAAGTATTCAAGGTCTGCAATCAGATGTCCATCAGGAACAGTCTTAGTAGGTGTAACTACAGTAGCTTTACCCCAAAGTCTATCTTCACCATCAACTGTAATAGTCAAGAACTGAGGAGTAAAAGGAATAAAGGCCTGAGGCATCATACCAAGAACCCAAGGTTGTTCTGCTTCTTCAATGATGATTTGATTATAGTCAGTTGCAGTGAGGTCTGATTCCTTAGTAGCTGATGTAACTGGAACATCAGTATTAGCTGCTGCTGCACTTACAAGGTAAATATTTACAAGAGGAGTAGATTCTGTCTTATTCTCCAAATTCTTAGCCAAAGAAATAGCCATCTTCTTGTAGAAGTCTGATGCAGTCATTCCACTTCTTGCAATTACTTCACCATACTTGAAGTATTGATCTTCCTCTGACAAACCAATGTATTGTCTGAAAGCCAATCTCAAGATATAATTCTGACCTGCAACAGGAGTTGCAGATACATCTGCATCAAGAGTAACTGAATATCTAATCAGCTCATGAGCTAAATCATCTGATGATGTAGCCTTTGCATACATTACATTCTGAATGTCAATCTTGTCACTTGATACAAGCCCAGCAGGTGACATATACTGAAAGTATAAAGTAGTCTTAGCTGTGTCTGCCTTTGGAACAATATCACCAGCAGTTGTAAGAGCTGCTGTATTAGCTTTGAGAGCTTTTGCAACATATAGCTGTCTTACTTGATTAATAGAAATTACCATAATCTTTTTTAGTTTAATTAAACATTTATATTTATTCTTTATTTCCTGTCAGTTGAGTTTTACTTATTATGGCAAGCTGTACAGCCCTTTCAAGTATTGCTCTGTGTACTACAGGATTTAGTTCACATTCACTTTCAGTACTTACACCATTGATACTTAGTCCATCAGGTAAATCTACCAGTATAATAGGAGTGGGTTGAGAGATATACCTCATTAAATATTTGTCCACATTATACTTACTGATTAACTCAGCTAAATCACTCTTTATATCAAGTCTTAGTACCCTGTCTTTACTTGGTCCTCTAAATGGATTATCCTTTGCTCTATATAAATCATCTTGTGGTAATGGAACCACACTTGCCTCTATACCATCCAAGCAACCTAATTTACTATCCTTGAGGAATGCCACTTCATAAGTAATGAACCAAGTATCTTGTGGTATCTCAAAGAACACTGAATCTTTTGATAGTCCCAGCTTTCCTGTAACCTTAGTACTTGTTTCATAGGTCTCCACCAAATTGCTCAAATATCTTCTTATTTCTTCTGTCTGTTCAAAGGACTTACCATAAATAACATTCCTTCCAGAGTAGATGTCAATAATCAATTGTTCCTGAGCATTAGTGAGAAATGTTGATTTCTCATATTCATCAAGGGTTATATTAGGAGTGATACCAAATGAGTTAAGTAAAGTACTGAATCCATCAGAAAATTCTTTATTAGTCATACTTTAAATTTTACTCTGACCTCTGTCCTAATTCAACACTTGCCTGCAAATCTCCTTGGTAAGCTGCCTTAGCCAATTCAACTGCTCTCTGTAATATCTCACTATGAATAATTGGGTTAAGCTCACATTCTGAAATAGTGCTTACACCATTTATTGTGACATCACCATATTCAGAAGATAGATTAGTAGTGATAATTGGAGCAGGTCTTCTTATATATCTTACCTTATAGTCTGTAATAGTCTCATTACTGTTTACTATTAATTCTACGGAGATATTATTTATAGAAGTAGTAATTATTCTCCATGCCTGATATTTAACTGGTTCCTTGTAAGGTCTTGACATAAGCCTTGTATAATCAGAATAACTGATTGGAACTATCTGTTTAGTTCCTACATTAGTATCAACAGCCTCATTTATAACCAAGAATAAGTCAGCAGGTAAATTATATACCTTAGCTCTCTTATCAAAGGTGATAGTAGGAGCACCTACATTAAGTACTCCTTTTTCCACCTTTATTAATTCTGAAAAATCTATTTGTCTTTTTGGTGAATCATCTAATCCTTTCCTATACTTATTACCTGCTGGTTCAAAATAGTTCTTAACTATTTCTTCCTGAGCCTTAGTAAGTAGTACAGATTTTTCATACTCATTTAACCCAGGAGCAGCATTGCTCATTATGTTATTATAGAGTACATCAAATTCATTAGAAAATTCATTAACATTCATGTCTTTATTCTTTTAGCTTTGCTTCCAGACTGAACTTCAATTCCTGCCTCTTAGGAGCACTTAAGAACTTAGCAGCTACACTTAAAGTAGGCTCTTCATTATCTCCACATAGAGGAGAACCATCAGCTTTTAAGTATAACATACCACCTCTATTACTGATTAGACCCTCTTCAATAGCTTTCTTAATTAGAACCTTAGTATCAAGATATGGGTCTTCTGTAACTCTTAAGAAGAGTTTTGGGTCAGCTTGGATTAGCTTATTAATCTTCTCATGTAAGAATTCAATCTTAGTTGTCTTAGCAAGAGGTCTACCATCAATGGTTTCAATGATTACTCTCAGCTTATCAGCATCATCTTGAATTTCACCAAACTTCATGTATGACTGCATTGTAGCATTCATTTCCTTCTTAGCAGTCTTAGCTTCCTCACCTTCCTGTACAATCACAAACTGATAAGTCATTTTAGGTCTGTCTTGCAGCTCTTGAAGAGAAGATGCAATATAGTCTTTGTTTGCTAAAAGGATTTTATATTTGATATAATCATCAGGGTCAGCCAAGTTCAAGAAATTATCTTGCTTAGTTAATCTCACTGTATAATTATCCCAGAAATTATCTACCTTCTTATAGATAGACAGAGCATTATATTCAAGACCCATTATTTCTTCAAGATAGGCTTTCTCTTTATCAGTGAGTGCATTTACATACATACCAGAACTTAATCTTGGCAGAGTAAACCATCTTACTGCTGCCTCTGCCATACCCCCATATAAGATATGCTTAGGATTTGAAACTAAACCAGTCTGCTTGGGAACAAACCTTACTATAACTCTTTCATTTCTTAGACAGCTAATAGGTTCATCATTATCCTCTATTACTGCTTGTTTCTTTGTTTTTCTTATTTTTGGTTCTTCAAAGAGGTTATCCACATCAGGTATAACTGGTGTTTCCTTCATAATCTCTTCATCATCTAAAACCATTGTACTAACTTCTTTTGCCATATTACTTCTCCATTTAATATCTTAAAAAAGAAAAAGGAGAGGAAGAATTTTCCTCCCCTTTTATTTTATGCTTATCCTTGCAGAATTGCAGGAATTAATGACATAGTTCTTGTTGGGTCAAGCACACAAACACCCAAAGTAGCCATCCTGTGAATTACAGCAGAGTCCTCATCAAATGACATATAAGGATTACCCTTTTGTCCAGTGAAAGGATTTCTGATACCCCATTGATATCCTCTGTACTCATTATCACCCTTAATCTTACACTTAAAGATATTAGGTTGGTCCATAGTACCAATATACCAGATGTCATATCTGTAAGAGAAAGCTACACCACCCATTGGGTGAAGAATCTTATTTCTTACTGGGTCATCATAGAATGGGTCAACATCCAGTCTTACTCTAACACCATTAGGAGCCTTATATTCAACAAATTGGAAACCAGCACTAAGTGCATTACTATGAAGTTTTGACTGAACTTTCTCAACAACTCTTGTAGAGTTATTATCAAGTACAAATGTAGTCCAACCAGATACAGTCTTCAATACTTCCTTATGGAACTGAATAGCACCTCTTTCACCAGTCTTGATTACAAAGAGTCTATCATCCATTGCAAGTTTAGAAGCTGATAGTTCATACAGTGCATCTTCAAGTAACTTCAAGCTGAATGTATTGTAGTACATAGTATTAGCAACTTCTGTTTGTTCAAAGATACCAGCACCAGTCTTAATAACATTACCTGACTTACCAAAGTTCATGTATTCACCATTTAGATTCCTATTTGAAGTACCCCATGCCATAGCATTGTTCTTGTACTCATCAAATTGAAGTTCTACTTCCCAATCTACATAGTGCATCCACATATTTGCAGTGTCCTTCACTTGTTTTCCACTTTCAAGGTTTCTAACCATAGGAATACCCATAGCAAGCTTCTTATTTAGCTTATTACCAGCTACCTTATGTTGGATTCTGATTGTAGTCCACTCATTCCTCATACTTACAGGAGTAGTAAATCTAACATCACCAACTTTTCTTGAAAGTTCTTTTTCTACAGGAGCAAATTCAATAGAGAATCTTTCTCCTTGTTGAAGTCTCTCAGCAGGAACACCTTGAGTATTACCACCCATAAGTTCTACTTTGTACACTGCATTAGTACCTTCCATTCTTGCATCACCAAGAATTCTAAATGGATATACTTGGTTCAAGTTACCTACAATAACCTCACCATCTGCAAACCAGTCTTCTGGGAATACCAGATAGAAAGGAGATGTACCAACTCCCACATTAGCTGCATTAGCAGCAACTACAACACCATTTTCATCTCTTGCTTCTACAAGAGGAATGTTTCTCCTTGAAGAACCAATAACATCCCAGTAGTATTCATTATCATCTTCAAACTCTCTTGTAGGGAATGAATTAAGGAATGTATCCAAGCTCTTTCCTCTATAGAAAGCCAACAGTTGTACCATAAGGTTTGTAGCCTTTTGAGGTGCTTGTTGGAAGATAGCTCCGAGGTGGTTGTCACTTGTCAGACCCTTCCAGTGTTGGAAGCCTAACATTTGAAATTTACCTAATTTACCAGCCATAATCTGTTAATTATTTTTGTTAGTTAATATGTTTTTAGACATCAAGGGTCCAGTCCTTTCCAATATAAGACTCAGTATCTTCCTCAACCCCTCCAACATACCTTGGATTACCTGTTGAGTTTCTGGCAGTGCTGCTGAGTTTATGTTCTAATTCTCTAAGACTTTGCCTGACTTCTTTCTTTACTTTACCTTTTACAAGACCATCAATATTCTTGAAGCCATCAGTCATAGTGAACAATATAGATAAATATTTCCTAAATTCAACTGGATTATCCATTTCATATTTCTGAATAGCAGTCAAATATTCTCCATCTTCTGTTTTAAAGACAGGCTTAGTAATATTTTCAAATGCTTTTTGTCTTGTAGTCTTGTCAAGTGTAATACCTGCAAATACTTCCTTGTCCTCAAGCATTGATTTCTTTAATTGTGCAGCCTCTTCTTTAATTTTCCTTTGTTCTTCTTTTGCCTCTTCTTGAGCTTCCTTGATTAGGTCTTGATATTGAGTGCTAAAGTATTCTCTGTTACTTTCCAATGCCTCTTTTGCATCTTCAATATCTGTGCCAGCATTGAAAGATTTCTCAACCTCTCTCTTAGCTCTGGCTTCACTATAACCTCTGTTCCTAAAGTCCTGATAGATTAAGTTCTTTCTCAATCTTTCACCCTTTTCAGTTTCATCAGTTATATATTCCTCCTTGATTGCATCCAAATTAGCAAGGGTTTGTTCATACCTTCTTACTTCATCTGGTTCTACATCAGCTTGTAATGCAGCATCAATTCTCTTTTGTCTTTCATCTAATCTTGCTTGAACAGCCTTTTCAACTGCTTCTGCAAAATCTTCTGGAGTCTTGATACCATTTAATGTATCATCATCAAGGTCAGGGAAGATACCTTCTTCTTTCAAGGCACTGGCAATGGAAGAGTAGAAGTTAGTTTTGGGAGAAGTACCTTTGTCCTTTTCAGATTGGGTATCTTCCTCTTCTTCTTGATTATCTTTTCCACTACCTACGCTCTCTGGATTATCAAATAAATCATCAGGATTTACCTCTTCTTCCTCAGTAGTTTTTTCAATTTCTTTTTCTTCTTTCTCCTTTGGGGCAGGTGGAGTTACCTGTGTTTCTTCTTCACCTACATCATCAGAAAATAGATTATCTACATCTATTTCATCCCCTGTCATAATGAGGTCTTCACTTAATTCTCCTATCATATTTCTACTCCTTTAGTTATTAAACGGTACAAAGATAAGAGGAGTTTATGACTTCTACAACCTATTAAATGGGTCTTTAGTGACTCTATAAATAAATTACTTATTTACTGCCAAAATATAAGGGTATAGTATTATTACTATACCCTTTCCATTTCTACTTCTTTGTAGATTTCTTTCCACCTTTAGGTGGCATCTTTCCACCTGATTTACAAGTCTTTGCCATAATAATTTTCTCCTATTCTATTGTTAAACTTAGTTCCTCTCCAAGGAGTTTTGCTTTCAGCATTACTGAATATAACTCCTGAAAGGTAGCTGTGCTATTAATAACTTGTCCTTTTACCTTATTCTCTCCAACAAGGATACAACCTAAAGTATCCTCAGCTTTATTACCAACATGGATTAGTACTCCCTCATATCCATTTACATCTATAAGTCTGGGTAACTTTCCTCCACAGAATTTAGCCCAAGACCTATCCTTGAATTTGGAGCTTACAGTGTTCATATCAATCTTATAAGTTCCATAAGGAATTGCTGTCTGTCCATAGACCTTCTTACTCTGTATCTCCAGAAGAGATTGTGTTTGATGAAGACCTCTATCAGTATCTTCAAGAGTATCACATTCATAAACTCCATTTACATAGAGTTTACCTATAGTATATTGAGGTCCTTTGAATGTTCTTTTGAGTGTTAGTTTCATATTAGCTTACTATTTGTGCCAGTGTAACATCCTTTACTGTATCAGCATTTACTACTTGACTACCACTTTGAGGAGTATACCCTGTCTTTGATACTGACCATTGTACTGTAGAGCCTTTGGCAACTGCAACAGTAATTCTGTTAGTATTATTAATAGTTACAGTAGCATCTGTTGGAGTAGCTTTTATTGTAAAAGTAACTCTTTCCACAAGGACTGATTCTAATGCACCTCCAGTACCTCTTACTTGGATATCTTCAATCTTACCAGAAAGATTATCTCTTACAATTAGTATTTCATTACTTGTAACTTCATTAGGGTCTCCTTCAACTATCCTTGAGAGAGTCCCAAGATTAAGTGCTCTTTTCATATTATTTCTTATTTTTATTAATTACATCCTCATAATTTCCCTTCCTTATCTGACAAGATAAGTCTGTACATATACTTGTCAGTAAGCTCATCACCTGTTGTCTTAATTCCTTTACTTCCTCCTCAAGATTATCATTTCTCTTAAGAACTTCCTCTAATCTTGACTTATTATCATCTGATAATTTCTTATAGAATTCTAATGAGTCCTGCATATTCTTGATAAGATTATTATCCACTTCACTATTATACTTCTTCCTTGCAAAGAACCATGCAGTAAATCCAGAAGTAAAGGTGGTAGCAGTGCCTATTAAGGCTGTAATAAGTATCCCACTTTCAATCATAACTATTCAATTATTTGTATAAACCTTTGGGTTTTGTTTTTAACATAAGGATTCATCTCCCTTACATTCACTTCTACTATTGTATGTTTTTTCTGAAACCATCTAAACAAGAAGAACTTCTTTGGTGGATTCACAGTCTCTCTTTTACCATTTATGAATGTGTATCTCTCTAATTCTATCTCAGGACTAAGTGTTATTGTACTTGGAAATTCTAAATGAAGATTAGTCTTAAACCATTTGTCTCCTACTATAGTATCCAGCTTTAATTGGGGGTTTAAAAATAAAGTATCTGGTAAGATAATAGTATCAGTTCTTTGTGCATGACTTGCTTCATATTGAAGCTGTTGTAATCTCTTATCCTTTATACCTAATTCCTTCTGGACCACTTTCATCTTCTTAATGATTGAATCATTAAAGTAATTAAGCTGTTCAATTGTTAGTTTATAAACCCTAGTATCATCCTTCAAACCACTCAGTTCAGCATCAAATGCTTTAATATTTTCTATAGAAGTCTGATACTTAGTATTTAACTTCTGATATTTGTTATATAGTAAATGTAAACTAATACCAGATAACATAACCACACCTATTAATATATAAACTAACTTTCTCATAACCTCTTCAATTTAGTGCAAACATATTAAAAATAATCTACTTATGCAATAGTATAAGTAGATTATTAATTGGTAGTATTATAGATTCCTTATAACACTTTCTACAATAGATGCCATCTTCTTTTGTATGTAAGCAGCTTTACCTCTTGTTTGATGCCAACCATAAGTAACACCATTTATAACCTCAGTATTACCATACTCATTATCACAGTGAAGTATAGATACTTGTTCTCCAGTTACAGGGTGAACTTGATTCTTACTAAAGCCTATCCTTGTGTCAAACTCACATAAAGTAAATCCCCATTTAGCTTGGAGTACTCTAATAGAATCATTAAAGTTAGTTCTTGCATCATGCCAGTGAGTACATACTACTACCATACAAGGTTTACCATCTTTAGTACCATACCATCTGCTACTAGGATTTAGTCTTGCAGCATAACATTCAGCAGAGTACTTCTTTAATACATAGTCCCATTGAGCTGATCTATCAGTAAGAGGGAATACATAATCTTCATAGTTCTCCTTAATATTAGTAGTATCAGTTACTACTTGATTATGTGAGTGGAAGATAAGAAATACATCAAAGTCTTCAAACTCTTGTTGAGTGTAAAGAGTACCATCATGCATCTTCTGTGCTGTTTCAGCCATAGTTTCACCACTAACAGCTTTATTATATCCAGTAACACCTAAGTCTCTTTGTACATAACCAAACCACTCATTCTCAGGGAATGCAAGGGAAGCTCCTGTAAGTAATATATTTCTATTCTCCAAAGCATTATTTATCTGTGCTTCTGGCATTTTATAGATAGTACTTTGATAACTTTCAAAGGCTGTAGCATTACTTCCCAGCTCTAATTGAGCTATATTAGGATCAAATACAGAAGCTGAATTACTACTTTGTAGTAGGATTCTTACATAGAAAGCAGCACCATCACTATTATTAAATACAAAAGTAACTTGTCCACTTGTAGCACCTTCTGCTACTTGCATAGCATGTTGAGTTCTCTTAAGGAAGTTGTTTTCTTTATCAAAATATGCTATATACATATTCTTGATATTAGCTGCATAGATAGGAATTCCTGATGCAGTGTAGGTTGTACCATCTTTAAGGAATAGTTTATTAGAAAATATACCTCTTACATTTGGTACAATTACTCCTCCATCAAGTGAATAACCATATAACAAGTTTAATTGATCTATATAATTTTTACCTGTAGGGTATTGAATGTATTGGTCTTTAGCTTGGTTTATAAAATCTATATCATTTGCATTTTGGAATGTATATCCTTTAAATGGTTCTATTGGTGATTTAGTAAATCCCTCTTCAAGTTGCATATCTGAGTAATCAGTAGGTCCTTGTACTCCAGTTAGTACTATTCTCTCATAGAAAGCTCCTTGTAACTTAGTATAAATAAATGTAGCTGATAAATCAGGTTGGAGAGATATAACAGTCCTACCTAAGTAATTATCATTAGCATCAAATGCTGCAATATACATTGCATTAATACTAGGATATGCCTTAATATTTTGAGCAGTATAGTATTGATTATTCTTTAAGAATAACTTACCTGAACTAACTAATCCTTCAAGATTAACCCACTGACCACCATCAAAACCCCAATTTCTTAATACATTAATAGTATCAAGAGCATTAACTCCAATAGGAGTAGCACCAAAGTCTGCTGCTATTTCTACAGCTAATGCTGAGGTAGCTTTAAGATTATCAGATACAGTATCTACTGTATTACTAAGTTCAGTAAACTCACCTTTAGCAGCAGCCATTCCTTCTTGAGATACTATAAGATTACCATAACCATTAGGATTATTCTCCTTTGTGAAGTTAATTAAGCAGAGCTTAGCAGTACTTGGTATAGTAGTACCTATGCCTAAATAAGACTCAGCAGTAGGAGTTGTACTACTGTAGTAACTAACAGTTGAAGATATAGCACCAGTGATAGTTATAAACTTACTGCCTTTAAATATATGAACCCATGCACAATCCCACAGAGGATCTTCCTTATAACCATTAAATTGTACACTACTTGTAAAATCTACAAAGTGATTAGGGTCAATTCCTGGCTCTCCCCAGAAAGCTTGACTTGAATATAATGAGTATCTATCCTTCATTATTTCATCAGTAGTAGCTTTCTGTGACATAACTTCTGTCTCAGATGTACCTAAAGTTTGAAGAACTCCTGCTGCAATTGAAGTAAACTTACCATTATTAACCCAAGCTCCATCACTTAGTACATATAATGTGTAAATAGGATTAGTATGGCTAGGGTCTGATGCATCATAAGTAGGACCTACTGCATAGATACTTCCCTGAGGAATACCAGTTACAGAAGGTAGAGTAGTTACATATTTAGTTATCTTTAAACTATTAGTAAATTCTCCACTTAAGTCAGTCCAAGTAGTTCCATTATCTCTACTAATTTGTATCTTACCTATATTATCTGCTTGACTACTACCACTTGTTCCAGTAAATCTAAACCATGCTGCAATGTAGTCTGATATAACACTCCATGTTTTCCCCTCATCATAAGACACTTCAAGCTTATTTTGATTATTTCTAAGTATAGGACTAATACCTTGAGGACCTTGAGCTTTAGAACCTGTATCTACCCCATTAATAACCCAATTACCCTCAGAAGATATACTAATATCTCCTACAAGCATGTTACTTCCTAACCTCCAGTTAGCATCAGACTTCCATGTATCATCATCAATATCATTAGAGTTATACCATTCTGTAACAACTGTTTTATCATAAGTTACATAGGTAATCCAAAGTCCCTCCCTCCTAAAGGAGTTTGGGACTTGAAGTCTTGTTATCTCAGCACTAACATTATAAGATAGGAACAACATATTAAAGCCTGTAAGAATTTCATCTAAGGTATAACCAGTTTCTTCACTTTTCACTGCTCTAACAGCAGTAATAGGACTTACATTAGTAACACCTTGAGGTACTCTTTTAACCAATTGTTGTACATTTGCCATACTTTTTTTTTTTATAATTAATACTATATTTTAATCTAAAGCACTTCCATCCATGTTTATCCAATTTGTACCATTCCAACATATATACTTATTCAGTGTAGTATCATAATACTGATACCCATTATCTGTAGAACCTAAAGTAGGTCTTTCAGAAGTAAGGCCTTTTCTTCTATAAGAAGATTTATACCCATCAGCATTTAACCAATTTGTGCCATCCCAATAAACAGGTTTATTTAATTCAGTGTTAAAATATTGAATACCTGTCTGCTTATTATAAGTATCTAATAGTGATATATCGTATGTTACTACATTCCTATATATTCTACACACAGTATCATTTGTAATAATAATAGACCTTCCAGAGCAAGCAGTTAACTTATACAAGTTATATAAAGAAGTGTTTATTAATTGTATAATTTCAAGAGCATCATCAACTTGAGTATTAAAGTTAATATCATATAAATAGTAATTACCTTCAAAATAGTTATTAACAAAAGAGTACTTTTTAAGCTTAGGATTATCAGCATAGTCAACCCCTCTTATCAATACAAGAGAATCTCCTGAACCCTTATTATAAAATTTATTATTTTTACAGCTTATATCTAAACAACCATAAAAGTTAAGTTTATTCTTAATATTAAATATACAATTATGTATCCCAACTCTGGTAAAGTAAATAAATAAATTGGATTCACCTTCCTTATATACAGTACCTTCATTAAAGAGACAATCATCAAAATTTACAGTAACATTTTCAAAGTTATCATTAGAAGACCTTAGTAGTCTTGCTGTTGACCCTTCAATATTAGCTATACTACATTTCTTGAAAGATGTAGTAGTCGTAACCCTGCTATATATACCTACTGCTGGTAAAGTGGAGGTAGGATTATTATTGTATATATTGCACTCTACAAAGTTAGTATTAGATACCCCTTGTAAGTAAACAAGACCTATATTTGATTGCACTACCTGTATAGGATTATCATGGTACACATTACCGTAAACTTTAATATCATTATATATAGTAGAATTGTATATATTTAATTGCTTAGCATTATATATAGTAACTCTTCCAAAAGTGCATTTATTTAGTTGAATATCTTCTCCCTCCTGATTATTAACAGCAGTAATAAACATGAAATCAAAGTTCTCACTATACTCAGCATAACAATTTGTTAGAGTTATCTTTTGGGGGACATTAGTAGCTTCCCAAGGCTCTATATCAAAGCCACAAGCATTTTCTTTTAAATATTTACCTGTATATCTTGCTATACAATTATTTAAAATTATATTATTTCCTGCTTCTATAGAGTATCCTTGTCTTCTATTATAATCACATATACAATCAGTAACTATTATATCATTTATATGAATGCCACTTTGGTTGGATGCTACTATTTCTATACCATCACCTATATTATAATTACATATGCAGTTCTGTATTGTTATGTTACTACAATTATCTGTTATTTGGATACCTTTACATAATTTATTACTAGTAAATGTTGTACCAGCTTCATAGTGCTCAAGAACATCTCCTTGTTCTTTCATATTTTTAATTACTATGTTACTACAGTTAGTTAGCTTAATAACATTATAAGAAATAGAAGCACTTCCACTATAATCTGATTTATCTACTTTTATAAAACCTCCTTCACAATCTATGGTTTTATCTTTTAAACCATCAAGTATTATGTTAGGGTTAATAATATTAAAATTACTATTTATCCTTATAATACCAGCATTTATATTAAGTATAGATTGTAGAAGTGTTGTTTGAGCAATATTATTTGAGTTTTTTATATCCCACCAAGAGGAATAAACAGGTCCCTTTATAGTACCACTCATTGTTATGTAATCCAAACATGCATAATCCGAGGTTATAGTAGTATTATTACCTACTATATAACCATTAATAAACTTACCTCCTTGAAAGTCTAATGTACAGTTAGATGGTATTGTAATAACTTTACCATATAAATTTATATCATTAGTAATCTTATAGATTACATTAGGTTTACTAAATTTACTTTGAGCAGCAGCTTGCATAACAGGCATTAATAAACCTGATGTAGCACTATCTTGAGGATCACTCTGATCTACAACATGTACTGCAAAATTAAGAGCTTCATTTACATTTATTGCTCTTGTAGTAACTACCTTATTCCCTGATATTGCATAAGTATCTCTGACACTTACATCATCAAATATGGAGTAGACATAGGGGGCAGTACCCCCTGTAGTTGTCATAGTGCATATAGTAGTCCCAGGACCTGCTACAGTATCCTGTATAATTGACATTTTAACATTTAATTCTAACATATCTTCCTTATTAAATTATTACTACTCTATCTGTTAGAGTACCATCAGAATTTAACCAATTTGTGCCATCCCATAGTATAGACTTATTTATACTGGTATCAAACATGAATGAGCCAGCATCTAAAGAATCAGGTCTTGTTGCAGATTTTACCTTATATGGTTTATAACCAAAAGCATTTACATAACTTGTTCCTGATTTAGTAACAATGCTTCCTACTGTTGTATCATAACAAGTGTCACCATTATTCAGAGAAGTTCTATTAGCTTCTAATACAGTAGTACTACCATACTTTATTCTTTGTTTAGATGAGTTATTAATCAGTGGGCTTAGAATACATAAACTAAATAAATCTATTGTATTACTCCCACTAACAGGAACACCACTTTGTATTCCTTTTAATAGTATGTAGAAACCATAGTCATTAGCATTAATATCTAAGATTTTTGTTATCTTGGCAGTTGTATCAGGAACTTCATTGAAGTCAAGTACAAACTGTTTTGTATCTGTAAGATTACTTACTACTATCTCTTTAAACCATATTCTAAAATTTGTGTTAGTAATCAACTGTGTTACTACTAACTTTGATTGTCTAAGCCATACATTAGGTAGAGATATTTTAATACAATCAGTGCTTGATTCTTGCAGATTATTATATGTGATCTGTGTTAGTGTAGGTAATGTAAATAAACTTGCAACTGATGGCATGAGGATATTACTACTGACAGTAGTTAAATCCTCCTTCAAAAACTCTATATTATACCCACTTGATAAGTCTGCATTAATTAAATTATTATTAGTGTAGTAGTCTAAGTCAACCCTATTTGATCCATAGTCTGTTGGAACATTAATATGCTGAATATCACTTGTTCTTGTTATCCTTCTTAGTCCACCGTTAAAGCAGTAGTTTGGTAGTATTGTAGGATAAATAAACAAGTCATTCGTATTTACATCTACATATTTTGTATATGATTTTACATAGTAGTAATCTGCATAATTAGCTAACTCTTTGACAATAATAGCATTACCCCATGCACCAGTATTTGTAACATCCCAATACTTAGCATTGATTATAATATCACTAGTACCAGTCAATATTGTAGCAGAATGTATCTCAGAATCACTAAATAAATTAGATGATTGATGTTTACCACTAATAATAACATGCCCTCCACCTACTATCTCATGTACTACTCTACATCCTACAGAATCAAAGTTACAAGTTATACTTGAGTACCAAGATTTCTTATATGTAATTATGCCATTAGTTTTTAATGCTGGTGTAACTTTAATACCATATTCAGGACCCTCAACAAACCCACTAAGAGTTAAGTATGATACATACCCTGCTTTCTGTTGCTTGCCATATAGATCAATGTTATATGCTATACTATTTAATGATTGCCTATTAAATAGTATATTTGTATTAATATTGCTGCCCCAGTTGTTGTAGTCACCATCAAAGTTAAATGCAATAAGTTTATTGCTACCAGAAGGCAATACATCTCTACAATATATAATACCACCATTCAATATAACTGAATCTGCACAAATATTAAATAGAGTAATACTTTTATCTGTGTATATAACAGTTGTACTGTTTGTCAATATTTTTAAGGTCTTATCTACACCACCATAATCAGAACCTGTAAGTTTTATATTGATAGGCTTTGAGATAGTTACAGTATTAGCTAAATAAAATGCACCAGAAGGAAATTCTACATTAAATCCTGAATCAACAGCTCTTTGTAACTGTGCACTAATATCATTTTTAAATTCGAAATTTATATTATATACAGTAGTTTGATTGTATTCATTACTAATAGCACCAAAATTACAAAGTGATATACTCTCATTTGTAAAAGTCCCTGAAAACACTAAACCATCCCTAAAGGTGTAATATTGACCAGTTATAAGATAGGTGTTATTACCTGCTAATGTTCCATTAGCAATACTACCACCTTCAAACTCTATTACACAGTTATTAGGTATTGTTATAGTCTGGCCATTTAAGTCATAATCATATTGAAGAATATATCTTGTATTCTCCTGATTAATCATTTGCTGAGTAAGTATATTTCTACCTCCAGCTATATTCTTCCTAAGATATACTCTACCTAAACCTGAGAAGTTAGAAGTACTATAAGCTTTATTCTTAAACTTAAGTACAGTATTGTCTCCTTCTTTAATTCCAGTTAAGTCTTCTTCATCTGGTACTAATTCTCCAGTAATAGAAGAGCCAATAACATTTACCCATTGAGTAGGATTATTCCACTGAGTAAGTGAGGAACCTTGGAACTGATAAATTACCCACTTATTATCTTCATTTAAAAAGGTAATAACCTGACCTATTCTTCTATGTCTAAAAGGAATTAGACTAATAGCTTGAATCAGTGGAATAGCAGGTTGCTCATATTTATCAGTTACATTTAGAAAGTCATCTACTCCTAATAGAAAGAGTTTTTCAACTAAAGCATCTATGGTAGTATTTACATTCTTACCATTCTGTACAATAGCTACAGTCTCATTTCCATCAAGAGGAGCTGCTGATGAGAATTGAGTATCCATAACTCCCTTACTCACCAGCCACTTTTCTATTTTTCTATAGTCTTCTTCTGTAAAAAACATAGTATTTAATTTAATCCTTAACCATTATATCTGCCACCTTTAATGCAGACAGAATTGCATTTACCTTAGTAACCACTGTTGCAAGTTCAGCTCCAGTAACCAAATCACCTACATTAGTAGCTTGTTTTACACCACCTATTTCACTGGTAGTAGCCTTAGGGAGTACATAAGGTTCTGAATCACCTCCTACAGTCTCCCATTCCCCATTGTTAAAGTACTTCATTGTACCTTTATACAGCCATACTGAGTTAGTGTCAGGGGCATTAGGACTTATTACTAAAGTTCTTATTGTCTTCATATCTTTTATTTATTAGTTGTACTACTCTTCTTTCTTAGAGCTTGTCTCTTTATACTTGCATCAGTTTCAGCTTTCTTCTTATCCAACTTCAATTTATCTTTATCAAGCTTAAGTTTTTCATCAAACTCTCTTATTTTCTCAGCAAGATTAGCTTTAGCTTCTGGACTATAATCATTAATTACAATTCCATCTTCTTCACCAGAACTATCTGATTGTATTTGAGCTACTATTATCTTAGTCTGATTATCCCTTATATTAGCTTCTTCCTTCTGGAGAAGTTCTGCCTCTTTTTGTTGTTGCTGCATAGCAGCTATTTGTTGTTGAGCTTCAAGTTGTTCCTTCTGGGCTTGTGCTTGTCTTTCTCTAATCTGTTGTTCATCCTTTTCAATTAGTCTTTGCTTTTCAGCTAAACTACTTGAAGTGTATAGCTTAGTGATAGTAGAGAAGGATAAGGTCTGTGTCTGTAATGCAGCTTGAGCCAAAGTATCTAACTTCTGTTGAAGCTCTTGAGTTCCATTACTATTATCTACAACCAAACCATAGTCAGCCTCAGCAAACTCATCACCATCAATCTCCATTACTCTTGTAGATGTGTCTGATAAAATATATTGGAACTTCTTGTTTCTTCCTTTCAAAGCTACCTTTGCAGTTTCTAAGAAACACTCTAAAGTTCTCTTTTTTACATCATCATGTATAGTGAATAACCATTCAGTAATATGACTTGATTGAAGAGTAGCTCTTTCTACTCCACCTACAGTTTCTCTTGAAGAAACCTGACCTTCTCTTTGTTTAGATATACCAGCAACCTCAGCCATTTCCATCTTAATAAACTCAAGAAGGTTAATCTGCTGCTGAATGTAGTTACCTATGTTAGTCTCAATCATTCCCTTTCCAGCATTATTAAGAGCACCTGCCAGTTTACCTGTAGAGGCTCCTATAGTACCTTCCTTGAAACTATCTATAACTGCAATATGATTTACCCTTGCATAGTACATCCACTTACCAACATCCCATCCCTTAGGAACTTTAGATAAGTCAAGCTCTAAGATAGAACCCCAGTTTGAAGCAATAGCCTTATTCAATCTATCATGAATAGCATCATATAAATAGTTATAAGGCTTCATCATATCTACTAAACTGAAAGGTCTACTATCATTAAGATTATAGATTGAACCTACAATACCAAAATGACATCTTGAAGGATTATTCAATCTGTTATATTGAATCAATCTTGGTCTCATATTGACAAATATTTCATTGCCAATCATAGTTCCCTCCCATGCTTCATTAACCCAGAATGACTGTACTTCCTCTCCTGCTTCCTTATCTACTACATAGTTCTCAGGATAGAAGTTCCATTCTTCCTCACCAGTTTCAGGGTCATAAGATTTAACCTTAAGTATTTTTCTCTTTGATTTCCAGTATAATCTCAGAACTCTAAGATTACCTGCTAAGTCATAAGGAAGTAGTGAATTTGCTATACCCTCTGTAAATAGATTAGCTGGGTCAAAGAAATAGGTTCCATCTCTGACAGTTATTTCATCACCAATCATATTCTGATTAACAAATCCATATCTTTCATCAATATTATCCATCTGATCAACAGCTCCCTGACCTATATAATCAGGCATAGTTTCAATATACTTTATGTCCTTTGGAGATAATACATCATAATATGTGTCTATTACTCTGCCAGGAGACCAGTAATCCTCAAGGATTATCATATCAGCATCTTCCACCTTATTACTGTACCCAGACTTGAATATCCTAATCTTTAATGGGTTCACTCTCTCAATAACTGGTTCTCCACCTACAATATCACATTGATAGATTTCTTCACCACAAGTCATTGCATCCATGAAGCCATTATTGAATATAAGAGGAATATCATATTCCTTGATATAATGGTTAAGCAATTCATTTGCTCTTACCTCTCTTATATCCTGCCATTCATAAGTATAATAGTCATTTAGTTTCTCAAGTTTGATATTATATTCATCCTCAGATATTGAGGTATCAGTTATCATTTCTTGAAGCCTTTGTAATAGCTCATTCTTCTTATTATCCTCTATTTCTGAGATAGCATTTGGATTGGTTACTACAACCTTAAAGTCAAACACTCTCTTACTTTCCTCACCTCTAAGTACATTCAACTTACTATTCATGATGGGATAATGTTGTAACCTATCAGGAATGTAAGCTGCCTTTATACCATCTGGATTGAGTACCAGTTCTAAGTCTGACATGTGTAGCCTACCATTAAGTAAGTCATAGTTTATCTTTTTATGGATTACTGACTTCCTAACCAAGCTATAATTGAAGAATGTCTTCTGATTAGCCCACAACAGACAATCCTTTCTCCATTGCTTAGTCTTCTTAGAGAAAGGAAGCATCTGTCTGGGAAAGTTTAAAAAATCTGCCATAGTCTTCCATCATTTAATTTTGTGACAAAAGTAAGTAAAAAAGTCCATTTAGTCAAGTACATAAGTGATTTGTTTATTTAATTGCATCTTCTGTACTAAATTTACTGGGTTTCTGGAAAGGCACTTGCACTACCCTATAATTCTCAGTAAAGAACTTATCATTCCCTAAATAATCCTTTGGTACTTCTTCTGAGTCTCTTGAAGGGTTTCCTTGATATAGGACCATCTTCTCCTCTCTATATAGCATAACCATACCTAATGCCCTAATTCTATCCACATTTATCTCTGGATTAAATGCAATTAACTCTTCAATTAATGCCCTGTTTCTTAAGAAGTTAAGGTTATAGATAGTTACTTCTACATCCTCTCCATCAACATTCTGTATAATAGTTACAGGCTTCATCAGCCAGTCTCTTATAAGATTATTGGCATAAGCATTAATAGCTGCTGAGGCATTGACACCCTTAGCATTAGAACCAAATGAACTATACTTAATTAACTGTTTGTCTCTTAAGAACTCTGGAGTATCAGCCAGTAGATGAGTACAATTCATCTTACTAAAGTAAGCAAATATACCCTTCTTATTTGATTCATACAGACATTTTGCATTATAGAACAGACACAGTAACCTTACTATCTCAAAGTTATCATCTGCAAAGGATTGCCTACCAGTGTACTCAGCTACAATCTTATCAGTCCATAAGTCAAGAACAAAGGTAGAAGAGAGAGAGGAAGATTCAGCTTGGTCATTATCTACAGGGTCATGACCAATAATATACCTTGTGTGGGGAACCTTTCCACTTCTATCTTTCTCTGGCATTTCAAAGATTTCCACAGCACCTGGAGTATCATTCTCTACTCCAAACTTTCTGATAGGTATATCACTGGTTGGAGTAAACTCAACTCCATTACTATTCTGTACCAATTTACCAATATACACATCATCATAAGCATGTACATCTTGGTCTAATTGGCTTAATCTTTCTGTAAGAGCAGTAATAGGGAAGTATGCTGCTTTGACCTTAATAATAGCCTCTGCTGGTGTAATAGGGTCCTCAGCAATTACTCTCAATACTGATTTAGGGTCAGCACTATACTTAGCCTTATATCTTGCAATAAGAATCTCTATAAGAGCCTTAACTACATCTGATACACCATCCTTATTATAACATCCTGCTCTATTAATATATGAAGGAAAGAAGAAACCAAACTTAGGTTTACCTTGCTTTGGTCTGTCAAATACATTATCTATAGATAATATATTATAACCATCTGGATTATAAAGTAAAGTCTTAGCTGAACTAAAGTCAGACTCACTCTCAGCAGCAGTACCTACAAGGTACATAGTAGCAAAAGTATAGTCACCATCCTCTACAGACTTTCTGGTAATATCATAAAGAGAAAGCAATCCTTTAAAAGAACCCATTTCCTCAAATAGAATCCAACCTCTCTTACCTCTCAACTTCTCACTATCATCCTTTGCAGATACAGCAAGTACTTGATTTAGAGAGCCTTTCTCTACACCATATTCATCCTTATAACCCATTTGCCAAGACATCTCATTAGGAGAGTTCTTCAACATAAGATGTGGAAAAGGAGTATTAGCAAAGCTAAAGTTAATTGAAGGCTTGAACTTAGATAGAGTACCATCCTTATCATCTTTCAGATATTCCTTCTGATAAGCTGTAAGTACTGTAATAACCCTTCTATTTGATTCCTCACTCTCTCCAAGTATAAGATTATGACTCATAATTGCTGCTAAGCTATAAGACTTAGCACAACCTCTCTTTGCTAATTCAATAGCATGTTTACCACTTTCTCTTGCTTGCCATAGGTAATGGAATCTCCAGTATATACCCTCAAAGAAGAAAGGAAAAGCCTCAGTTCTGATAGCTTTCTTCCTGCCTTCTATTAGCTTATTAACCATCATAGGACAATAGTTCATAAACCAATAGTTAAAGCCTGTAACCCATTCTCCATCTGATTCTCTCACATAACCCTCATAGCATCTTCTTTTCTCTTCATCCCAATGTTTCCTGTACTCTGAATTAGGATTACTATTAGGTTTTAAGAAAGTGTAACATCCATACTTTAAGAAATGAATAGCTGGTTGTCTGAAATAATCAGCATCCTCAATGATGTGTGGATTAGTAATATCTACTATAATCCTGCCCTTTTCATCTCTTGGTAAGTCTTTTGCATAAGGTCTGTTAGGAGATATAAGTCTCTTTATAAACTCTATTGTAGTAAGAGTCTCAAGTAACTGTTCCTGAACCTCCTGAGGAAGAGTATTCATTAGTTCCTCAGTCAGCTCAGTTTGATATTTATTCATTTGAATCATTGCACAGCTCCTTAAAGTTTTGTGTATTAATATACTCCAGAAGAGATTTGGTAATGGAAGTGGTTAGGAGAGATAAGACTTTGGCTTCCTCTGCATCAGTAACAACTCTATGATGTATATTGGTTTCAACAGCTACATGAGGACCTTTTTTACCTACAAAATAAATCTGTACCCTATATAACTTCTGAGACTTAACAACTATATTATTTTCTACCACCTTTCTAAGTACAAAGTTTCCTACTCTTCTGTTAGGAAATGTCTCATAATATTGATTTAAACCTTCTACTATATCATTTATTTCCATATTACAAGTCCTCATAAATTGCTTTTTCTTGTGCTCCCCTTACCTTGTCATTCTGTGACAATTCCTTAGCAATAGCTCTTTCAGCTTCATCTAAGTCCTTAACCATTGATGGTATAAGTTTAATAATAGCACCTAATTCCTTAGTCTCCTTTATATCAAGTTCAGTTAAATCCATACTCCTTAACTTCATTCTATACTTATCTACAAGCATCCTTGTATCATCTAGTAATAGTTCAGAAGTAGTCTTAAAACTTGCATATAGTGCTTGAGCCTCTTTCACAGTAGTATCAGGTTCCCAGCTATCCTTCATACCTTCACCCTGCTTAATAGCTTCTTTCCTCTCCTGTTCATCTATTATATACTTGTAATCACTTCTGGAGTCCTCCATAAAGTAACAATATCCAAGCTCTGTAATAGCCCTCTCCTTTGAGAGAGATTTATCTCTATTCCATATCTGTCTAAATGCTTTTAAAGCATAAGCTTCATCAGATATAACTAAATTATAACCATCCCTTTTAAATAATCTCATAACTACTTATTATACATTTCTATAAAATCTAATACTAAATATTTACCAGTATGATCTATTTCCTGATTTTTACTTCTGTATTTCTTTGCCCAGTATTTAGGGAATAGGAAATCTTTCCAAGTAAGAAACTTATAACCATGTATCTCATCTATACAATAATCGGACTTTCTTAAATACTCCCAGTTTGATTTAACTATAAGACCAAGAAAGTTTAAATGTACAAATAATGAGGTAATTGTATCATAGGTAGATGTAACATGCTCCTTGTTATTATTACTCTCCATAATAAATCTTATATAACAAGTTTCATTATTCATCCTTGCTAACTCCTCTAGTATATATAATTGTTCTATTACATTAATATCATAAGTCATTAATCCATGACCTGATACTAACCTACCTTCTTTAACCTTCACTCTTATATCAAAGTATCTAGCTCCTGCTTTCCATTGATTCTCAATATCAAGAGATTGACATCTAGCCATCCAAGCAAAAGGTCTTAACCACCATTGTGGTTTATTAAAACTTAAACTATTGTGTGTTCCTAACATAAATAACTAAAAAAAAAGCCTGCCTGATTTATATCTCAAGCAGGCTTATATTATACTATAAGTTTTGATTCAGTAACAATAGTAGGATTTTCTTCAAATTCCTCAATCTCTGCTACAAATTTTACATCTCCATCTTGGATCAGCATATGTTCAACCCCATCAATTTCAATGATATCAAACTTATACCCAATTACAGGGTTATCCTTAATAACCCCATCTTGCAATGATCCAGGTTTATGTTGCATTACTGCATATCTTTTAGGATTGATATATACTATATCCCCTACTTCAATACCCCTAATCATTGGTCCAACAGCTATTACTGTTTGGTACTCTTTTACTGAGCCAGCTCTGGTATTATCTATAATACCTCCAGCAGTTTTTAGGTCATTAGGGTATTTATTTAAAGTGACTACCATGTTATTAAACATGGGTTTAACTTTTTTGATTGTTGTAATCATCTCTTAATCTTCTTATATGTTCAAATCTTTTCTTAACTCCTATCATCCTATCATAAGTACAACTTAGTTTACCTATTGATGGGATATTGAAATTGGTTCTCAACTTATCAAACTCCTCTTTGCTTAGGTCTTCCTTTAGAGGCAAGGCTTTAATGTTATTCCTAATAAAAGTCCAATAGGACTCATAGGCTTCTTTTACCACTTGTGGTGGTAATCCAAGTTCTATAGATACTTGTTTTATTACTTCTGAGTATATCATGAAAAATCAAATAATAACATCATCTTGAATGAACCATTCTTCTCATCTACTGATGGAATATACCTTGGGTTTATCTTCCCATCAATGATGACTTTATTCTTTCTTAACTTACCCATGATGACCTGAAAGTGGGGAAGAGATATATCACATTCTTCCCTTACTTTCTTCTTAGTATCTTCACTCATAGTAACCTTATCAAGTATCTCATTATCTTTAATGACCTTGCTGAGTTCATATCTTTGCTTCACAAAGGAAGTAATGACATCCATTTCTCTCTCAGTCAAGTTATGAAAAGGTGTAAGAAACTCGAACCAATATCTAAAGAACTTACCATCTACCTTGCAAGGAATCCTAACTATTGAATCCACTTGCTTAGCCATAGTTTATTCTCCTTCCTTTACTTCTTCCTCAGGTTCCTGTTCAGGTTGAGCCATTAGTACTTCAAATTCTGCACCACACTTCTGCTTGAACTCTTCTGAGATATAAGGTGTAGTAGAAGTAATTACTGTCCACAACCACTTCAATCTTTCATAGAAGTTAGTAAGATTAGCTTCTTGTAAAGCCTGACTTAACTTCTGATTCTGCATATATAACTGTCTGCTTTGTTCAGACAACTGATGTGCAGTATTCTCCAGTTCCTCATAACTTAGCTTTCTCACTTCTGGAGTATCTTTGCTACCCTTTACAACTTTCATTTTATTCTTCTCTTCCATTTTATTTTTTCTTTGTTAGATATATTCAAATCTTAAATTATTTATAGTAGATTTATTTATACAGTATCTACTAAGTGTACTTCTGGATATTTTAAGAGACTTACAAGCATCTTTAAGAGATTGAAATATAGTCTCTCCTTCTTTACAGGAGACCTTAACTCTTTTAGTTTTCAAACCTAATAACTTATTACTCACAGTTAAATTTCTATTTCCAAAATTAACATTAGCTCCTCTATTACACCATTCTAAGTTAGAAGAAGAATTATCTTTCTTATCTTCATTAATATGATTTATTTCAGGTAGATTATCAGGATTAGGAATAAAGGCTTGAGCTACTAACCTATGTATAAAGTAAAGTTTCCCATAGATATTAACTCTTAAGTACCCACTATTATTTTCTTGAGGTTTAAGGATAAAAGACCTCTTTAATGTAAGTCTTCCTCTCTTATCCATTCCTCTCCTTTCAACACTTCTAACCCTACCAAGATTAGATACTTCATAATTGGGACTTATAATTGTTGGTTTCCAAATTTCCATCTTATTATCTATTCACATAACTACCTCCATACATGGTAGCATACATCTTCTCCCATTCATGTATGTGTGTCTCACCAGTTTCAGTTCCACCACATTTGTCACAGTAATCTATGCCATCTGAGTTTCTTATTGCTAATGAAAGACAATGTTTACAATATACAACAGGTATATTATTATATTCTTCTTTGGGAGTCCTAAGCTCAAACTGCTTGACTTCTGTACTTGAGTTCTCCATAAATATTCTCTTTAGTAATCTGTAACTTTCTACCAGGAGTCCTCTTTCTATTATTGAAAGGTCTCTTTGGAACTTCCTCTCCCCAAGATGTTACATGACCTTTTCTGATAGCTCTCCTGATACTCTTATATTTTCCAACAGCACTATAAATAGCAAGTTGTAACATCATCTTAGGTTCATTGTACTGAGGTTCTTTTATCTTCTTCTTTCCCATAATGTTAGTTGTTTTACTTATAAAATACTAAGTAAACCTGTCCTCCTAAAGGAAACATGTTTACTATGTCTTTTCTTTTAATTTCAAGCTCTTGAGCTTGCTTGATTACTTCTCTAACTGTAGAGCCTATAATGCAAGTGATTAATGTCTTCTCCTCTTTCATATTATTCACTTTAAATTGTTCAGGGGGTAAGAATCGAACTTACAAAGGCTGGCTTATGAGACCAACTGGGATACCAATCCTCCCCAGAATATTGTGCAGATATAGAGACTCGAACTCTAACCAGAAGATTGGAAATCTCCTATACTGACCTTTATAGGACACCTGCATTCCTTTCTTTATAGTGTAAATCTCTATGGCAGTTAGCACATAGGACTATACATTTCTTTAATTCTTCTTGCAATCTTCTTGGGGATTCAATAAGTTTTGCTATCTCCCCTTCTTTCTCCTCAGGATTTACATGATGAAAATCCAAACACCAAGGTCTATTTTCACCACATATTTCGCATTTTAATGTGCTTTTAAACTCTTCTAATTCTTTAGTCTTCTTTCTTTTATAGGCTGCTGCCTTTTCTTTATAATACTCTTTATGAAGTCTATAATGTTCATCCCTATATTTCTTTCTACAAGACTTGCAATCAGAAGCATGACCATCTTTTCTGGTCTTATTTAAAGCAAATTCACTTAGTGGCTTTTCTATACCACATATACTACAAACTTTACTTTCCATAGAGTAGATAAACAGATTTGAACTGTCCCCTTGACATTGGCAATGTCATGTGCTAACCACTAACACCATACCTACAAGTTGAGGGAATGCCCAGAATTGAACTGAGAAATCTGCTTTACAAGAGCAGTGTTTTACCATTAAACTACAAACCCATTATGGTAGCTCAAGAGGGGGTCGAACCCTCACTTTTACATGGCTTAAACCTGTTATGTCTACCAAGTTGCACCACTGAGCCATCATTCAGTCAGCATGAATCTAAATACATACTGATTAATCTTTAGTATGAATGTCTCTGTCTCAGACTTAATACCAGCACATATGGTGGTATCTGGTATACCATCATAAAACTCTTTGGTCTTATCCTGTACATACTTCATAAATTCCTTTGTTGAAGTAGCATTAAAAGGAGTGCCATGAACTGTATTAAAGTCAAAAGAAACTCCAGTAATACCCATAGCTGATTCAGCTACCAAGTCTTGAAAATCACCTACTTCTTCAAGGAAATCATCTAAGTATAGATGTGCCCCTCTTTTATCTCTGTTTGGAAGTTTGAGAGAAGCCCAATGTACATTCTTAGTCTGAGTTTTAATACCCTCAAGAACATTCACATATTCATGGAAGAATCTGAATAAACCAGCATCCTTATCTTCCTCCATTACTGTTTCTTCTCTTTGAAAACCTTCCAATAGATTGTCTCCAAATGTATCTATCATATTGTTTTAATTTGATGTTACAAAGATATGTATTATAATTTATATATGCAAGTAAATCACATACTTTTTATTGTTAAATAATGCTGTACTCACTAAAAGACTCGAACTTCTGACCTTGAATGTATAAGATTCCTGCTCTATCCAACTGAGCTAAGTGAGTATAGGAGTGTAACCTTTAGAAGGTGTACCAATTTAAGCTGAGTCAGTAGGAGTCGAACCTACAACTGCTAGTTTTGGAGACTAGTGTTCTGCCAATTGAACTATGACCCAGTATAAGTCTTTCTACTTGCATCAGTAGGATTAACTACTGATAAATTTACCTCTGTTCTATCTACATGTTCTACCTCTTTATCTTCAAACTCAAGAGTAAACAAGTTACTTTTAGCATTAAACTTCTCCCTCGCTTCCTTGAGATATCCCTCTAAGCTTCTAACATACTCTCTTTCTTTATCTAAATTATCTTCAAGTTCAAGTATGTAATTATATTCATCTATAATATCCTCTTTAGCTGTATCACTCATTAAATTGGGATACAGGAACTTGACATCTTTAATCTTTCTTCTATCTTCTACTGATACTTTCATATTCAATTCTCCTTTTAAATCTGCGGGAAGTATAGGACTCGAACCTATAACCAATGGATTAACAGTCCACTGCTCTAACCAATTATAGCTAACAACCCATTTAGTTGCTCCTATTAGAATCGAACTAATGACCTTCACTGTGTAAAAGTGCTATTCTAAACCACTGAACTAAGGAGCAGTGTAGGGCACTTAAGGTGTGCCCAATACCTGTAAAAAAAAAACAAACATTATGAAAACATGAAACAGTGGATACATGTGGGACTTGAACCCCAACTCCACTTTGCAAAAGTGGTGTGTTATCCATTTACACTACATGACCCATGCTGGAGTTTATTTTTATTTGGTTACAACTCCTTAACTTCCATTCTTAGTTCTCTCTGTGAAAACTAATAGTATAGTAGACAGGACTTGAACCTGCATCCTCTGCATCCCAAATGCAGTGCCCCACCAATTAGGCTACTACTATATTTTGTACAGCACCATTAGTGTAGAGCCTGCTGTACTAGGACTCCCTATAATCATTAACTTAAAAGAGCTTAAGTATTAAGATAGTAATTATAAACTCCATTTGGGCTACCAATATATGTGTCACTTCTACTCAGAGAAGCCATACACTGGAAGAAGCCTGAGTACTAATGCGGAGGATATAGGATTTGAACCTATACATCCTTTAAGACTACTGACAGTTTAGCAAACTGCTCCCTTACCATTAGGGTTAATCCTCCATCTTTAAATAAAGACCGCAATGACAAGTATTATTTTCTCTATAATCAGAACAAGGACATTTCTTATCTTCTCCTGTATTATGACATGGACATTCTCCATTATTAGCCTCACATCTTCTCAGTATAGCATTCACTACTTTATCATTAGGGTTTAACACCTACCCTTCTTTACGAAGTATTTGTATCATAATTATTTATTTTAAATTGCGGAGAAATGAGGTCCCGACCCCCAGCCAAATAAATGACCAATCTGTTTTCAAGACAGTTCCCAGTCCCACTGAGTTATCTCTCCATTTGCCTCTCCAACTCTTTGGTAGAGGACTTTAAAAAGAACTAATAATTGCAGTCTATGAGGGAATTGAACCCTCCATCTCCACATTGACAGTGTGGCATGTTAAACCTCTACACTAATAGACTATTTTGTAGTGGGTAGGGGATTTGAACCCCTCTCTGCAAGGTTGAAAACCTTGTGTACTAACCACTATACTAACCCACCATTTTGACTATCCTATCTTCACAGACCAGATAGTCCAATCTTTAAAAATCATGAAACAAAAAAAAAATCCACCTTCAAAAGTACCCCATTAAGGACTCGAACCTTATCTAAAACTTTAGAAGAGTCTTGTGCTTCCATTACACCAACAGGGCATTTATTGTTGTTCCAGCAGGAATTGAACCTACATTACTTGAGCCAAAATCAGGTGTAATAACCATTATACTATGGAACAATGTTCTTATCTTCTAATCATGATACAAAGATAAGTCAAATATTTGATATATGCAAATCTTCCACTAATTATTTTCAAGATAGTATAAAAATACTCCAGAAGTGAATTAAGATAATAGTTTTGGGATACTATCTTAACTTAGTATCTATCAACTTGTTAGCCCAACTCTCTGTATAAAAGTGATAGTAGTTATATTTACTATCTTTATAACAACAACCTATATAGTTATTATACCAGGCATGAAGTAAAGAAGGTATTCCAATAACTAATAGATATAAGGGACCTAGTATCTTACTTTGTATTACATGACCACATTCATGCTTTATAATAAATTCTTTATCAGTATAGTTCTGATTAATAAAAATATACTTTCCAAGGGTCACACCACCATAAGCTCTTTGTAGATAAACTTTAGCACCTACACTTCTTGATTCCTTACTACTTATAGTAGCTATTTTACTATCTTTAGATATAATCCTATAAATTATGCCACATAAATTCTGTGGAAATTGCCATAACCAAAGTAAAGTACTACTTAAGTGTTTCATACTCTATATCTTTTTATATCTAGTACTCTTGAACTAATTTCAGGTGCATAATATCTACTATCATTATGATTTGTAGATACACATATAGCCCCTTCACATTGAACTATATTTATAGTTTCATTCTTAACCTTCTTAATTGTCTTCATATTGCTTCATTTAAAATTGGATACAGTTATCCCTCCCTCCTATTTTATTCTTAACTAACTAAAGTAAATAAGGAGTAAAACTTTAGTTTCATATAATAAGAGACCCTGTGGACTATTTTTCACCACTAAGACTGGATTAACCAGATTCTCACTCCTATAGACCAGCAGATACACCCGTTTATATATTATTAGTTCTTCTCTTATTTATCTCAAGGGTTCATTACCTGTGCCCTGCTAATGGTATCCTTTACTTTCCCATGTTGGCTGAACCAATGTATCTACTAATAGGTAGCCTCACTATTATGGTGCAAACATACAAAAAATAAATGATATATCCAAATCTGA